CCATCAGAGTTTTCATGGCAGCGTAGTCCGCTGCACCCAACAGTGATTGGACGTTAGCTGACGGTGTGATCCCGGCAAATGTCTGCAGATCTGTATCGAGCAGGGCATTGTCGATTAAGTTGTCATCAACAGTATCACCATTCAATCTGTCTGGGTCGATATCATTTGAAGTATGCGACTCGTAATTTGTATCACCTTCAGTCTGAGTGACAACGTCTACCATCGATAACCCTGTCGCTCCATCTGATACCGGCGCTGTTCCGGACGATCCGGCAGTAATCAGGTTTTCGACAGTGAGCTTAGTTTCGTCAACATCGATATCGATTTCATGATTGATGGTGTCGTCTGTTATCGTGATTTTGGTGGAACCGGTATTGATGTTTTTAAACTGCAGATCATCCGAGACCTTTTGATAATACGGCCCTACGCCACCAGCACCTTGGTTGGAGGCTGTGTTGGCTTCACCGGAGGATGACAGGTCAAACATTAAACCCCAGTATGTTGCCCAACTGCCGCCAATACCTGGCTCGTCTCCAGCTGAAGATGTGTGTATAGCTATACAGATATAGGCTTTATTGTCATTTTGAACGACATCATCAACTTTGTAATCTGTTGATAGCGCCCAGGCGCCCTGCCAGGTCCATTTTTCGTAGTAATCCTGTGCGCCGGTTTGCGGATTGAACTTCCATTTGGCTGCAGCCGGCGCTGCCAGCAACAGCATACATGCCATGATGATCATTAGTTTGCGAAACATCGCGGTATACCTCACGAATATGTGTAACTTGCACGGTTATCCCACACGGCTACGTAGTCATTAGTCCCAGCAGCGAACTTAAGGGTTAAAATATTTCCGTTGCCATCGTAGGTGTATTTTTTAATTTGCCAACCAGCCGCGCTGGTGGCTGTGCCTGGCTTGGCAACTCCATGGTATGTCAATGAAGTGCCGGTGTATTCAAACAGCTGTTGCATATCGAGATGCGCCAGCGGGAGATCGAGCATTTGATTGTTCAACATGATATGTTACTCCTCAAGACTCTGTCAGAGTCGTTTGTTCGTTTTCGATGACTGGATTATCTTCATCGATTTCCCACTCAAAATCATCGACTGTAATATCCATGGATTCATCGTCTTCGAATTCACCATCGACCATATCATCAAGTTCGTAGACTTCTTCAGCAGCCTGTTCCATTAACATGATTTCCCGAACCATATCGTCAAACGCAGTGGTTTTCGATATCCAAGTGTAAAACCTGTTACGTGCATATTCGTGGAGCTCATCCGCACTGTAGACGCACAGTTGTGGATCCAGTCCGCGAGTTTCACAGTCTTCAACAAACTTGTCGTCTTCTGCGGCTTGATCTACAGTGATCTCGGGCTGCAGCGTATTCACTGGATCATCGTTTTTTGTAATTGGCTGAATTTCTTCGACATTTGGCTGCCACTCATCTGAATGCATTGCCGCTTTAACTTCTTCGTCCACATCATACGGCGTATGGATGCGCGGATCGAAATCAATCATGTTGATGATCAAAAAATCGGTTTTAAGCTTATCTTTAAACTTGGCTGGAAGTTTAATACGAACGGTTTCCAAGACGGCCATGACGTCTCCTTGTAAAAAAGAAGGCGGGGCGAGAGTTCCTCGCGCCCGCCTTGTAGTTTTGGGCTAATTTGACTTCAATCTTACCCTGAGTAAGATTTTATGTCAATTAGTAATTTCTCCGTGCAATGACTGCCAGATTCGGATCCAAGCATTTTACGCCGTAGAGAACATCAAGTGTTACCAGGACCTTGGCATTTGCGTCATTGTACGCAACGCGACTGCGCAGAGAAAGTCCAGTACGCGGATCGGTGACGGTAGCAATACGGGCTCCAACTCCATTTCCAGTTTCGGGTAGCGGCGCCATAGCTACGGCGAACGCGTTCCGATGGAACATAACGTTGTAGTAATATTTGTCCGCATAGTTCGTTGCCGAAATGGTTTCGAACGTCACCACAGTCCCACTGTTTGCAGCCGCAACCAGACCCGGATAGCAGGTTACAGTACCTGCGCCACCGGACAGTGTCACGTCAGCTGCCACACTGTAGCGCTGGGTATTGCCGGTAATTACGAAACTATCACCGGCTTTCAGGGTCTCAGTGCCGGTCAAGCCGGAGACTGAGAGGCTGGTTGCACGGATTGCCGCGGTTGCGGCCAGGGCACCAGCAACGTCATTGGTAGCTGAGATGACCGTACCGGAGGTGTGGCTGGACAGTGTTTGCTGTACGAAATGCTCAACTCCGAAACGGGTGCCAAGATGTCCGCGCAGCGCGGTAGCTTGCTGCTCAGGCGTCTGACCGACTGTGCTTGCACCGTGGAAGATGCCGAGATTCATAAAAGCAGCTTCCAGGGTTGAATCGATTGCGAAATGCACCATATCGGTGTCGACCATTCCGCCGGCATTGTCGCGCAATACCTTGCGGGTGTTGATGATATCGGCAGCTGTCAGGCTGGAAGCCAGATCGTAACTCCACGGCACCTTGTTGTACAGGGTGGTCAGTGAAGTTTCGATATAATTGGCCAGCGCGTACATTGCCGGGCTGATGTGCTCCTGAATGATTTTTTCGCTGGTGTAAGCCAGCTCCTGGTCGGTCAAACCGAATTTGACTTCGCGCCAGGTATTCAGATCGATGGTGATGTAGTTTGGATTGAGATCGGCCGCGGTGCCAGTACCGCCTGCCTGGGTTGACAGAGTGCCAGGCTTGCGGATTTGGATCGTGGAGCCAAGCTCGAAGCTCTTGCGCTCATCGTCGTATCCGTGATACACGCGTCGGGCCATGCCCAAAGCATTCTCGAGGACCGTCAGTCCTTCCTGGGCATAGAATACGGGATCATACGGAGTTGTGTAGTTTGACATGCTTTGTTACCTCACTTTTCAGCAATTTGTATTTTGACGCCTTTTTCTATGGCAAGCTTTCTGGCTGCCCGATATTTTTCGGGATCACGGGCATCTTTTTGGCTTAGCACGATGAATTGGGCGTCTTTGTCGTAGTTCAAATTGCCGGACCCTCCGGGGCCTCCCGGTGAATTACGCAAAATCCAATCTTTTTGCGGGTACTTGTCGATCAAAAAACCGATGGCTTCCTCGAACTCGGCTGGCTCGCCTATGCGTGCCGGATCTCTGGACAGAATTTTCTCGCCACTGTAATAGCCGACAAGTTTCAGGTCACCGCTTTTGTCCTGTTCTGGTTTGAAGTATTTGCCGAACACTTCTTGGGCCATATCCCATGGGAGCGTCGTTTTGGGATTTTCGCCTGCAAAGTATTTGCTTTTGGCAAAGTGACTTCCGATGATCAAATTGCGGATTGTAGAATCTTTGGTTTTGAGTTGCCCCTCGAATTCTTTGACCTTTTTTTCGTGCTCCTGGCGCGTTTTGTTCAGTTCGGTGTCGAATGTTTCCGTGTATTGCTTCTTGAGTTTTTCGACTTCACCGGCATCAATGAGCTTTTTGGCGTCCAGGTTGGCTACCGTTTCCAGGGCTTTCTTGGCCACTTCCGGATCTTCAATGCCTTCGAACAGCTTGAATTTCTCCTGGAATTTCTCCAGATCTTTGCGCCGGGACGCGCTTTCGTTGTTGAGTTCGTGGATTTTTTTCATGGCCCCGGGTGCATCAAAGGCCAGTTCATTGCCGTCTTCCATCTCGTAGACGGGCTTTCCATCGGTAAGTACGACATGACCATCTTGGTCCAGCTTCAGTTTCATGCTTCTCGCTCCTTCCTTTGGCATCTCGCCGACAAAAAAATGGGGAACCCAGCAGTGTGCGGCTGCTGTAATTCCCCGTAAATCTTGATGATTCACACCGGCCTGTGCGAATCAAGACCACGTTATTAACACGATTGTTAACAATATGGTCGACAAAATTATTGACAATTTTCTTACTATCGGTAAGAATTGTCAAGTAAAAAATGCAGGCTAGCGAATTTTTTAATCTGGAACTTTAAGAAGCGAGGTGCTCTGATGGCTGATGTTCTGGGTAGAAAATCCCCAAAATCAAAGAAAGGAGCGTGGAAATATAAGAAGATCGAGATGCTGAAACGGCGTATTCAAATTATGGATTTGAAAAAACAGGAGTACACTAAAACGCAAATTGCGCAGATGCTTGGTATCGATGAAAGCCAAGTGACTCGTGACATCCAAGCCATAGACCAAGAGGTCTCTGAAGAATATCGTTCTAGGATTACTGATTTGTCTGGAATCATAGCCGCGGAATACCAGAAGATCTGTTTTTTGGAAAATTTGTGTGCGCAAAGATTAGAGCGGACTAAAAACAATCCAGAACGCGGATCGCGTTTTGTCGAAGAATGGCGTAAATTAATGGAACGCAAGGCCAAGCTGCTTGGATTAGACAGCGAAACAAAACACAGATACACCATTGACGAAAATCCGGCTACCAAAGAACAGCGCGATGCTGCTGTACAAGCTGCGCTGAAGGCAGCTCAGATTAGCAAGGAGCTCAAGCTTGACGAAGACAGCGAAACAGTCGGCAGCGCTTGATTTATCTCCTGAACAGCTGGCTTACAGCCAATTGTTGGCCTATGCTGCTTATATGTATCCGCAGTATAAAGTGGGACATCATCACGCGCTGATTGCCAAACATTTAGAAAGAGTAGAACGCGGTGAGCTCACTAGGCTTATGGTGTTTTTGCCACCAAGATCAGGCAAGTCGTTTCTGTGTTCAGAATTTTTTCCAGCCTGGTACTTAGGACGCAATCCGACCAAGCAAGTTATTGCCGCCACATACAGCCACGAAAAAGCCGGGGACTCGGGCCGCAAAGTTCGCAACTATATGGTCGATCCAATCTTTGCAGCAATTTTTCCGGAATGCCAAGTATCCTCTGATCAAAAAAGTGCCAATCATTTGAGCACTTTGCAGGGCGGAAACCTGTATTCAGTTGGTGTACGCGGTGCACAGGCCGGCCGCGGCGCACATCTGTTTCTGGTGGATGATCCGCTTAAGGATCGCAAAGAAGCTGACAGTGAAGTTGAACAGAAGCGTCTGCGTGATTGGTATCGTGCTGTAGCGTATACGCGATTAATGCCTGGCCAATCCGCTGTAATCGTTATTATGACGAGATGGCATTACAATGATCTAGCCGGCTGGCTGCTCTCCGAACATAAACATGAAAATTGGACTGTGTTGTCTTTACCGGCAATCTCTGAAGATGACGATCTGCTTGGCCGTAAACCTGGAGATCCACTTTGGCCTGAGGCTTATCCGCTTGGCAACCTGTATAAGATTAAAAAGACTGTTGGAACCCGGGAATGGAACGCATTATATCAACAGCGTCCGCTGCCGGAAGAAGGCGGCTTGGTTAACCTTGAATGGTTTATGCGCTACTCGATGTTTGACTGGGGCAAATGGCAGGCTGCAGTACGTGTCGACGGACGCAAGTTCGACCGGGCTAACTCGCATTTTCCAATCAAGAAAATTGTGTGCTCGTGGGATACAGCTTTCAAAGAAAAGCAAATCAACGACCCGTCTGCCTGCACAGTTTGGGGCGTGACTGATAAGGATTATTATTTGCTGTACATGATCAACGAACGCTTGGACTTTCCTAAACTCAAGCGCCGTGTGGTTGAAGTCCAGGAACTCAATTGTCGTAAACTGGGATTTAAGAATTACGAAGTCATCGTGCTGATTGAAGACAAGGGCTCCGGCACCAGCTTGATTCAGGAGCTCAAACGTGAAACCAATATTCCGGTGATTGGCTGTACGCCAGATGCTAATAAGATCTTTCGCATGGAGTCAGTCAGTGCGTTGATCGAAGCCGGCCGGGTGTGGATTCCAGACCGTGCAGTTTGGCTGACGGATTTTGAGACCCAGATGGCGGAGTTTCCCTATGGCAAGCATGATGATATCGTGGACAGTGTAAGCCAATTTTTGCGTTGGATAAATAAACCTAAATTTAAACGTAGTCAAGGAACTCTTTTTTACAAATAAAAATCTTACTGAGGGTAAGAACCGATGGACAAGCAAGAATTACAGCGAACGCATCCGGATTATGACGCAAACATCGATGATTGGAACTTGTACAGTCTGGCTTATACCGGTGGACGCAAATTTATTGAATACGCTCTCGATCGTATTGAACGCGAAACCCAGGATAATTACGAAGATCGTATCAAGGAAGGTGTATGCCTGAATTTTTCTCGCGCTATTGTTGATTTGTTTAATTTCTATTTAACGGAAAAGGCCGCTATACGGGAACTGCATACACTTGAAAGTGATGCTCAGTGGCGGATGTTTCTGCGTGACTGCGATTTCCGTGGTACAGATTTTGACACATTTATGATCGAAGCCAGTCGCTTGAATTCGGTTAACGGTTCACTTGGTTTGCTGGTGACTAAACCAGAAGTTGGTGCCCAGAATGTCAGCGAAGAAATTAGTGCTAACGTATATCCATATTGCTGTGCGTATACTCTTCAAAACATTCTCGATTGGGAATTCGACAAGGATCCTGCTAGCGGCCGTCCACGCCTGACTCGCATCAAACTCCGCGAAGACGACGGACGTTACTTGATCTGGTACCTGGACCGATGGGAGCTATGGTCGGTTGGTGCCAAAGATAAAGTTCATTTAGATGACGGTGGCGAAAATCCGCTAGACGAAATTCCTTTCATCTGGTTTCCAAGCATGCGCAGCCTGGTAGCGCCGTATCTTGGCCAGTCTGATATTACCGAAATTTCAAGGATTCAGCTTAGCTTAACACGCAATATTTCGTGTGGGGAAGAAATCATCAAATGGAGCGGTTTTCCGATGATGCGAAAACCCATGCTCATGGAAGGCGAGGAAGAAAAGGAAGACGTGATTGGTAACACGGCAGTGCAGGAATATAATCCGGAATTCGGTGGAGACGCTAAACCTGATTGGATGCCGACCGAAGTGCTGGAGCCTATTGAAGCGATCTTAAATTGGATCGATCGCAAAATCGATGAAACCTATCGTATTGCTCATTTATCCGGTGTGCACGGTCAGCGCAAATCTAATAACGAAGTGTCTAGCGGATTAGCGCTGCGCTACGAATTTCAGCAGCTGTATTCGGTCTTGAGCAAAAAAGCCGAGTCGCTGGTTGAGACCGAATACAGCATTATTCGGTTGTGGCTGAAATGGCAAAAGAAACTTGACTTGTTCGAACAAATCAAAATCAAGCGCTCCAAGTTGTTCTCCGTAGACGACTTGGCTATCAGTCTCGAGAACCAGATTAAGACTATGACCAATGTTACCAGCCGGACATTCAAGATTTTGGCTCAGAAACATATGGTTAAACAAATGCTGCCGGATATTAATGAATCTGATATGCAGACTATAGAAGCTGAATTGCAAGCTCCAACAACACAGAAAAAAGAGGATAATATCGAAGAAGCTGGTGATTCATTTTCTAAGTAGTATTTCTTTAATTTTAAGCACAGCTAAATATTCAAAGAAATTTTTTAGTACGTCGTGGCAGTTATAACGTTCAACCCATATTTGCGCAACTCGTTTGGAAAATGGTGTTGCTTCAACTGGATTCCTTGTCAACGAGAAATAAATAGTTTCTCCATTTGCTTCGAAAACGTAATGCTTAATTCTTCGAAAATATCCGTAATCTTCTGAGTCAGTTTTGTTTTCCCACTTAATTATATAAAGTTTCTGCGATTTCATTTCATATCAACTGGTGCGGTAAAAAGCAGCAATAGTGCCCCCATTCGTTGATAGCCAGACAGTAGTTATCTGTCGTCATAGCTATTGCTAAACATGGCATATTGACGATCGATCCGTCAGATTGCTTAATAAATAATCCGCATCGACTGTTTTCGATTGCCGAAAATATCACAGTAAACTCCGGATTCTGGTGTGCCAGTTTCAGAAAACGCTCAATTTTTTTCAGCTGGAATTTTGGTATGCAGAGCAACTCGATAACAATCTTTCTTTGGCATATAAACAAATAGTGGTTTCAAACCTCGCGTTTTCTTCATTACATCTGGTAGCAATGGCAGTAGCTTGCTGTTTTGTCATATGTACAGCGTCTTTGAGATGTCTCCCCCAATAAACATTTCCTAAACCTGTGCGACGTGTCTTTGGATTTGTGTCTATGCAGTAGTATGTCGCTGGCTGTGCTATATAATATGTTTTGACGATCCACAACTTTTGATGCTTCATTTGCCAAGCAGTCTTTCTTTAGCATAAAGTTCTATGGTGAAACTATAGTTCTTATAGTTAGAGGACCATCCATAAAATTTTTGCGTCTGACTTTTCAACTGTTCTGCTTCTTGTAGATTAAATAACTGTGCATTCTTCAGACTCATTCTCCATAAACGGTCTTTACTATAATACCAGGCAAATTTCGGATAGGTTTCTTTAGTGCATTTTATTACCCACAACTTTTGATGCTTCATCTGCCAAGCAGTCTTTCTTTGATATACAACTCGACACTGTATTCCCACCTGGTGTCAACTCGATATCCGTTGACAACTCGATATCTGTTGACAACTCGATATCTGTTGACAACTTCCGAGGCTTCTTGGTAAGTCATAAGCGTTGCATCTTTGACACACGCTACTGAATCAAATTCCCACAACCTGCTTTCTGATTTGGCAAAATATTTAGCACCGAATTTGTAAATCGACGTCGCTTTAACCACCCAGCATTTTTGCTTTTGTATATTCTGCAATGATTCGTTTGCCTTCATCGGATTGAGGGTCTATGTCCATGATTTCCATGTATTCTTTAGGACAATGCAGTATCGCTGCGCTCAGAATAATATCAATGGATTGAGACGGTGTTTCAACTGTGTTAGGCGGCCCATAAACTTGTTCCAGGAAATAAAGAAATGAAAATTGATTGTACTGATAAATTCTAAGTGTTCCCCAGTCGGACCAGCAAATATCGTCATCTTCACTTTTTTCAAGTTTAACCATTTGGTTTGTAATGTTGGATCTGACTGCGAATTCTTCGTCATTCAGTTGATCTTGGATATCTGTTGCAAGATCGGTTTTCCAACCATGTATGATAAAAGATGTCGGAATCTGACTATCTGGATATCCAAAATATTGAGGGCGTATGCCCGAATCAATTTGGCTTAGGCATTCGGATACCCGATAAATCCATCTGACAAAATCTTTGGTAATTTTGAAATAAGCAAACTGTGTTTCGTCCGTGCCCCAGATTTTAGTATAACAAATCATTTCCGCAGCAACCTTTCTTTGATATAAAGCTCGACCGTTGTACGGAAACCTTCATTTTCATGTGCAATCACGACTTGCCTAACAAGTTTTCGTGTAAAGGATTCCGGTAACCTTAACACTTCATTAATATTCTTAGTCCAGTACGACTTGCCGAGATCGATTGGAAGTTCCAAAACTCTTAGATACCAGACTGCAGGATAAGTTTGATCTATTGGTATGGACTTAATGATATACATGGGTAGCTCATTCATTTGCCAAGCAGTCTTTCTTTAGCATAATGCACAATAACAGCATTGTATATTTCGTAAACATCGAATTTTTTTTGCCATGCTTGCTGCAGATGCTTTGCCATTTCGTATGTATGCCGCGTTGCGTCTTGGCTGGTAACTACCCATTTATTAAACGTTTTATGCAAACGCCACGATTTATTAAAACCTGGTTTGGTTTTCAGATAGTATTCGAAGCCTTTTGACTGTAGTGGACTATCACGAAGCACAGCTTTGATAATCCAGACTTTGTCATATTTCTTCGCTGGCATGTGCGGACTCCACGACAGCATCTACAGCTAGATGCACTCGTACTTCGGACTCAATGAATTCTTCTTCGTCCGGATGCGCACTTTTCATGAAGTTCCAAGCAATTTGCCGGCTGCCTTCAGCAAGCTTAAGATAACGCCGAAATTCGTCGCAGTAGCGTTTGATCTTGGCAAAATGCGCCTTGGCTTCGGCAATGTGTTTGAAAACATCCTGGCTGACTGCTGCACGCTTTTTTTCTATGTCTTTGTATTCCGTGTTTGCTTCGTTATACGCAGCCTCATCCATTTCGTAGCGGCTCTTTGCTTCGGCGACTTGTGCGTAGTGAGATTCCGTGTAAGCCTCCTTAGCAGAAATATCAGTCTCAGGACGCTTCTTAACACCTTTATACAGATCATAAGACTTTCCTCTGCCATAACACCACTCCGTATTCGGCATATCGAACTGTTTCAACAGCTCGGAAGCTGCCCAGGCATCTTCGCGCGTGACGAACGCCGGATAATGCGAAAACTGGTAATAGGTTACATCCGGCTCGACATCTTTAGGCTTGTACGGTTTGACGGGGACTTCCGGTGGCAACAGTGGGATGCCTTCATGGGCACATTCCAAATCAACCAGAGTCTCAATTTCGCTTTGAGTGAGTTTGACCAGCTCGTCGTATGTGTATTCCGTGAAACGTTTCATAATTTTTAACCTTTCTCTGAAAACCAGCTGTTGATTATTCCCATGGCTTCTTCGATATTTTTGCCATAGTTTGACAGATTGTCGTCCCAAGCTGGATGCGTGTTATCCATGGGCCTAAGTTTAAAACATGTGATTGTGTTGTTCATATCGTCTTTTCTGCAACTGAGCGATGCACCAAATTGGTTGACAAAATAAAAGCGCTCGTCAGTTTTGCCAACGAACGCGTACGGCATGTCTTTTCGTGCAAATGGATCCATACACAGTACCAAATCTCCCGGGACTAAAGCTTCGAGTTGTTCGATAGTAATTAAGTCCATAACCAATTTCCTTTTTTCAATAATATGCCCAGCGCCACGGCCGGTGCCCGACATGGTACTTACCGCAGTGACGACACCTGTACACATTCATTTTCCATGCACTGTCTCGAGTACGTACGTACGGCCGAGCCTGCCAGGCATTTTCGTACGCAATTTTACCTGCACAGCTGCGCTGTTTGTCGGCCTCTTTTTTCTTGTGATTTCTACGTGTCATACTGTTTTGGAGCGGGCGCCTGGACTTGAACCAGGATTATCATGGCGGGCAGCCACGGACTCTGCCATTGAGCTACGCCCGCCTTCAGTTAAGACTCTATATTGCTGATGAACTTCTTTTCGTGATCTTCGAGATGTGGCATGAAAATGGCTCGCAGTGTTGGTGGTTCGACGACAGTGCCATTTTTGATGTACGGCTTGCCGACAAGCCCAGCTTTGGTCATGAGTGCTTTGCGTGCCCGCTCGAATGCAATGGCCCTGCCGATTTTGCGGCTGAAATTGTCTTTCAAACTGCAATAAGCTATGCCTTTCGCATATTCATTGTCGAGTACTGCGATGCAGTTCGTCATGAATGGCTTGCCAGTTTCGTCTTGACGATAGTAGAAATACGCTTGCATGTTTAACTCTCCTTGTTTGAAGTAAAATAATGGAGGATATTGAATAATTTCAATGTATCAACAAGATACATGAATGTTTTGTCGTCAATTTCATATGTATTATAGCTTTTCCTGCAGTGCTTACAGACGCGCTTTCTGCGAATTGCTTCCAGGATTTGACACGGAATGTCGTGCTTGCATTGACTGTGCCAAGCTTTAATGATGCGACTGCCGTAGTTGCATCCGCAATGAGGACATATGAGATTGGTAGACGGCCAGGAGTATCTCATGAATCAATGATTCAAAACACATGTATATACTTGTGTTGCTATTAAAATAATCAACAGCGTTATTATTATGTCAACGCCTTTTGAAATTCTTTCGAGGAAATCTTTCTCATCCATTTTAATTACTCTTACCCGATTGATATATGCACTCCAATTGTCTTACGTTTTTTATGTCGCTTTCCTGCTTTAGCTCCGTAAGCCTTGATACATTTCGAACATTGTTTCTGATTGAGCCCGTTGCCTGTACTTTTTAATCTTAACCCGCAACGTTCACAATAATACACTTCCGGCAAAAGCTCATTTTCCAAAAAAAAGTCAAATAACACGACAGCCATGGTAAACCAGTCGATCCGTACTCCCTGACTGGCAAGATAGCGTGAAGCAGCATTAGCCAAGACGTGCATGGTTTCAGCTTTGCTGTTGAAACAGGTGTCACGCTCAGGTGGTTTCTTGGTCAAGTTCCCATTGCTCATACATAGCCTTTTCGTATTGATATTCGGCAAACCGTTCGATCTCCCACTGTTGCTGAGCACAAGCAAGGCTCCATTTTTGTTCGAACGTTCGCCGGAGACCATGGGCTGGATAGCATGCCGGATCACCGTAAGCACCACAAACAGAACATTTCGGACATATGCAATTATCTATGTCGTTTCCACATATTTCACATGGAGGATCCGGTTCATCGCCTGGTACACTGTTGCATCCCGGTGGATAACTCCATCCAAAAATCGAGTGTGACATCTTTACACCACGGTGTTAACCAGACTTCGAATTGTTGTCATTGCGGCTGCATTTGCAAAAGCTTTTTGAATTTCATTATGAAGTCTTTCGGATTCCGCAGCATCAAGCGGTACATATTGCTTGCCGCCCATGTAGCGCAAACACCAAGAAAGATCATGCCCGAGAGCCACTTCTTCTTTGGACAGATCGCAAGGTTTAATTATAACCGCCTTGCCGCTTTCCGGCTCAGTTACTTCCGGAACAATTCCGATACAACCGCATTCCCATTTTACAAACATTGCTATTGCTCCTTGTGAAATTTATTAAAACAAGTTTCACAGATATAATAACTTTGGTATAGATATTCTTGCTCGGTTAATACATTGCAAACTTGACATTTAACTAAACCATCCCAAGCATCGTCCCATTTTGGATTGGCATCATCAACTTCGATATCGATATGAGTCATTCCGATATCATGTGACATGTACCATTCCATAATTGACTCTTTGACATCTTTGGAATCATTTTTATCGACAATGATTTCGATGGAGATCTTGTGAAAATATTTTGATGAACACATTTTATTACTTCTTCCTTTGATCCACCACCAGCCGCCCGTCCTGTTTGACAATTTTGCCTATTATGTCCACCCAACCCTCCGGTACTTCGCTCATGATGACTGTGATTTGTCCGGCATGCGCCAGGACATAACCGGACTTTTTTTCGATGCGATCGGGTTTGAACCGGAAATAGACCTTACGATTTTCCATGAGGCTTGGCTCGCGGGCTAACACCTCGGACTCAATGGCTTTGATCCAATAGTCCCCTGCCTGGCCGTAGGCTCGATATGATACGAACGATAAGGGGTTGACCCAGCCGATGCTATAATTAACGATCTTAAGCGTACGGATGATTTTGCGATTAAGGTCTACAGCGTCGAGCACGATGTCCCAGCGCCGAGCGTCTTTAGCGGCCCATGAACCGAACATGACGGTTTGGAATGACTCTTCGAGCATAAAACACGCAAAACTAATCAGACCGGCAATCGAGATGTACACCATAAAACCCTTGAACCATTCTCTGATCCTATCCGTGTCGATACTGATCATTCACTATCCTTATTGGTTGCAGAGTTTTTAACTTTATTGGCTGCAGTAAACGCTTTACCAATCAGTTCGATGCCATCAGCCGTGTTGCGCAGTTCTCGGATGAGACTATCCAGACGATTATAACCATAAGCTTCGACTGGACATTCTTTAGGAAGACGGCTGTTGATTAGCTTGACAATTTCATCACGGACCTTGTATGAATTTACTGGTTCTTGGTCACCGTCTTCCCATCCCCACTTTGATCGCATTTGTTCGTGGACGTATATTAGATTCATCAACCTTTCTCCGGATGAATTCCGATCACTTCACCGAACGGCGGCGGACCGTATGACAACTGTTGGCTGGTATTAATCCACATAACCGGATATTCCGGATACACATCCGGATAACTGTCACATTCCATATCCGTGAACACCACTAAGAATTTCGGTGGTTCGATCCATGTCTCGATTTCTTCGAATACACATCTGTAATTTGTGCCTCCGCGACCTTGAGCCTCCAAACAAATCGGTAAATCAGCGTGTGTATGTACCTTAATTTCACCTTGGATCTGCGTGTCGAACTGTATCTCGTGCAGCTCCAGGTTTGGAAATCTTTCAAGAATCTCGTTAATTTCACCGGCAGCTTGCGCCAATTCGTCTTTGTAGACTGAACCACTGCAGTCGGTTGCCCATACGCAACGCCCGATTTCGATCCCATCGATAATTGGCATGTAGATGCCTTGACCCATATATCTGCGGTTCGGCATTTTCCAAGAGTAGTCATTGTTGGCAGATTTTTCAGCAAATTCATTGAGCAGCTGCAGCCAGTCAACTTTGGGTTGAAGAATTTCGTCGATCAGCTCTTTGATAGAGCCTGGCAGCTTACCCATCGATTTAGCGCCTTGAGCTGCCGATACCATTTTGCGTGTCCAGTCTTGCGCAATACGCTGCATTTCTGCCTGGCTGGCCGGAGTGCCGCTTTTACCTTCATTGTTTTCCTTGCCGCCTGCCGGATAATCACGCACCTCGCCAAGTAATCCTTTAGACCCTCCTGTTTGATCCTTGCCGCCACCTTTTCCATCGCTTCCGCCAAAACTGCATTCAATTTTAATCGGCTCCGGCAGCAGGTTGTAATTCTCTTCAGCACTGTTAACACCGAAATTTTCATCTCCTGGCATATGACCCGGCAACAGACAGCCTTCCGGCAGATATATGTTAGCTTCTTTTAATATCCAGTTGATTGGATAATCACAGGCTACGTTCCATTTCAGCTGATGCCGATCGCCACGCCGTGCCATATGACCCAGCCCGCAATGCATGGCTTCATGCGCTAGGACGGCTACTATGTGCGGCTGGTTAAGTCCTGCAATCCATGCCGGATTATAGCCAAGATATACGCCATCAGTCCATGCTGTCGGGCACTCCGGGTCTTCTATGAATTTGAGATGCATGGCTAATGTGGCAAAGAACGGATGATCCAGAATGAGCGCAGTTTTGGCTTTTGCCATTTTAGTTTTATAATCCATGCAGTTTCCTTTCAATATTTCGTTATAGAACAACAATAATTTTATTTTGGCGGTTCACCCATGTACCCAACCATTTGTTCGATGATTTTCGCAGCCTCAGCAGCTGTGTCAATACGCACTTCAGGCACATTGCGCAGTGCATAAATATCGACACCGCACAATTTGTTTTCCACTTCACACCGCATAGCTTCCAGATCTGGATCGTCCGTGATATTCAACTTTGGCAAAAGCTCGACCAGGTTGATCAGGTTTTCTATGGTCGACGGCATGAATTTTTTGTCCGGCTCGCTCAAGACATTAACGAGCTTGTTTACCGGCGTATATAGTCTTTGCCACAGATCGTTCATGATCAACTGCTGGGCTTTGCGGTTGTCTTCGATGAGTTCGTCACGGATCTGTTCGAGTTCTTTGTTCCCTATATCCACGCGAAAGTCTTCGGCTTGTGGTACTGGGCGGACATCCACTTCGAAGCCGAACCGCCGGGACGCTTCGTCAACCGACAAATAATCATGAGGTTTGTACATCCCTCCAAGTCGCTTGATAGAATCAGTTGTGTACTGGATATAATTCTTCAAGAACTCGTCGACAGCCGCCTCGCGCTTATTGCGAAAATTGCGCATAGTACTGGTATATTCCAGGAAATGCTTGCTGGCTAACAAACGCGTACCATCGTCCAACCAAGGGCTGGTGTTGTTGTAATGATACTTACGCGCTAGACCGTCGATATACTTGATCGGACTGAGCGCATCTATCGCCAGGAGATTCTTGCGATATTCTCCGGCATCATTCGTAGCCTGGTACCATTGATTAGTGGTATTGGTTGCGTCCCGATCGACTTTGCTGTTGCCCATGCAATGAATCTTGAGCGTTACCAGCATGGCTTTTTTTTGCAGCACAGAGCAATGTCTGTCGATACTGCATTGATTGTCGTTCATGCCGCCTCCTTAATACGTTTTTTGATAATTTCATGAAATTTCTGAATGAATTCATCTCGATATTGCGATGCTTCTTCCACGATAGCTTGTGCGTAAGCTTGCGACAACGCTTGATCAAATTCTTCCTGTGGAACTTGTTCTTTTACATTTGATGGAGTCCATCTGAGATTTGATGGAACCCATGGAGGAGATTGTGGAATCCATCTGAGATGTTTGCCGGTTGTCGGACCCCAAGAGTTGCGCAACTTGACCATGCCAAACCCAGGCGCTCTGAATGCTACTGGTGTATCGTATGAAAACCACACTTCCAGGTTGCCAATGTTGATGCATATGGTATGCGCGCCGTAATTGCTTGAGCTGTATTTACCGTAGTTATACTTATAGATCACTGCTTCATCTTTCTTTTGACATGCGTTGCCACCAACTTATCCAACACGATTTTGTGCTTTGGCGCAAGCAACTTCTCATATGCTGCCTGCAGCGCAATTTTACGGACAAACTCATACTCTTCAATCAAGCGTGTGAATCGTGCTATTGGCATGCTGTTGAATAATTTGGCCCAGGACTTCAAACCCAGGTTGTCTATGGTCATGTGCAGTTTTTCCACGAGCACCTCAAATCAGGACGTCAGAGTACAGCCCGGCCCATTGGATGAATTCTTCGGTTTCCGCGACTTCCTCATTGTAATGCACGGAATCCCGGATCATCATAACACCGAATTCCTTTGGCAAATATTTGCTGATTTCCACCAGGGCTGCGAATGTTTTCTTGGATGCCCGCTTAGCTAACGCACCGCACAACGCGTAGAGCACACTGGGTTTGTCATGCGGTATTTGATCTTGGGATTTTTCCGGATGTTTGAGCATCAAGTCGATATTGGGCAGAGATCGATAGACGTCAAGGAATGCCATGAATTCCACAGCGCAAGCAGGCCCGGCACAGGCCGAATAGGTTTGAAATTCAGTGTCGAGCGCTGGCTTGCATGACAGCTCCTTGGCCATCATGTGAATAGTTCTTGGACACGGAGCATTTTCCATGTTCTGTTCGCGGGCTTTGTCGTCTTTAGTGCCTGCATCGTCCTTGAACAGCATGTCGGGCTTGAATCTTACGAACCCGGCAATTTCAGCTGGCAGATCCTGCTTGAAATACCATTGCAGCCAGTCATCCAGCAACGGCTGCAGTTCGTAAATCAGACAGCGACCAAGCAATGGCTTGAGAATTGTGCCGACCGCGGCCCGGTCCTGTTTACGATTGGTGGCCAGCATGAAGACTACCTTGTCGTTGTTGATCTTGTGCTGTCCAATCTGGCCGCCCCAGATCAACTGCATCAACGCGGCTTGCACAGCCGGCATAGCCTGGCCTGCATCATCGAAGAACACGCCGGTCAATTTGCTGACATTAATTAGAGTGCGTAATTCATTGAATGGAATGAAATCCGCACGGCCTTCGACAATCCATGGCAGTCCCTTGAAATCGGTGGGATCCGAAATAACTGGATGCATGACCAACAGATCGGCGCCGTAGCTTTTGAACGCTTGTTTGATCAGGTCGGTTTTGCCGACACCCGGAGCACCCTTGAACAGCAAATTATGCCGCATGTGCGACGGCCGATCCAGATTAGCATGGATCAACTGAGTCATTTGCTTGGGACCGATTGTAGGTGCCAGGTCCTTGATGTTTTCCATCTTCTTCGCTGCCATTGACACTTCCTTTCTTTAAGTAAGATTTGAGGACATAGAAAATCGTAATTAAACAAGTTAAACTTTCAATTTGCGTTTTACTACTTCAGCTACGAACTCCGGATCGCGGCAATCGTTAAAATATTTATGAATGAGGCTTTCCATTTTGAAAAACTCGGTGGCGTTATCGATAAACTCCTGCCGGACTATGGCGGTGTCGTCTGAGTTACGTTGGACCGTAATTAAGACACGTCCCTGGTTGTCAGTTTCAACTTCCGCGCTATCCCCGAAAAAACCCACCATCATGGCTCCGCCATAATTTCCACCATACCCGTGTTCATACCAAAACGTTAACTTGGCATTCCACATAGTTTCGACCATATCGTAGCCGCCGTAATTTACTTCATCAAATTGCAATTCATATACACATGGTTCATTAGTTTGATTGTATTCCTCATCAAATTCATCTTCATCTTCATCAAATTCATCTTCCAAAATTTTCGCGAAGGCTTCCTTGTCGTTTTTGTGAAACCTTAATCTTGCCCAGGTTGTATCGCCCATTTAGATAAACTTTCTCAGATAATTTTTTATAGTTTGATCGCTTAGCCACAAATTTACTTCTTGTTCAATCCTGAACATAAAGTGATAGTCTGTCCCTGACTTGCAATAATTTACCACAGTATACAGCTTGCCAAACTTCAGCCATACGATTTTACTTGAATTGGATATAAATGTCTTAATGCACAGATATTTGTCGCCGATCATATGAATTTTCTAAAATACAGACGCAGGAGTCTCTTTTCGAGTCCGTAATTTACGCCGTCTTCACTGACGAACCACATCATATCCGGCGCCTCGACTTTTGGCTGATACAGCCTGCCTTGCTTAAACAGCAATTTATCTTCGCTACTGCACCACCAGCCTCCTGTATTATAGAGCGCGTAATGATGCTGCTGCATGTTTCTGAGACACAGATATCTGTCGTTTACGTTCATGGCTTAGCGACTTTCTACTCATCTTCGGGTTCATCACAGTCTTTTATCATCTGTCCGACTGTCGGCAAGTTGCTCAGATCATACTTGGCACGCAGCTTTACCTGATAATAACCGTTAGATTTTTCCGGCAGTTCCAAATTGGCGAACCGTTCGCTTGCGACAAGCGGCTCCTTGTTAAATCCGGTGTACACTTCCAGTGCGTTGGCATCGAAATCTATGACATACGCGAACTCGCACATCAGCGAATCCGCTGCAAAATCGAGGCTGTTATCCAGCACGACTTCGTGACCGACAGATCTTGCGACTGACCCGAGGATGTTGGCACCCAGATCACGACTGATATAATTGGTAAACCACATCTTCTGTTCATCAGTCCGATTGTCCGGCTCATTCGACCACTTTGGCGCATTCTGGTTATATGCTTCTATAAACTCACGATCCACGCCGTCCGGGTCGAGAAACCGCGTGTGCTCCAGGGCTTTTTTCAGACTTGCAACTTTTTCCTTTTTAGACAAGAATTTCAGAATTCTTGCCCCTTGACCTTCCGGATATCCATCCCACTGGCCGTACTGCGCTATCTTGTACTCGTTGTTCAGTTGCACGATTGTTAAATTTCTGGTACCCATAATTGTCCTTATATTTGCCGCTTTTCGTTGAGTTATACAAATACCCGTAGATGAGTCTTAATATCCGGATCCAAGTTCGAGACTTCTATTTGACCCAATTCGGATTCTATACTATATCTGCAATGGGGATCATTTGACATATTTGATATGTCTATGATCTTATAAAACTTGCCACGTTGCCAATATACTTCTTTTGTATATGGCCCGATCCATGTTTTTGTGCAAAGCATGAGCTTCATATGAACCTTCGAAAATATTTATGTAATTCCTGCCTTTGCACACCGCATTGCCTTCCGTCTTCAGCAGTCAGCCAAATCAATGCAATGCCTTCGGTAGTGGCTTTATATAACCTGCCGAATTTAAATAACGGGCCGTCGATATAACGAGCAGAGTTATAGAACCGTTTATGATGCATCGGAATGTCTTTCAGGCACAGGTACCTGGCGTTTGATTTTCGTCTCATGGCTAAGCGGCTCCTTGCCTGCGACCCAATCTAACCAATCCTCATACTCCTGTCCAAGTTCATCGATTTCAACTGCCTGATAATCACGATTGACACTTTCCATAGCTTGTTCTCCTTTCAACAACTTGCAGGAGAACAACCATGTTTTATTTTTTGACTGATATTTTTGAGAGCATGCACCAGCTGCGGTAGCTCAACCAGCCATAGTCATTGCCACATGCCCTGCAATAGAATTTATGGGGATAACCCTGCCTGAATCTTGCCGGCGGTTTGACATGCAGTGCAGGCTGCAGACATTTACACCGATTGCGTTTGATATACATATTTATCTCACAGCGCATCATTGCGGTTAAATCGCGAACTGTCAGTTTTTGGTAATGTATGTTCAGGCATTGGTTGTGATGGCTCGACTTCTTCGGATGGCAGCAGCAAGTCTAAGCACTGCGCAAATCCCGCGACAGCTCGATGCGCTGTTGAGCGCAATTTATAGACCCTGTGGGCTGCTATCATTCCGTAGATCAGAATTCCAATAGACAGGACAATGCCTATACAGACTTGTAGCTTTGTGTATTTCATGATCTTTTGCCTAGTCGTTTCTTTAGTTTTGTTTATTTTCAGGAATCCAACGTGCCTGGTTATTACGTATTTCTATTTTGAGATTTTGAGGAGCCATTGCCTCATTGACTTTTTGCTCCAACGTTTTACCCTCTATGATCTCAAGCGCCTTGCTATTTAACCATAATTTGAACCGATTGCTAGCGACCAGACGTTCAAGTGCTAACCTACGGTTTTGTGTTTGGCTACGCTCGCTGCGCGACTCGCCGACAGCTTTTGATTCTTTATGAATAATGCGCACACCGGTTTCAACCTTATTTTGATGCTGCCCACCCGGTCCGCCTGAACGAAATGTTTGAATAACAAAATCTTTTTTAGTTATTGAGAATATATGCTGTTTCATGTTTACTCTTAGTAAGATTTTTTTTGACAGTCTGTCAAGCAGAATTCGCGAATGAATAGAATTTATATTGTTTTATCAATTTACTTGTGGTAAGCTTGCGACTGTCTTTTATAACACAAAACGGGATTTGGTGTTGTAACCCCAAACCCCGCTTTTACGGAGTGATACATATGGCTTCTAAAAAGAAATGGATCCCACGCAATCTCAAGCGCGGAGCCTTGACTGCCATGGCCAAGCGTTCCGGCATGAGTATCTCTGCTTACTGCGCCAAGGGCAATTTATCCACACTGGCCAAGCGCCGCTGAAATCTTGCCAAGACTTTCCGCAGGATGCGGAAGAAACGCAGTTAGTATCGCTTAAATTTAATACCCTTTATTCTTAAAAGCGTTCTATACGCTAAAGACAAGCTCTTGCTGCATTCAAATTTTGTTCTTCGTTCATAGGTAAAATAATCTGGACAGCCAGCGTCATCTAAGGCTTTTGGACACGCATTACTTTCATAGTGATGTGATGCTTGGTCACAGCCACAGTGCCGACAAATATCTATCAGACTGTTGTCTTGTATGTGTTGCAATTCATCGGACCATAACTCAAGATAGTGCTTACTCATCAATATTGGATGGATTGCTAATTTCTTACGATGATTGTCCAATCTTCGTGGCATACCTTCAGGTACCTTAGTCGCACCAGGCACAGCACGCAGACATCATTGCGAAGCTGTGTAATCTCAGTGTCGGTTTCCGCGGTTTGAATTAGAACATGCGTATCGCATATCCTGCAAGGATTGATTGGCGGCGTCATGTCTGGCCAGTATCTCCATAGCGTGTTTGAATTCATCCATGTCCGGCGTAACCAGCTGTTCGATAATAATCAGCCGGCATAAAGCGTAGAGCGCGTTGCGCAGCTCTGCGCAGGATTTGCATCTGTTAGCCATTTTTGATTCTTTGTACCCCTTGCAGACGCAGGTACACCCGGTATGCCGTTGTCAGGTCTTCATCCAGCTTGAAATGGGTCCTGCGCCAGCATTTCGGATCTTTATCGCTCATTGGCAGACATCCGTCTTTATCTAGATCTTTAGGACACCGGTTAGCCCCGCATCCTATATTGTGCGCGTACTTGTCCATGCCGCAATTTTTGCAGATAGCCGTATAATCTTCAAACTCAAAATCATTTTTCTTGGCTATGGATGTGTTTAAAAACGTTTTCGTTATATAAAACAGATTTGTTAACGCTGGATGTATTTTCTTCATGGCGTTACTTGCATGTAGCTTACGGCTATGACAACACCGGCCACAAATCCAATGAACATCGCTATGCACGCCACAGCGATCGTCCAATTTAGCCAGTTATTGTAGCGGCGTGACGTGACGTGTTTCTCGAGCCAGCCTTCAACGATCCCGTGGGTTATCAGGGATTTCCACTGCTGCTTGCCTAGTTTGCCATTCAAATTGAATCCCTTTCATGCGAAGATAAGACCGGTATGCCGTGGTCATTGCGTCGCTGCGTTTGTACAATTTCAACTTGTCTGGTTCCTCCGGTATCTCCATCATTGGTGCACCGAATTCATTCAGACTTGTTGGACAAGTTTCTGAATTATCTCCGATTCCATGCGCTGCTCGATCACAGCCACACCGACCGCAGACTTCAGACCACTCCGGATCTTCCTCTAGACCACGGCGCAGTGCACCCAGGCATTGCGCCGTGAACAGCCTTTTGTTTATTCCCGCCATGATTTTACTGCTTTTGCTGCAGCTGCTGCACCAGCTTTGTCCGTTCGTTGATTTTGAGATTCAGTTGCTGTTCGTAGCCGTCCATTCGATCGTACCACTGAGTAAACGGTGCGATCGGGTATACATTCTTGCGGATGTCTGCTTGTATACCGCCGATAGCATAGCGTAGCATTTCAATCTCGGTGTTCAACTCTATGATCTTTTGCTGTAGCGCTTGGACATCTACAGCCGGCGGTACCGGTTTAGCCGGAGGCTTTGGGGCAGGAGCTTGCTGCTCGACAGCCGTCATGGGAACCACCGGGCTTTCTTGGGCTTGGACAGGACCGCCGTCTTGGAGCGCTTGGGCTGGTTGGCAGATTGCAATGACAAATCCACAGAGAAACAAACACAGTACAATTTTTGCAAATTTCATGGTTTTACTTCTCCTTCTGTTGGGAATATTTGTTTAAGTTGTGACAAGACTTTTTTAATAATTTCGATATTTTTTTCTTGTTGTTCAATTTTGTCGGCTTCCGCGATCAGTTCTTTAGCACGCATACGCTTTGTTTCGGCCGGGGTTGGCTGATCGCAAAAATGAATGCTTGGAATGAGTGTGGTGGATTCTTTTGAGATTGTGGTTGTCATGCATGGATTTGGGGGCTTCTGGTTTGGATTGCCGAGCATTTCAACCGCCATTTCCAGAGCCTTGATAATGTCGGATACATTCAGCACGATCGCAATTGGTGCGGTTTCGATATATGCTTCTGTAATATCTTCACACGGAAATGTATCGACTCCGTTAGAACACAGCTGCTGTGAGGCCACAGCACTGAATGGATAGAGACATAACCCCAAAATCATTACAACAACAAATCTCATTTTGTTTTTCCTTTTTGCAATCAGAACAACTGCTTCTGTTTTTTTTCGATCACATAGTGCAGCTTGCTTTTGACCGGCGCCAGCAACGGTTCAGGCTTTCTCGGTTTGGGCTCCTGGTTAAATTCAATGCCGGCATCCACACCCAGGTTGCCCTCAACTTCCGCTAGCTTGACCGTGAATTTCAACTCGAGAGCTCCATCATGACGCTCAAAGCTCTTGGCGATGTCTTCAGCATAATCTTCGATGTGGCCATTGATCAGGTCTACGACTTGGCCGAGGTCGGATGGCTCGATGGTAATTGACATGTCTTGTTCTCCATGATGGCATAATATGGTTCGTAGAGCGGACAACGCTGCGATGGACCCTTCGCATGCATGAGCGTCCATTTGAGCGCAATGTTGCTGTGATTTGGCGGCCATGCATAAAAACTCGCTGCAATTGATTCCACAGCCGGGCACTCGTCATTGAAACACTTAGCACAGTTACGACACTCGTCAGACAATAGTTATGTCCTCCTTTTTATGTTTGAAGACAACACCTTGGCTCCATGACTCGATTCCCATTTGCTCCAGTATGGCATCGATTAATTGCAAGATTTGTTTGTTTTCTTCCCGCTCTATTGATAGCCAAACGGTGATAATGACGTTCCACACGCCAAGCACGATCAACGCAAATAATATCCATTCTGTTGCCGTCATTCTAGACTTCCTTTCAGTCGAATATATCTGACAGGTATGTTGTGCCGAATAGCTGTCTGGATTTCAATGTTAACACCGAACGACTGTGTCCAACCAGGCAAGCACAGCACAATCAGAACATCGCATTTGGTTAGCCAGTACAGATCCTGCTTGAGCCAGAAGTTGTGAGACAGATGGTTGCCTATGTGATCCGCAATCGGTACGGAGTGCGACAACGGACTGAAGACAATCAAGCCGCGGCGCATGAGATAGCCGGCGACTTTGTTGGCCATGGCGACACGATAAACCATGGTGTCTGGGCTGGATGAACTGTAAGGGCACGCTAAGTAAACGGATTTCATATTACTGCAATAGCTATCCCATGGCGAAATTGATAGTATACTTCAATGATTCGGGTTTGCTAATAGGTTGGTAACTGTCACCAATCCATCGATACCACCATTCATTAGAGACATGCGCATATAAGCCTGGAACAATTTCTTCGATTACGCAAAATGGATAATAGCCGCATTCGTAAATGTTGCTGCCATTAGATGTAATAATTGCGTCAGCTTGGTTTAGACTTGTGAAATATCCGACACATCGCGTACCGTGATCGCAGGTGTGTATCTGATGAATTGTAGTAACAGTATAAATCATTGCAAATCCATACCTTTGCGAATTTTGTCGATCTTGTTTACCGGCTGGATTGGAAACCACAGCTCATTTTCACAGTCCACCTCAATGCCGTGAAATGACAAATCCTGCAGTTCACTGAAACTGATATAGCCCCACTCGGCGTTCTGGTAATCATTGTTGAGGATGGCGTATCCGAAGAACATGTCTTCGCCGTCGTATTCACAGATATACCAGTCAGACCCTCCGATAAAAAAATGTAGATAGATTAGTTTGTCTTTCGGGTGGATGTGCTCGGTTTTGTAAAGACCCGGGATTTTTGACAGCCGATCGCGGGTTGGAGTGTTCCACATAACGGACCCTTTCTTTGTTCGAAATTATCTTACTTTCGGTGAATTGACTTGTCAATACATGTTTTAATAAATTCACTTGAAAACAATAGATTTTGTTTTTAGAGGTTTATTATGAGACGATTGGCTGCCATCTTGATGCCAGGCTTAACTGGATATGCCGGAACTCAATTTATAGAGGTATATACTTTAAGTACTTGGAATGATTAGATAAGTATCAAAAGCCTAAAAATTTCAAAATTTTCTAGACATGTCTAAATGACAAGTCTTAAATATATTTAGCCTACATACAGGCACCTGCGTATTTCCGGGCGGGCGGGACCTTGCCTCGTCCCGGACTTGGCATGTGATCATGGCAGTACCTACAGGCACCTGCGTATTTCCGGGCGGGCGGGACCTTGCCTCGTCCCGGGCTTGGCATGTGATCATGGCAGTACCTACAGGCACCTGCGTATTTCCGGGCGGGCGGGACCTTGCCTCGTCCCGGACTTGGCATGTGACCATGGCAGTACCTACAGGCACCTGCGTATTTCCGGGCGGGCAGGACCTTTTTCCAGACGGACAGGACCCGCGGCTGAGCTTCCAGGGCGAGCGAAGCGAGCCCCAGGCCGCAGCCATCTTGAGTGGCAACAGGCCTCCGCATGTTGGCTGAGTGCGTACGGCAGTTGACGACGTTCTATAGATTAGGCTGTTCAGAGCGGGCCATTGGGTGGGGGGGGGATAGGGGCAGCCGAAGCTTTCGAGAACCATGGCAGGTCAGGGGGAAGGGGGCGGGTTTTGAGGCGCTAATAAAGCCTGACAAATTTGTTTAGACAGATTGGTAACGATTATTTATGTCAAAGTCGAGCGCCTCAAAAGGGGCCTCTCTTCCCCCTTCCCCCTACCACGGCATTATTATTTATTGTTTGTCATTATAACCAAGGTGGTATGCCCAGACATAAAAAAAGCCGAGACCCTGTGTAGGGATCCCGGCTTTGTGTTATACACCGGCCGCCATCCATCCCGCCCTGGCCGGTGAGGTTCTATAACTATAATTTGCGTATCTTATACGTTACGGGAGCAGCAGCGTACTTCCGTACTTGCTCCAGTGACAACTCCACTCCCCGAAGTTCCTTGGGCAATTCGGGCAGCGGGACTTCCGTGAAGCTCTCGCACAGACAGGAAAGCGAATGCGGCAGGACACCGCACACGCGCTTACCTGTGACGTCGATACCGCTGGCGTGCTCGATAACCTGCGTAGTTTCATTGGCGAGCCCGGTTTCCCGAAGGTATTCAACTAGCCCGGGATGCCGGGTAACGACCAATTCGACTGCAGGCCGTTGACTGGTTATGGCGGCTTTGGCAGCTGCCTGGGCCTTTACTATCACCCGGGCTGCTTCCGCCTCGGAAAGCAACTGCTTTAGCATCGAGAGTGAGGTTTCGGTTTCGATGCTGAAAGACGATTGATTTCCGAAGAACGTTCCGAAAGCCAGATACCGCGGCGAGCCATTGATCAGGTAGACCGGGCGCTTACCGTTGGTACCCCGCCAAAGTGTGTAAGTAGGACTGTCCGGGTTAGTGCCCTCTGGATACTGAGTTAACGTCCGACCATGGAGAGCAGCCACATCGACGAGCGCCCTGACTGGGGCGTTGTGGTTGATCTGGCGATTGGCGAGCGCCTTGATGCAGGCCTCGCCGATAACTGTGAAAAAGGCGTCCGAAGCGTCCTGCGCTCCGGGGTCTTTGTAGTTAATTCCGATATTATGCAGGACACCGGACGCTGCGGATGCAGTCGGAAGGTACAGCTTCATTTCTAGTCTCCTTTCTGCGGAGTTTTAGAACCTTTCTGTCCGCGAGGGTTCCGTCCTGCTCGCGCCCCGGAGCTGCCCCGGAGTATTGCGGCCCAGTTTCTCCGTCGACTTGGGCTTGGTCGCGGAATTTCACAGACAAAACAAGAGCCCGCTCTATTTTACTAGAGCGAGCCCTTGGCTGATTTAATAATGACTCGTCACCCAAGCCTGATACTCAGGCTCTTCGGGTGGTGGTGGCAGTGGTGGCAGTGGTGGTACTTGCGGCTGCTGCTTGGCTGCTTTATCCCGGGCGGTGAACCAGGCTTCCCGGATCAGCTCGAACTCGTTATCCGAAGGCCGATCTTTGAGAGGCTGGCCTTTGAGATCGCAACCAGTTTTCCTGGCATTGATGATCCAGGCGGCTGCGAACTTGATCTTGGACGCTGGGAGATTTCGCAGCCGTGATATTAGCGCACGGGCAGTACCGGGTTTATCGACGACTACCGACTGCGTAAGCCGGAACTCTCTATCGGGATACTGAGCTGCCTGCTGCCGGTTGGTCGTTAGCCAGACCGTGTTAGCACGCAGCTGCGGCTTGTGCATGGCGGCTTGCGCTGCGTGGATCAGCGCGATTTTGCACCGGCGATATTCCCAGCGCCAGAAATTGAGCTGTTTGAGTGACTGGCGCTCATGTTCACTCCAGCCTCCAGCTGGTGTGCGCACCCAGGAGCGGGTAAGCTTCTGAGCAAAGACGAGCTGGCCGAATTTCTTCAGCCGGACCAAGCTGTCCTCACTACGCAGCTGGCGGATTACCTCCTGGAACCTGCGCGTGCAGGATTTCAGATGAGCGTCCTCTGCCTTGTTATCGTCCTGGTTGATCCGGGCGTAGCGGAACAGGTCCGGGGTACCGAAACCACGGTCAAGGACGAACTTGCCGTCTTCAGTGTGGAACCCATACGACTCGAACACCGCCGCAACATCGTGCTCCAACATTGCGGGTACCGGATCGGCCGCTAGCATCTGCAACTGCCGTTTCGTCAGACGCTGCCAAGCCTGCTCGAGGTCTTCGATGTCGTTAATAACGATGTCGTCCCAGGATTCCGGGTCGACGTCACCGTCTGAAGCCTCGGTTTCGATTTCGTCCTCGGCGAACCACGGATTTTCTTCGCCGAACGGTCGCAGATCCCGGATTAACGAGAATGGTTTCTCGTTCACGTGAACCTCATCACTGACGAGTTCGCCAGCAAGCCCTTCGAAATACGGAAGGGCTTTGTCGACCCCGCGTTTCTGCACCCAGCGGATAAATTCAGGATGCAGTCTTCCGGAATCGTCAATGATGCCGAAGAAGTCAATGAGATCTTCGGCTTGGCCCAACGTGCAGCTGCATTGGCGGGCGACGACTTCAACCCGCTGCAGCTTCGAAATCTGCGGTACGTTCGTGCCCGGACGCTGCACGTTGCCGCTGCCGTCCCAGCACTGTTCGAAGATCTGCCGATCGAGCTGACTGAGATCCGAACAATGCTCGGACATGCCCCAGAAGCCTTCACCGAAGGCTTGAGCTGCGGGAACCTCGCGAGCGTTTAACCGGGCTGCTTCGTCGCGAGCCTGGGTCCAGAATCTGAATCCAGCCGACTCGACTGACCAGCGGCCGCAGGATGGGCATGTCGCAACCACGAAGTGCTGATCGCGAAAGATATGCGGCGCATCGAACTGCAAATCCATGCCGCATTTAATACAGACTTCCGGCGCGCAATTTTCTTCCAGCATGCGCCGGTTATCGTGGTTAAACACGTGGCCGTCCGCGGTGTAGTCCGGTGGCTCAGCTCTGTCGAATTCAGGAGCTTGGTAACAGTTAGGCGGAGCGGCTTGACAAAGCTTCAAAGATTGTCTATAGGAATTCATGGTTGAATCCTCCTAATTAGGTTGGGATGGTTTTAGCCGTGCCGGAGCCGGTGGATGAGACCGACTCCGGCAGTTCGATTTAGAAACAACAGAGTTTTTAATCTTCGTCTTCGTCTTTTTCAGAGTTGATGATGAAGTCGATATCGACGTCAGTAATGCGGGCGACGTCAAAGCCGACTGCTGCGAAGTGATCGGCTTCCACTTCATCGACCACAAAGTTGCCGGAATCAGTGAATACGATATAGTCCATGGTATCACCTCCTGTTTAGAATATAGTTAGATGTTTAGAACCATGATCCAGCCAACGAGGCCGAACATGGCCGACAATACAATCATGAACGCTGCGATTTCCCACCATCGCAGCTCGCAAGAGTGATGACGATGTCTCATGATATCACCTCCTTTCAAGAATTGTTTATGGCAGCATCACAATGCCGCCGATAACCGCCGCCATGACAGTGATGACGGCGAGATAAAACCCCAACCAGTCAATCCAATTAAACTGCATTGTGATCACCTCCTTTCGCAAATTATTTATGAATGAATACCAACACACAAAGTTTGCCGATCCCCTCTGCAACTTTCTGCACGGCCACTACGGGCAAGGTTAGGAATGATTGCCGGCTATGGCCGTGCCTTGCGAAGCTCGGAAACTCAATAGTGGCCGGTCAGTAGGATTTTGAATTTAGGTGAACGCCAGCGTCGCAGACATCAGATACGCCGCCAACTCTTTTATTTGAGCGGCGTACCTTCGTTCACCGGCCTCAAAAAACACACCTTCTCACGCCAGCAATCTCTGATTGCTTAAAGTCTTTTTGGCTAGTGTTAGAACGATTTGGGTGAACGCGGCGGCCTTTTAGCGCGATGTTAACGTGTCACAAAGTCTAAGTTTTCGTGGCCGGTTGTGAATGAAATGACATTAAAACCAGAGATGTGTTTTTTGAGGTGAATTCAAAATCACGGCTAGTGTGGGGGCGAGCTTTGTGTGTGTGTAGCTGAGTCAGGCGTCGCCAACGTAGAAGATTGATGATTGTCAGGAGTTCGACGCCGACAAGGCGGCTTTCCTTGCTCAGGCTGCAAACGCTTTTTTTTTAAAGCAGCCTGAGTGCCGCCGACTCGAAGCATCCATGATGCAGATCCTCAACGCGCATGTTTTTAAAAAAAGATGTTTCTGGTTTTTTGATGCCGAGTTTGCTTTTTGAAATGTTGACCTGAAAGGTGCGGAATCGGGAGCTAAAGGATGAGTTACGATTACATACCGGATCGAGTCTGTTGTGTGGCTGATCCGCTATTCGGGGTCCCCTCTGGGGCAAACATAGAAAAAGCCTGGAGAACCATTGAGCTTGGTTCCGCAGGCTTTGGTTACTCGGAATTGCTTGTGTAGAACTCTTCCCAGTATTCGGCTTCGCCCGGTTTACAGGTCGAGTGATGCTGGATGGCTTCCCTGGTTGTAGCATATGCCCCGCAGTTGTTGCATTGCCACATGTCTGCATCGTCGATATAGGTGAACTCGCTGTCTTTATACATGACTTGCTCCTTTACTCGAACATTCGCTGAATTCTCACCGCTTCCGGCTCTGGGTCGGTAGTCATTGTCCTGACGTCTCCGTGTAGCTTGTACCAGAATTGAAAATAATGCACTAGCTCGTGAGCCAGGGTGTGCACCTTGGCCCGATGAACGGTGAGCATAACCGTATTGGTTTTCCAGCTGAACACGTTACCACGCTGATCTCCGTATGTGTCGGTATCTGTCATCTGGGCAAACTCCTCATCCGAGAAGTCCTCAGCTATGCGTATCGATGGTTTGGGCACAGCCGGATCCGGTGTGATGTACATAATGCGCGCCACCATGTCAAACGTGGTGTCGATAACCCACGGCTCAAACGGCCAAGCTTCCTTGAAATTCTGCTCGGTGATTTCGCAACAGCCGTCAGTGGGCCTGCCGTGGCATGGACTGTTTCGGTCTTGCGTGATCCAGTGCCACATGGTTTCGGACCCCAGTTGCAGCGGCCTGTTGAGCATTGAAGCCTCGGCTATGTCCCGCTGCATGGCACTGAGGCTGTTATATCGGATGGGCTGATGCGCAGTTGCAATCCATGCGATCTGTACAGTTGCTGCGCAGAGCATGGCAATTAGATATACAACTAGCGTTTTCATTTTTCGCCTCCTTTAGCGAGGGACACCATCGAAGAATGAGATGGAACTTGCTCACTGTCTTCCCTTGACCCTGCTGTCCCCTCTTTCTGGTGTTCCTCGTATAACTTGTCTAGATCCGCTTGCGCTTCACGACGCAGCGCTTTGGCTGCCGCTTGATCTCGAGCGGACGATTCGTGTGTTTCGATCCATGTGAAACGCTCGATTTTTTCTTGTAGATGAAGCATCTGACGCATGCGATCGGAGAAGACCTGCCTGCGCCAGCTGTATTGCACTGTTCCCATGGCGCACCTCCGATAGATATAAAAAAAGCCGAAACCGCTGGAGTGCTTTGGCTGCTTTCACCCGTACAGCGCAGTAAAGGCTTGTGCCATATGTCGCACTGCACGGCGGTACTGACAGCTTTACGATCTCCCCTGGCTTCGGCTCTGATTGAACCTGATATATTTATGAGATTTATGAGACAGACTGTGTTTAAAACCTCACAGTCGCATAAGCGCCGTCCTCCTCCGGCTTTTCGTTTTCAGTGTTGCGTTTAATGGTTGTTGATGCTGGACGAGTTTTACCACCCAACCACGCGTCCCTGATCCCGACGACCCTGCTCGTCCGATAGATTTGGCGCGAGACTGTTACTCAAGCAATTTGATCAGCGTGTAGCTGTCTCGTCCTTGAAAACTGCGCTCCTGGCAGACGCCTTTGAAGGTGTCACCCTCTTTCATACTTTTGACGGCGGCGGCAGTCTCGCCGAACGCCATCACCGGGATCCCTACGGAATACTTGATCCCGTTGAGTTCCCGCTCTTCGTTGACGATAAGACGCACGTACTCGTTGCTGTTCTTATCGTTAGCGATGGTGACGGACTTGACAGGCGCCGTCACGAGTTTCTCGGCTGCATTGGCTATGCCGATCAATGCGAATGTTGCAACCAAAAGCAAAACGATAATCTTTTTCATTTGAATTTCCTTTCTGTCGTGATTGTGCCCAGCCGTCGATGCGACAGCTGGGCTGGCTGTTTTGGTTAGAACGGGATGTCGTCTTCCGTCATGTTCGGAGCGGGTGCGTCACCGACTTGATTCTGCATTTCCGGCGGGATCTCCGGCAACGGCGCACGGTTGCCGTTGGGTTGACCCATGGTTAGCCTCGGGAAGGCCGTCATTACGATCTCGGTCGTATAACGGGTGACCTTATTCTTGTCTTCCCACGACCGTGTTCTCAGCTCGCCTTCCATCTTGATCCGGGCGCCTTTCTTGTAATCCTCGTGCGCCCCGATCATTTCGGCCACTTTACGGAATGCCACGACGTTGTGCCATTCCGTGCGCTTTTGGTCGTCACCGTTGGCGTCACGCCAGAATTTACTGGTGGCGAGCCGCAGGCGACAGACCGCGGAGCCGTCCTGAAAATAATGCAGTTCAGGATCAGCCCCCAGGTTGCCTTCAAGAAACACGAAATTCTCTCTAATCATATACTTCACCTCCTTTCTGTATTGGATTTAACTCAAACTCATAATTAACAATTTGTTTTGAGTTTTATCTTCAACCGCTGCTGAGCCGACAGCCCCGGTTCCCGTTGTCCGGGTCCATGCCGTTATACTCGGGCTGAAGATTAAACTCGTTACAAAACAATCGGTGCTCCGTTCTTGATGGCAGACTTAGCAAGTTCGTCCGCCTTGCGAAGCTCTGGGGTACTGTCACGTGGCACCCAGCTGAAGTTGACCGACCCGAACAGTTCGATCAGTACTCGGATCTCGTCAACCAGGTCCAAGTTCTTATGCGCGATTTTTTTGCCGGAGATTACATTGACCGCATATTGGCTGTCAGATGTGACATTGACTTGACAACGCTTGCGTTTTGTAGCGTCGATTTGTAGCAGCGCCTGGCGAATAGCGTAGAGTTCCGTGCGGCTGTTGGTCTGCTCGCCAATCAGACTCAACGCAAATTCTCTTTTGTAATCTCCACACTGCAGTACGTAGCCGACTGCACCTGGCCCGGGATTACCCGAGCAGGAACCGTCGACTGTGGCCTGGATGATAATTGGTTTGAATGCCATCATTCACCTCCTTAATTACTCTTGATGCCACCATGACAATGCGTGTGTTCCGTTTGCCAAGATTGCCAGATCTTAGCGGCTCCAGGTCGGGGATAGCGGGTGAGGCTGCCCCGTGTCCTTGCCTACGGAAGCCCGGAAAGCACAGGATCATTGGAAGAACAACTGCTTTTTCTTTTGAGGGAACTCGACTGGGCAGGTTCAAGCGGTACGCGAAGCATCCGCTGGGTGCAGGGGCGCGGGCGCCCTGCTATGGACTGGGTGGCGGGTGGGAATAGATCCGATCGTAATGATTGCGGTCGGGGTTTCGGAGTGCTGGACAGCGGGAGGAATACCGAAGTTGCGGAGCGGAGGTCGTTGATGCGTCACAGTAGTAACGGCTCCCCAGCTTGACGTCGCGTAGCTGGGTGCACATCATATCCCCCGCACCCTGTGGCCCCCTTATTTAGACCTACGGGCGCTGGGCTATATATCCATTATGGCATCTAAAATAAGTATAATGCCTGCAGCTACAGCTACGATGCCGAGGATCACGCTCATAGCCCTGAGCATTATCATCAGGTCTTCGAAATTTAACCCCACCTCCGTGATAATCCCAAACGTCGCAGCCCCGGCACAGATGATTACAAGCCCGGATATGATTTTGAGCACCTTCTTCCTCATAACGAGTTCCTCAATGCGAGACCCACAGCCCTAATCCCACAAGTCCCACCAGGCAGGCCCCAACGCTGGCGGCTGCGCTCTGCGGACTTTGATGTCCGAGCAAGACGAGCACAACCACGAAAGCAGCTGCTATGAGCCAGAAGGCCAGAATCTCGATCTTAGTCATGGTTCGCAGAACTTCTTCATAACTGCAGGGCAGCGGACGACCTCAAGCGCCGCTCAACACACATTCCACGCGCGTCTGGTGCGCCATATTGCCGCACTGTGTCGGCCGCCCACCGCACCGCAAGCACTTAACTATTATCGTCTATGCACGCCTCTGTGTACTGATGCACCGCCGCTTCGGACGCAATCATGAAAATCAGGTCCAGCAGGCTCACCTCGGCTTCCGGCGACGCGGCGCGCAGCGCACTGACCAGCGCCGGCGGCACCTGGTACGGTCCGTAGGTGTTATAGCTCGCGTTCCAGTGCCCAAAGATCGCGTTGCAGGCTTCCTGCTCGGTATTGTAGCTGCTGGCGTAGACTTCACTGAGGCTTCCGCCTTCCTGGATGACAATCCACATCTCCAAATCCTTATCAGCAGTTTTTTCGTTCATAATGCAAGCTCCTGGACTTGTTTATGCTATTTACAAGCCGTTAAACTTGTGTATACAATCTGTCTAACATTTGTATACAATTTGTTGCACTGATGTATACAATTTGTTGCACTGATGTATACAATTTGTTGCACTGATGTATACAATTTGTTGCACTGATGTATACAATTTGTCAAACTTGTTCCACAGATCCGAATCTACAGAGAGTTGGGCAGAGAAGGCGGCACAGGGTGCAAGGACTTATTTATGGCAAACTTCATTTTGCCTTCTAAGCGTCCTCAGAGGCCGTAGAATCGACGATCTCTATTCTAAGACTGTACCCCATACTGCCTATAACTAAAATCGCTTACGTGAGACGTCAGCCTACTTGTCAAAGACATATGCAGACTACATGAAATACGAATACAACCCCCTCACCCTACGTCCCCAAAAATCACTCCGGCATACGCGGCACAAACACAGCGTAAGCCATCATGGTTGACTGTCGCTCCGAAGTAGACATCATGTTCCAATTCTGACGAGCACGCTCTTCCGGCTCATCAATACCAACGAGTTTTTGAAGCTCGATGATAGCCTTGACCCCTTCGGGTTCAGAAAACTCTCTTAGCGGCATGTGTTCCTCCTTTTTATGATTTCCTGTTTTTGTGTCCCTTGCGCGCCCCGCCAGCCTTGCCGCTGCGACTGCCGATACGACCGCCATGACTGCGGTTGGTTCTTTTACTGACGAAACGTGTCTTGCTCTTCGCGCCGCCCTTGGACAGCGGTTTGGTATGATGCAGATCCTTGTTACTGGCAGTAGTCTTGTTCTTCGTGTTTTTTAGGGCTTTGCGCCTCGCTCTGTGCCGCGTAGCGTCGCCTGACGAACTGCCACTGCCAGTTTCACCGCGCTTTTTGGCTGTCTTGCGCTCCTGCTTGTAATCGCGGGTATAGTTTTTCCCTGACGGCATATCAAAAACTCGCCCAACCAAAAAAGAGATATTTATTACCGGGCATTTCAATACACCCAGCCGGCCCCCACTTATCGTCGATGCGTGGGTCACCATCGTCAATTAACTGCTCAGCGTACTTCACCGGTACTGCACCTTTTGGCAGCTCAATCATGATGAAATCGTGTTTCTCAGCAATCGTGCCCGTATAGCCGCCATGGCCATACTCATAACGCGCCGTATAAACCGCTTCGCTGAATGCAGCATCAGCCGTTTTGCCTTTTGATACTGTAAAAAATGTACAAGCACCCATATTTGCTCCTTATTGGTCGGGACGGATGGACTTGAACCATCGACCTCATGCTCCCAAGGCACGCACTCTACCAGTCTGAGCTACGCCCCGGTATCAATGTTCCCACAACATAGGACGCCGACTTAAAAGCTCATCGGCAACATATTCGGGCACCGGCTTCCAACCTCCGAAAACCAACCAATACCACAGAAAAACCAATGGCGGCTTTCGCGAACCTTCATAGGATCTATTTCCTCCAGTCACTACTCACCGCCTATCATGGTTTTAATGCGAGGCGGGGATCGCCTTCCCCGCCTCACGATCGGTATCATCTATACCAGCAATTTTGCTCCGACTTGTTCCTCAAATCACGAATTTCATAATAAGCATTTGCCATGTCCTTCCACTAGACGAATCCCCGATAAGATTTTTATGGCCGGGGATGCAGGATTTGAACCCGCGTTCTGACAACCAAAAATTCATGACTGAGTATTTAATCGCCGGACTGAGTCTGAAGCTGTGGGTTCACAACGCTGAAGCTCACCTCCCGAGCTTGCATACTTTGCTTGCCCGGGGTTCTTTACGCTGACACCAAAGCTTAGCTTGACCCATTAATGTAATCGAACAGCTCCTTGCCGATTGTGGTTTTGGTCACTTGCACGCCATTTGCACGTTGGCGCGCTTTCTTGACTGCCCGGATCAGTTTGTCGACTCGACCCAACAACACGGATTTTTCAGTCGGAGTGATCATGCCTGACCATTGCGCAGTGGTGTACTCGCCGACGTTCTGGGTTTCTTCCCACTTTTCAATCTGGGCCGGTAGGCTTTGGCCGCCCTCGCCTTCTTTCGGGAACTGAGCCGGTACGAGCACTTTGTGCTGAAACGTCTTGGACGTCTTGAAGGTCCTTTCTGGATAAACCCTGCGATACACATTGTCGCCAAGACCGGGATCCTTTTCCCATTTGATGGCAGGCGGCAATGTCGGAGCTTCCTCATAAACCTTGCGAATGTATTTGAGCTTGTTTTCGAGCCCAAGCAGGAATGTTGCCGGCATGTCTTTGGCAATAGTCACACCATCCACAATAATGTCGGCGACAGCCACCTGGTTGGTAGCTTCTTTCTGCAGCACCGCATCCAAATACCGCACGATGTGGTCCTGGGTATAAGCCAGCTTGCTTGGCACCGTGTCCACCAGCTCCTTGCGCTGCGGTGCCGGGGTTTCTTCCTTGCGGCTTTCGTCAAACAGATTGAGGGTCTTTTCAGCACCAAAGAAATGGTCGGATCTCTTGGTGAAAGTCACGATAGTTTCTTCAATGACTTTCTTGTACGTACCCTCCAGATCGCCTTCGACCGCTAACAGTTCATGCAATTTTGCCATACAGCACCTCCATAGATTTTTGTTAATTTATATCTTACCTAAAGTAATAAAATCAATGAAAAAACAACATATTTTCTTATTTTCACCAAATAAATATCCTGAAATTGCTATTAAAATTCTTTTCAGTAATAAGAATTTTTTGGATACGGTGACCAAGATTCAGTTCTATTTCGCCGACAATATTGAGCATCGAACGCAAAAATTCAGTTAAATAAAACTCATACAACCTGCCCTTTTCAAACTTACAACCAGATATTTTCCTTACAACCAGATATTTTCACATCTCGCAAACACAATACTTTCATTTTATCAGCTTCTCGAGCTTCGCTTTCATGTCCTCCAAACTGTAATACACAAATACCAAAGCACCCGCGGCCTCCCACCGATCCATGCACTGCCGCTGCTTCGCCGTAGGCTTGTTTGGCCAAATCTTGCCTTCGATTTCGATCCTGCGCCCGGCAATGCAGCCGGTCACATCAGGCTCACCTCGCTGGCCAGGCCCTGCCCGGCGCTTTCTGGCATACGCATTTGGCAGTCCGCAGATATACTTTGCAACCTGGGCATTCAAGCTCGCTTCCTTACGTTTCATACCGTCTTCAAGCAGCTCAACCCAAGGCTTTTCAGTGCAATGCCATGTAATTATTCCCACGGCTTCTCCGATATTTCTGTCATAGCCCGATAAATATCCTCATCATCTTGTGGAATGGGATTCCACCCTAAAATTTTGAAATGCTTCTTAAAATCATCATAATCAACCCACCAAAAATCCCACGCGTCATTTTCATCAGCATCACGAAACCAAACGACACGATCACGATCATATTTATCCTCGGGCTCAGCCCAATAGACATGAAACGCCTGATAACAACGTTCATTGCATAACGAATAACAGTCGCGTACACAAATAACTCGTGTTAGACGCTTGTAAATTGTTTCAGGAAAATCATACAGTGGGTTCTTCTTTTTTGTCATAATCCTTCATTATCCTTCATTATCCTGAAATGATGTTGAAATATACCTGAACTAAAAACTTGGAAATTATATCCGCTGTTATGGATACTCGTAGTGCCTTTCAGGGCTGGATGCCAGACTTCATATGTGTCATAACGCGCATTGCCATAACACGCATTACAACGATCAGTATAACCAAAACACCAGTAACATTTCAACCGCTCAAAAAGTGTCTGGTAAGACCGAATACAAATCACTTTCACCATAGGCCGCATCAGGTCATCACATGGATGTGAACTTTCAAAATCCAAAACGACCATTACGCAATCTCTCTGAAATATTGCCTATATTCGTCAAAATTAATCCACCAGAAATCCCACGAACTATCCTGACGAAAGAACCACATCTTATAATCACCGCATAACCTGTTATACTCAAACAAAAAATGGCGACCCGGATAACAGACAAAAACAGGAGAAGAACCATGAATAGACAATTTTCTGATACAGACGGCTTTAATTGAACCAATCGGAGGACTGCACATCACAATTCCCCAAGCAGCCGGTAATACAATTCACGGCATGCCCGTACATCCGCCAATGCGTCATGAGCATCCGCCAGCTTAACTCCAAACGCCTCGCACACCGTGGTTAGCTTCCAATTTGCCAGCCGCAGATTTTTTTTTAAGATCACAAAAGAAACAACCGATCTGACATCCAGGCTGCAGTTGAAAAACCAGCTGCCAAAATATTTGTCTCCGGATCGCTCGAAAGCCGAGCGTACGAATTCTATATCAAAATCCACACGATACCCGGCCGGTACGAACTTATCCATCGGATCGAACTTATTCACAAACCGCCCCATGTGTTTCTTGAGCTCATTCAAACCAATCTTAGCTGCCGGATACCGAACAATATCGTACACGCTTTTACCGTTTACCTCCATTGCGAGCTTTTCGACTTTGGCATGATTGAACGGCCGTGTTTTAAACTGCAATTCAGCTGCAACCTTGCCGCCAATATCGATAATACCTGCAAATTGAATCATCGCATTTTGATACCCACACCCGGGACACTCAGCTCCGATCAGTCCGGTAGTCTCCGTGTCCATCCATAGGATCTTTCCCATGCGTAGCCTTTCCGCCTGGCCAGCTGCACTCGCCAACACATTTGCTAACCCAGCTCTTCATGGTTGTGATCCCCGTCTTTGTGTCACGATACCACTTTCTCCGCGGGCAGGCATGATCCTGCCGATACACTGACCAGACGTTTTTCTGCACGGCCGCACAGACCACCTGATCATTAAATTCCACCGCCAGTTCACACGGCAGCCCGATGCACTCAACCACCGTATCTTCTTGGCATTTCTTGACTTCTTCAACGGTGCCGTCTGAATTATATTTTAATCGGATTCCTTCTGACATTGCTACCCCAACTTGCACGTGGATTCATGGCTTGTTGCAGTACGACCAGCTCATTGCGCGTTCTTGTCGCGCCAACGTAATAAACGCGACAAATATCATCGCGGTTTTCACGCTTGCTGCAGCTTTTAGCTGCTTTAACCGAAAGATCCGGCGCCATAATGACATTGTCTGCCTGCCCGCCTTTAACACTATGAATTGTCCCGATGATGCACTTAGGTGCTTCGTTTAACGCTTTAACTCCATATTTCGCAGCAATTTGCATCGGAAATTCAAGCGTTCCCTTTTTACGAGTTTGCAAATTTTCGAGTAACCATTTTGTATCGCGGCGCAGCGCAGCTTCGACAGCGGGCGGATTCAAGATGTCTCCAATAACGTTGCGGCATGTTTTTAATTCCTCACCGCCCTCCGCTATTCTGCCTTCCAGATAATTAATGAGCGCCTTGCCTTGCTTGCGGATTAAACCGTTGTCGCCAACCATGACAAACTTAGCCCAATGCATAAATTGCTCGACAGTCCAGTAACCATTGTCCTCACCCATAGCAAGAAAATTGGCCAATAAATCACGCGCGGTGGTTTTATTCTTGCTGCCGCGCGCCAAAGGATTCCAATCAGCACGACGTTTGCGGTAAGGATTATGAAACGGTATGGATTCTTTGATTAGGCATTGTTTAACCGGATCGAGCATGTAAGAACATGTTGCCAAAAACATTACGCTTTCGCCTGCCTGGGCATATCGCAGCATCATGTCAACAATTTCATCGGCTTGCTTATAACTGTGCCTGCTTTTCAACACGGCACCCTGCACCACCGTTCCATTTGCCCGGCGCGGATAATAGATCTTATCGTGGCGCTCCATGACATAATGGATGACGTGCTGCGAATATTTGAGCACCTCAGCCGGAACTCTGTAAGACTGTTCCAAGACCATCGGCTCCTTCTTTTCGTAACCGCTCCTGGCAATAAACGCTTTTGGATCGGCTCCCATGAAAGAATAAATCGCCTGGTCGTCATCGCCGACAAGCACAAACCATTTTGTCATCAAGCCCCACGAGCGGATCAGCTTCAGCTGCAGCGGCGTCAGATCCTGAGCTTCATCCACAATGATGACACCAGGATTCCCTGGAGCATACTGCATGTTTTCGACGGCGTATTCGATCATGTCGGTAAAGTCGATGAAGTTGCATGACCGCTTAAATTCTTCCCACTTCTTATAAAAAGCGTAAGCCGTTGTGCGCCACTCACTGGGCGAAACCAGGCGTGACCGATATCGATTGACCATGTTCAGCGCGTCGTCTCCGTCTGTTTCGCTGTTAGAGCCATAGTCATCCATACCGTCTTCCAACCCGGACATGGTATTGCCGCTGATGCTCCACGGAGGATATTGCTCGTTCCACAGCTTAACGCCATGTACCTCCGCTATTTTTGGGCTGCCCATAGCGCGATAGCACAATGAATGCAGCGTACCGACATTCTGGGGATCCACGGTTGCTTTGGCTGCTGCCAATTCGTGAGCGGCTGCTTTGGAAAATGACGTCACCACAACCCTGTCGCTTCCAAAGCGTTCCACAGCTGGCGGAACCGCTTTTTCCATCAGATACGTCGTCTTTCCACAGCCTGGCGGCCCGAATATTTTTCGTTCTTCCATTTTTGCTTTATATAAGGTCTTACAAAATGCTTATTTGCTGATTTTGGGGTCCATAACTACCGCAATATTCAATATCAAAATATATAAAGCAGCTTATAAGTATAAAATAAGCATAAAAAAATTGGACTTAACATATTGATATAATTATTATAAGCATAACAAGTACCATGTTTAGAAAAATTTTTAGAAAAAAATTTTTTTCAGCCCTATATATAAGGGAAAATTTCAAAACATGCTTATGGGCTAAACAGGTCGTCGCGGAAGATGTTCTGTGGTACCCAAATTACGAGCAGGTTCTTTTGCTTGCCATCCACAGTTGGCTGGATCCTGCTTTGCTTGCATCCTATCTGGACAAGGCGTTTGTTCATGTCCGGGACAGACAGCACGCCGTACTCTTCGGAAACAATCCACTTGATAAGCGATTTGGTGAAAATGTAAATCTCGCCCTTGAACGTAATGGGATCTTTATTCTTGAGCCCGCTTTCAACGATAACTGGCGGGAACTCGTCAAGATAGTCCAGCGTCCAGTTGCGTGTCTGGGTGTGCACCGTGGATTCTTCGCTGACAGCCCGCGTCTCCATGATAGCGCTTAGCATTCGCGTCACTTCGAACCAGACTTTCTTTTTGATGTCCGGCATAATCACGTCTGATTTTTTCCCGATGTTTGATTTGAACAGCCGAAATTTCTCCCAATCGTCGAATGTCTTAAACGATGAAACGACAGTGCGTCCGGCAATCGGTTCAAATTGCAAATGATAACTGGGCTCTTCCTGGTCCCATTTGACGAACTCGACGATTCTGTGCAGGCGCAGGACTTTAGCTATGCTGTCCTTGACAATTACCGGATCGTCGCTGCAGTACGACGTGCCCTGTAAAATAGCTGCTGTGGATATGCCCTGCTCCGCGTCTTCACGCTCGATGTTTTGCCGTGACTCGACAATTGTCCGGGCATAGTATTGTTTGTTGTCGAATTTGAGCGGTGTCTTGTGCTTATTCCGAAACGCGATGAGCAGGTTCAGGATTTCCTGGTCGCTCCATCCGCACATGATGGCAAAGTGCGCCAGGGAATGGTCATATTCAGACGGAGAGTCCGCCTTGAGGTCATTGCGTTCCATTCTCCATGTATGCGTGAATCTCGGATCGAACGCATCGAACAAGTCATGGAGCCGGTCAACGTCGATGGCGGGATTGGGGTTGAACACCAGGCTCCCCAGGACTTCATGAATTTTATCCGACGATATCGCTACTTCGATAGTCTTGTTCGGCTCCGATTCTGCAGCCGTCAGTTCTTTGGCCACAGTCAACACTTCATCCAGATCCTCCGGGTTGTACGCCTGATCTGTGGCCTTGAGCAACACGACGTCGACTTCACAGTCATTCTTGCAGTTCTTGGTGCCCGGGATTCGAAGTATGCGTGCCAAGTCATGCGTACCGTCGATTGTATGCCCGCGCAGGCGTAGCGTCTCCAGCAGCCGCAACTCGAGATGCGCAGCCCGGCGCCTGTCTTCATCTGACTCGAATATCCACGGCTCCTTGAACAGCCACCAGCAGTGTAATCCGTACCCCGAATGCACAATGAGCGTTGGATCCCAGCCTTGTCCAGTAACAATGCCGAGCGCGGTGTTGAGATCCGGCGCGTAGTTCTTGCCCTTGTGGGCTTGATCGTGCTTGATATCGATATCGGCCCAAAGCCCGACGATCCCGGCGGTTTGATTGGCTTTACAGCGGATATACGCTATCGACTCGCCGTTGTTGCCAACCAGTGTGCGGGGATCCGGCGACAGCGCCACACCGACGTAGACTTCTTTGGGTTTTTTGAGCGCATAACGGCCGGCTTTGACCGGGTCGGTGAACCAATGGCTGGTTTGGGTGCGCATGTGGTGAATCAGGATGTATAACTCGTTGGGCTTGTTGCCGAACAACCTGGATAAAAAATTATCTGGAGTCATGTGGTCCTTCTGGTGCAGTAAATGAGTTCACGTCAACCCCGTCCACTGAGTCGAAAGACTGAATGATACGAAAATACTGCTTGATTCGATCCATCCTGACACAAAAGATACATGAATCGTTTTTTAACTTGGGAAATTCCTGCACAAAGGTTTCAGGCTTGTAGATCAGATAGTACTGCAAATCATCTCTTGATCCATAACTTAAATATAAAACTGCGACGTAAATGCGCATGTGTTTGAATATGAATTTATAAGCAAGATCCGACGTTGGACTCTGAATATAAATCAGCTTGAGAATTGTCATGCGCATGTATGCTTAATTATTTTAAAATATCGCTTGAAGGCATTGCTAAATATATGTTGTGAAGTTGCGTATTTGGCCCCGGGCAGCGGAGAGTCGTCCAGCGTGGATACATCATAAACGCATCGACTTTCTTTTGAACTCCAAGAAATTAGTTGAGCGCAGTAAGGATGAAATTGTTTGTAATGGACATTCTCAGCAAGTTCGGGAATTAGTTTTTTATCGACGTCCTTAATGCAGATGACAATCATACCGATTGTACCTCAAGTTTCTTGCTTTAAGCAAGAATTAATCATAAATAGAAAAGCTGTCTATCGACAAAGGAGAAACTCCAACGTATGCTGCCGTTGCGCAAGAGAAGCCGGATGGTGCCTGATAACTCTTGAAGCGCTCCGCAATTTCCGAATTTTCGCACATGGCCCAGCGTGTTTCGGTACGGTGGCATTCTGAACATTCCCGTGATTGCAGGCATTGGTGCTGTGCGTCTGGCATACCGGCCTCGTAATATCCGATTACGTCTTGGCACATTGTTATCACCCAGTCTTGCCAGCAGTGATACTCACCGCCCAGGCGTTCTCACAAATGACGGCGTAGTGGCTTGCTCATTGCATGCTCCATCGTTTCAGAATTGCCTCAGCTTCAGGAGATTGCCGGGTAATTTGAACTCCATTGATCCGCAGCAGCGCGATAAATGCTTGCGTAACCGAGCGCTTGGCCGGTTTGAAGCTGTCCGCCACGGATTTCCTGTAACCCGAAACAGTGTAGACCAAAGAGCCATCCCAGACATATGGCCGCAGGCTTGCCGGACAAGACTGGTCCAAGTAGCGATATCTTGGCCACAGATGCATGTCCAATGGAAAACCACAGTTCGCGCAGATAGTGTAGCCATGCAGGGGCAGCCACCGCAGTCTTGCCTCACCGTTATATGTGCTGAGCAAATATTTAGCTGCGTCGGCGAGGCTTATCTTGCGCCCTCGCTTGAATTTGATCAAATCACTCATACTGAAAGACAGCTCTCTTTAATCTTAGAAAAGACAGCTCCCTTTAATCTTAGATACGCCATGAAGGCCTCGGTCTTGCCGTTAGTATCCCGTTCGAACTTCTTGGTGCGGTAATGATTGACTCTGGGTCCGCTCCAGCGGTATTGTGATGTACACCGTCGTCCCCAGGCATACCACTCATGCGACACGCTCGATGGGCACCCTACCATGATTCCCCATGGAGACAGATGCATGCCGTACGGATACCCGCAGTTTGCGCATATCTCGAATCTGTCGTGGCGTTTGTATTGGGCATCATTGATAAAGCTTTTGTCGATGGCGATGATTTCAGCAAAAGTTGGCTGCCATTTGATTTTGTCTGCCATGGTGTTCCTCCTTTATTCACAAACCTGAATGCCATGCAATCGCAGCATGGTAATGATCCATGTGACTTGATGCTGGTTGTTAAGTTTAGGTTGAAAATAATTGATCTTAGAAAAGCGTCCATCATAGATGCGCATGACTTTACGATATTTTGGACAGTGTGAAGCATTGTGTTCGCCCTGATGCCAATGGCAATTCCGGCATATTTGAAGCGCTGAAAATTTGATCGGATATTTTCGATAGCCGCAATCGTAATCAAGCAGTATCTGCTGCAGATTGCGCTTGAGGTATTGAGGAACTTGCTTCATTGTCATAGCAACGTTACTCCATGCAGTCGAAACATGGCTATCAGCCAACGTTCTTCGATACTGTCTTCTAACCGGCGGAAATGTGAATCACGCGCGAAGTAAGCACAACCATGTGTGTTGACGATGCAGCGATGCTTTACAATTGAATGATATCCGTATGAAAACCCACAATTTGCGCAGATCTCGCACCACTTTCGTTTATAAGCTATTTGCCCGGGATAATAGGATCCAATTAAAGCGTGTGCTAAAGCGCCTTGGAAGAATTGACGAACTACAGGTCTAATGATTTGTTTTTCCATAAGATACAACCAATCGCGCAAAATCACGCAAACAAATGTATGATTTGTATGGCAGTAGATCCGACCAGAATTCCCCAGTAAAATGACTTTCTTTCGAATCTCTTGATCATGGCGATAGCCAGGTCGTCGATATAATACCGGCGTTGGTTAAATATAATGGTGTCCGGTGTATTCATTCTTAACATCCTATACGAGGTGGATTCATTGTAACTTTCTTGCCACGCAAGCGCAGCATGGAAGCTAACCATACTTGCTCTTCATCGGTGTCTTGTGGACAAAATCCTTGGCTGCATAAAGGCGTTGAATGAAATCCGTAGCGCTGTCCGCAGTGTTTGCAAATGCATAAATGACCATAATAATATGGATGATATACAGTGTTACGATCAATGCCGCGTATAATCTCTTCCAGTATGGCTTTAAGTTTCCGTAAACGATCGTCCGATATCATTTATCCCCCCCTACCCTGTGCCCCCCCAAATATTTTGTAAACTCCGCTGCCCGGCCGGCCCGGCTAATAGCCTCCCTCCAGTTGTCAGCCTACCCGGGGGTATCGAACCGGGAAGCGGGTTATTTTTCTACTAATTTAAAGCCATGCAGTCGCAGCAGTGCTTGAAATGCCGTAGTTTTTTCGCGATCATGCTGATTTTTAATATCTTCAACGCTATATTGATTACAGCCTTCCCTGTTATGTCGTCCGCTTCGCATGCCGCAGTGGGGACAAATATAGGACCATTTAATAAGATATTCCGGATTAGTAAGTTTCAACTCTTTGACCTGCAGCAGTTGTTCGTGTAGAGAATGTTTCATTTCAGTTTGACCCCATGCAGCCGCAACAGCGCCCTAAACGCTTTGGTTTTTTGGACATCTTCAATAAATGTCGGCTTTTCTTGGTAATAGCAGCGCGCAATGTAACCTTTACCGATGTTGGAATAGTGATCGCCACGCGTCTTGCCACATAATTTGCAGAGAGCGGAATATTCCAGTCTGTGATCACGCATTCCGTACGGTGGTCTATCAGACATGGCATTTTGAATGTAGTACTGCACGAGTTCCTTCAGTGAGCGGTCCATATATCAATTCGTTCCAATGAGGATTTCGTTCGGTGTAAACCTCGACTCCGTGGATACGCAGATAAGCAATGGCTACATTGAGATGTTTTTCAAAATCAATTTCAGGTTTGAATTTTAGTGTCGGATGGCCTCGGGTGCACTGGCCATCACAGTGCGCACCACGCCGCAACCCGCAATGTGCACACAGCACCAGATAGGCGCTGTTGTACGTCATCCGGCGTATTTTGTTTTCTTCTATAATTTCACCGTACAGCTCACGCAGACTTGCCGCCATGCCGATAACTCCGTCCTTGGTTGTATTCATGCTTGGCTTTGATTTCAGCCTCAATATCGATGCCCCAACCGCGGGCAGCGTCCAGAGTGCGAATTATAATGTCAGCCAACTCGGCGCCCAGGCTGTTAGTGTTGTCATGCACATCGTTGCGATGGGCTTCGAGAGCTTCGGAAACCTCGCTGTGTATCAGTGCCAGAACTTCTGGAATATTGCGTTGGCGGGAGATCTGGATCAGATCCAGGAAAGCAGTGAGAATCTTGAGGATTTTATCGACGTTGAGCGTGATGTATTCATCGTCATGGCTGCATTCCATGTCTCCACTTGATTGTGGATTTGCTATGCAGTACTGAATCCTGGAGCGGTATTCCATGATTAGTTGATACCACTGTTTCAGATTCATGCCGTCGATTTTGATCGGAGAATCCCACCAGCCCTTGTCACGGGCTATTTGATGGATGTCGCTGGCTATGTCGTTGATGTCCATTGGTGTCCTTTAAAGTTTGGATGTTCATATATGATCCCGCCGTACTTCTTATTGCTATGCCTAATTTGCAAAATGTTTTCAGTTAGAATCAAGTCACCAGTACAACTGCAACGATTATATACCATTATGAAGCTTTTCAATGGTCCAGTTGTGTTGCGGACATATCCAGAGCAGATCCCGGAGCCGGGAATTGTATCGAACGGCTCGCCAGTTTCGAGATTACCGTAAGTAATGGTAAGGCGGTTGTGCAAAAATTTGTTGACAGCAAGATGACGATGGATACTTGGTGGAGTTTTGACTGAAACATAAATAAGCTCAGGGATGTTGGACACGCCGTACAAGTTATACTTGGTTGCACCGTACATGCCATACTTGGTTGGCGCATAATGCAGATTACCGTTTTGATCGATTAAAATGCGCGATTTGCATGCCGGGCACCACCGTGCTTGGAGTTGGTGTTGTTCTAGCTCAGACTTAAGATGTGCAGAGCCATGGAATGTTGAATCAGGAGGTGTTTCTAACTGATGGAAACCCTTTTCACACAACTTCTTGCGTAGATCACTCATCGTTTACCCAAACGTTTTCGGCGTTCTAGTTTGGCTGCTTTGCGCTCTTCAAACCGCCTCTGTTTCTCGATGCGACGCGCTTTGTTTTTCTCCCGGCGTCCCTCCAATGTGTAACGCTGGTGGCTGGGTTTGCGTTTGGAGCGTCCTTTCTTTCTGCCTCCTCCGCCTGCTTTGCTCGCCATGACGTGTACCTCCCTTCTTGAATTTGATATTATCGTAAATCATTCCGCATACCAAGCACAGCTGTTTGCCATCACACCAGCGTATAGCGCCTATAGCAGGTTTGCCACAGTCGTTACAGATATATGCCTTGCTTGTTGAGCGAGGTTGAGTATCCACCATTCGTATTAAATCGCCGGACTCCGAGACGGAGCCCGGCGTCTTGTGTAGGTTAACTTTCAGTAAGAACTTAGACCATTAAAAAGCCTGGCTCTCCTCACCTTCAGCCATCGGGATGTCTCCCAGCGGATCGAACTCTTCACCGTTTTCAATATTCATTTGGTTGGCCATTTCGTGAATGGCGTTGGTCATGGATGGCGCCATGGATTGAGCATAGGCATCTACTGCGTCAATATCAGGCACGTCTCCGGCGTAGAACATCTGCAGTTCGGTGTTGCGCTTACCCTTTGCCAAAGTGAACCTGGTGATAACATGCGGATAGCGCTTGTGCAATCTGCCAAGATCTTTGCTAAGATAACGCTTAGCACGCTTCAGGGATGTCGGCGGCACGTTGATGATTGTGGGTACGCCGCCGGTGTTGGGTAGCACGGTGCACAGCAACCGATACATTTTGCAGCCCTGTGCTTTGGTTTTGTTGCCTTTGGCGTCTTCCGCGGATCCAAACCGGCTCAACGGACAATTGGAACATTTCCCGCCGCACTTGCTGGCCGGTTCACCGTATCCATTGATCCCGTCCGGGCTGAAGCAATCCGGGGGTACGCCTTCACCGCTGTACGCTTCTCTGTAGTAGCGCCGAATGATGGCGGTGTGGAAGATGATTCCTTGAAATTCATCGACAAATTCTCCGTCCGGGAGTTCGAATTGCAGACCTTCGCGCGGGATAGTGATGCGATCGAGATCCATAATCCCGAACGTGTCTCCACCCAGATTGTATTGAATGATGTCCTGCACATTACCGTCTTTGTTGACGATATCGAACTGATCGAACGGTACCACCGCCATGATTTCTGGTTTGCTGTTTTTCATGTAGCTGCGACTCCTTTTCTTGTGTTTTGGTTTTTGGATTTCAGTTCTCAGCTCTCATGGTGTAACTCCGGCACCACCTCCTTTTTAATTGATACGCATATCAATATCCGGGACAATCGACTCCGGCTTGAAGATAATACGATACCTATATGCATCAGCGACAACCGGATCGATTTGCTCGGCAAAATAAGTCACGTTGTCTGACAACCCGAGAAAATGCTTTTTATAGCTGTCCGGCCCAGTCTTGCATGTTACTGACAGCTCCCCATTCGGATCGTTGTTCCCAAGTGAGCATTTCCCTTCAATCACAAGCATGTAGTTACCGGTAATACCGTTGTAAAACACAATCCGCCGATTGACTTCAAACATATCGGCAGCTTTGGACAGATTGTGGGACGCTATGTCGGCATCGCTGCAGCTGCAAATTGCAATTAGGGCTATAAACATTATCTTTTTCATGCCAAATTTTTCCCTTCACATAAAATTTTTGTTTGAAACAACTGATTTTTTTATTTTCCTTCAGTTGCCGGTAATACATCAACATACTTTTGACGATCGTATTGACACATCCAGCATTCGATTGGCTGTTTGAACGGCTTGTCTTTTTTGAGTCGGCTGTTATGCGGACAATTTAGCCAAAGACATTCAATATCATAGTTGCTTGATGATTTCATGTCATTGCAATTGGTCCTTGGTTGGATATGTAAACGGCGCCTTGTCGACCAACCGATCGTTGTCGATCCAGAAATACTTTCCGCATATGATATTGCTGCATTGATACGGTCCATGCTGGGTGCTTTGCTTGTCGCCCCAGCCGGTCTTGACGATTTTGCCTGTACGACATTTTGGACAAATCATGACAATTTCCTTTTGACACTCCATGGCCCGGCTTCTTCGCTGTCCGGACTCAGAACCGTATAGTAACGGGTTCGATTGTAATATGTGCCACCGCCATCCAAGACTTTAGCTATGGCTTCATTTTCATCGACCGCATCGATGAGCACATCCTGAATATGGACTTCTTTGGTACTGACAATAAACTGTGCCATTTATTCCCCCTTATTATGATTTTTTGGATTTCATCTGAGTTTTTTCAGTGTATCCAATCACACCTTCAAATTCTTTTGGCAGCGATTCGTCGTTATCAACCCATTCCCGGATCAGTGCCGACAAACTCTGGTGGTTGACCTTTTCATTGACATAAATCTCACCATATCCAGCTGCTTTAAGAGCTGCTATCATATCGTCATCAGTTACGCCGTCTTCCTTTTTAGCCCAGATTTGTGAATGTGAATATATCGTACGTCCGATGACGTTAGCGTACTTAATTCCGACACTGGCAAATTGTTCCTGCAGGATTGGGTCAATCACGGCCTTTCGTTTTTTAAGTATTTTTTCTTTGAAACTGATTGCATCCAATTCGGCATCGATTCTTGCGAATTCTCTAAGCAACTCGCTATCCAGATTTGGCACCGGTATATGGACGCTGGCATCAATTTTGGCTATCTCCTTCGCAAGCTCCGCGTCTATACGGGCAAACTCAGCCAGTAAATCAGTACTGAGCGGCGGTTGTTCACTATTGGCTTCTTCGGCATCCAGTCGATTGAGTTCATCGATAATATCGTCTATGTTGTCAGACATCGCTACTCCCTGTAAAAATAGTTTCGTTTTAACAACGCAAATTTAATTTCGCATGCCCGATCCTTATTGGACCCTGTCGAAAAGACACTTTGCTTGTTTTCGCAGCAGCCACGGATGTGTTCCCCACGCAGGTAGCCGCAATTGACGCATGTGTGATTGGAAAGCACATTCCATTGCTTCATCGGTATTTGTTGCAGATAATCCAAGTTACCGCTCATCTGATATTGGCGATACAGTTGCAGGGCTATGGCTTTGGTCATGATTTTGCTCCTGTACCAAAAATTGAACCCATGTTTTAAACGAAAAAAATAGCTGAGAATCATCCGGATAAAGGCAATATGCAGGCCCTGTGTCAGGTCCGCAATGTCTTCCGAGTCTTTGATGACAGCGATCGCATATTGGCTGCTGGTCGTGTGTCCAGTAGCCCTCCCAGTATTTCTGGAGCAGCCAGCTGTGGTATGCTGCGGTAAGTTTGACCATGTCAAGATTTCTTGAACGCATTGTCTAAGGTCATGACTTGGCCGTTCTGCAGCCGAACGCTGCGTCCTGCCAAGAATTTAGCATCAGTTGCTTGGCGCAGCTTGACGTGTGCCGCTTCGAGCGCTTCTTCGAGTGCCTTAATCTTCTCCTTGCAGATTTTCAGGCTGTCTTCTTTGTCAGTCAATTGCTGCTTGTAATGACGTATATCACGCTGCAGCTGTGATTCCCGACCGCTTTGAGTATATCGGACTTCTTTGAGATCGTCGGAAAGCCTGCGATTTTCGGCACGCAATGCATCGATAGTTTCGATTACGGCATTGCCCAGCTCTATGGCATTGAAAGTTGTCTGCTGCTCGGAATGGGTGCATGCGCACTCATGTTTGTTGCAATCGATTCGATCGACATTAAGAAGCTCGGCAGCTGTATCTGCAGTGTCCTGGAGCAGATCTTGCTTGAATTTCGGTCCGCGTTTTTTGTGTTTCAACTCTGTCTTGCCAAGCCATCGATAGACAGCTTTTCTGTTGCCTTTGGCTTCCGGATTGTCACGTTGGACCCAACCGCGTTTTTTGAGCAACGACAGACGATTTTCAATGGCTTTTTTGTTGTCGTCCTTAAAATGTTCGCAGAGTTCATTGAACGTGAATACCGGATCTTCGCGTGTTTCCAGATATCTAACCAGAAGATCTGAAGGAAAATTATGTACTGCGCGCATTGTCTTGTTCCTTTCTTTTAAGAGTTGGGTCCGGTGGAGCAATTACTCATTCAGGCGCCCGGACCCGTCGCACCCATAGGAGGGCAGCCCCGACAACCGCTTTTTACGGACGCGAATCGGGAAAGCATGCTCCGCATCGCTCCTAACGGTAATGAATGAGATGATACAGTCTTTGGCGCCTGTATCATCGCTCGCGTCCAACCTCAGCTGTTGGGGGATAACTACAGCCAAGGATGACATTATTTCAATTTTCAACCAATCGAAACGGGATGGATAATAACCACAAACCAATACGCTGAATAATAATAAAGGAGGCACATCCCTATTCCTTGAAGCTTGCTGATGTTTTTGCCAGGGGCCTGTGTCCACGTCAGTTAGGTCCACCATGAAGGTCGCCAATGTCGCCCTGGAACGCACCTGCCATCTGGGTACTGGCATCAGTTTACTCCAAAAAACTTCGATTGGTTGAAAATTGAAACAATTATTATTGTATCTCCGACAATACCGATTCAATAACTTTGAACCTGCTCTTAAGTGCATACCAGGTCTTGACGTCAACAGTGCCTTTAGCGATCAGATGATAATAGAACACCTTGCGCATTTGCCCTGGCCGATGTGTACGTGCCAGGCTTTGTAAATATTGTCCCAGGCTAAAGCCCACAGAGAAATAAATGCAATACCTGGCTCGAGTTAAGTCAATGCCCTCGCCACCAGCTTGGATCTGCGCAACAAGCACATTGTACTTCCCGGCTTTCCAATCTGCCAATTCATTGTATCTCCCGGACACTTCAGCGCATGACCTGCCGATTGATTGGGCTGCAGTTTTGATGCGTTCAAGCTCATTCACGAAACGTGTGAAGATCACCACCGGCTCATCCAATGGCAAATCCTCGAGTATTTCCGTGCACAACTCAATTTTAGAATTATCGATAACCAACTCGCGTCCGTCATCTAGTTTGGCAAACCCGCCAGCAAGCTGTGCCAACCTGAGCAACTTGACCAGGGCATTGTCCACGCTGATTTCGCCACCGGCTGCACGGGCATCCTGTACTTCCGCAATGAATTCCTGCTCGAGCTCACGGTATAGCGCCATGGTTTGGTCGTCCAGATCGCAACGTCGTTCGATGTGCTGTGTTTCCGGCAAGTCCAGCACATCAGCTGCTTTGACACGGTATGCCATGGAATAAAACTTCTGATTAAGCTCTTCGATATTGGTGAACGCTACGACTTGTTTGTTTTCAAAACCGCCCATTATGCAGTATCGCTTGCGAAACAATTGAAACGATCGCCCGAAGATTGCGTCATTGAGCGCACGATACTGAGCATAGACATCGATCAGGGATGACGGCATGGGAGTCCCTGAGAGCGCCAGACGATGTTTAGCTTTCTTGGCTATACGTGCTGCACCCCAACTGGCACGGCCGCCGGGTGCCTTGATTCTGTGGCATTCGTCAAGTATCAGCAAGTCCCAATCATACTGCATTAACACGCCAAGATCTTTAATGCGGTTTCGAATATGCGTAGGCCCGAGCGGCGGCCGCCAAAACGCATCGTAATTAAATACCGCCGCAATACGCTGATTGCGTACATTCGCCAGCTGCATAGCCTGCTGGAGTTCCGCGGTCTTGCGCGCTACCGTGCCTTTTGTTGGTGCAAACACATGGAACGGCTGGTGGCTGTGGAGATCGAACTGCTCCGGCCAAACATCGATGACTTTCTTGGGGCATAGGATCAGCACCTTGCTGGCGTTCCAACCATTAGCCATGTCGATTGCTGATTTTGATTTGCCGCAGCCCATTTCGAACGCCAAGTAGAACGCGTACTTGTGAGCCGCCAGTTTCCAGGCCTCGACTTGATGGCTCCAGGGATCAGTCTTGGTTAGAGGATAATGCATTCATTTTCTCGTAGATAGCAACCATACTGTCGAAATATTCGCCAGTTGCTTTGTCCATCATTTTTCCTCAAGTTCATGTTCTACTTGAATAATTAAATCACTCACCATGTCAAAGTTGTTGATTTGCTGGTAAGCTTCTATGAACAACTTATCAACTTCCATGTTGTCAGGATCGTAAAGAAGATGTTTTAGATTTTCATTAACTCGAAACGCAATAGCATGCGTTCGAATTCTTTCAACTGGATCACTGATTTTTTTAAGACATTTTATGAAATCCTGAAGAGTTGCAAAATAGTACTGTTGTTTATCAATCATACCCGTTCCTTTTTAATATCACCGCAGTATTCGCATTGCAGTATATAATCGATAGCGCAAGGCCTTTCAATTGACTTGTCAAACTTCTCATGCTTCCAATGGATATAGACATTGTATGTCTGAATAGTTATCCATTTATGCGGACATTGCATAACTCGGGCTTGCCCACATTTTGTACAGTACTGGTAGCCCTTCTCAACTTTATCGTATTTGTGCCTGCAAAACATGGTTACAGCTTTTCAAGTTCGATCGTGATGGCCCTGATATATTTACCGTCTACGTATGCATCAACGGAACAGACGGGCCGGATGTTGATGATTTCAATGCCAGTTTCTTTGTAGAACTGCTCGATCATGGCATGGATGATATCTTCGAGGTTTTTTTTCTTATTCCTGATTTCTTGCAGTGTCATTGATGTAATCCAAACTCTTCGCGTTCCTGGCACATGACTTCGTAAGCTGCTGTCAAAGTCGGATACAGCGTATTTTCCGCATGTTCGCCGGTCCAGTTCAGTAGCGTATATTGAATCTTGTCACCCTGCTGCGCTTGGTCGTCAAATCGAATGCTGGCGATTGACGCACAGATGATTTTTCTGCCATTGATAAACCATACGGATTGCCCAAGACTGTACTTGATGTTTGGTAGTAAAGCGGAAACTGTAGCTTTGTCGTCCAAATTGTGCGTAGCGATAGCCGGAGTACCGAAAAAGTCAGAAGGATGTTCAGTGCATGGGATGCCGTGTTTTTGACAGGTTTCTTGAATGATCTTGGATTTCGAAGTCGTTGATTTGAGAACAACAGAGGCTGCTATTTCGAGACAATTCAGACTGATAAAATCAGCATATTCCTGTGTGGCAATAATCCCTGGAAACTGGCGATAGATCTGCTGCACAACCCATACTTGGTTTTCGAGACTCCAATCACTGATTTGATCAATAATCTTGGCCATGTCTTCGATCTTGGCACTTTCTTCAATCGATGGATACGGACAAAGACGTTCCATGTTGCGGCAAGACCAGGCGACGAACGCATTCGAACTCAGTGCTTCCGGACTATCTTCGTCAATTCGTCGCGCAATCCAGAGTTGATTCTTAAATTCTAAACTGTCCATTTTTTCGAATATTTCTTTCGCATCCATAATTAACTTCCTAACTTAGTAAAATTTATAGGAAAACCAATATCATTGATAAACAAATGTATTTTTTTTGTTGACATTCTTACGGACAGTGCGTAAGCTTTCAAACAAGATCCATTTTTTTGGATTTCTTACTCACACCATTGTAAAACGTCGGATATAAAATGACGATTTTGCTGACTTCGCCGCCTGACCATTCCTCAATTTTTTCGGCAATAGCTTTGCCGCCAGCAGCGCCGTTAACCAATGAAGTCAAATACACACGCGAACATTTCAATTGCTCAGCGGCTTTGTGGTGGGTCAGATGTTTATCTTTTAGGTACTGCTTGAGGGTTTTCATTGACATGCACCAAGTCTCCAGAAATGTGTTGATTGATTGGATAATCTTGGTCTGTCTTACTATGAGTAAGAATCTTTGTCAAGTTTTTTTTGACAATTTTCTCACTCAAAGAAATTGACTTTAAGAAAGGACTTAGGATATGAATACAACGCAATCGCTAATGGTCCATGATTTTCAAACCGGAAAGGCGCACAGTCGGATTGTGATTAAAAAACTTGGGAACTACCGTCATATTCTTGGCAAAAAGATCCGTATCCTGCGCGAAATGGTTGAGATGACTCAAATGGACCTGGCAAACGCTTTGGGCTATACATCGACTGGCATGGTTAGCCAAATTGAAACTGGCGCTAAAGGTATGGATCCCGAAAAAATTATCAAAGCTGCCAAAATTTTTGGTGTGCACCCGTCTGTATTGATCTCTGATGTCGAGATGACCCGGGAGGATGTGGAGATGTTCGTCAATTTGTCTATCATACTTAAATCTAAAGATAAAGCTATTCATTTTAGTGCAATTCGTGAATTACTTAAGTTAAGCGCTGACAAGACCAAGATAAAATGATAATATGCTTTCTTAAATCAATTCTTTGCGGAGAGACTGGGTATGGAGACAAAATTAAATTGGAAGTTGGTTGACATTATCCGCAACAAACACAAACACCCTGAACTGTATTATTGGACACAAATTAGACTGCGCATACTAGCCACGCTTTGTCTTGTCGAACGCAATCATGAGACTGCTCATGCCAAGAAGACCAACGATCACTCTGTGAGCATGTTGACATCATGGTTTAATTTGTTTTTGGCGTTATCATGGTTACTGTTTGACGCAACTAATTTGACGTTATTCTAAATTTTTTTTCTTGCTTTAAGTAAAGACTTGCGTATTTTTTTATGTCTTCACATCTTACCGAAAGTAAGCGCTGGCTGAAGCTTAAGGACGCTATCAAGTATTCCGCCATCGGTCGTGATCGACTCAAGCAGCTTGCTCGCAACGGTGTGATCATTGGTTTTCATGACACAGACAATGCTAGACACGATTGGATTTTCGACCGGCTTTCTATCGACTCGTACAGGCTTACTCAGTATCACCTGCAGTCCACCATAACGACTCAAATAGCTAATGACATAGCGCTTGAAGTTTTGAATCGGTAATGTTATGGCTGAGACCATGAAACTCTATCGCTATTTCAATGGCTATTGGTATGTGCGCCGACCGGACGGAGCCCGCAAATCGCTCAAGACTCGTAATGCTGATGAAGCTACTCGCATTTACAAAGCCATGCAACGTGCTGTACTTCAAGGCAAGCTCACTGCCCTGGATTCTGAACGCCGTGTAACAATCGCGCAGCTGCAACCAGAATTTTTTGACAGCCGTGATGAACTATCCGCTGATACTGTGGCTGCTTACCGCCTGGCATTTAAACAGCTGGCTGAATTTTTCGGCGGATCCACCCTAATTTCGCGTATAACTGCACGACGTTTATCTGAATTCAAATATCTGTGCCGTGCTCGCGGTGTTACAGATGTTTCAATTAACACCTATCTGCGCCATATTCGCAGTATTTTGAACTTTGCTTTTAACTGTGGTTATCTCAAAGACAAGGTATTGGTTCCGATAATTCCAATCGGTGTGCGTCACCCGCGAATTTTGACTCGGGACGAAATTGATCTGTTGTTATGTCATGCTGCACATTGCCGATCACACATGACACCGATCATTGCTTTTGCATTATGGACTGGCTGCCGACGTTATGAAATCTGGTCTCTGTCATGGGAACGCGTGCGTAAAGGCTACTGCACTGTACTTGGCAAGGGACGCCGCGAGCGCACGATTCCGTTGCTGCCGGGAGCTGTGGAAGCTATGGGCTCACACAAAGACATTGGCCCGGTATTTTGGCATCCGAACGATATCGACCGATATTCTAAGGAATTTAAGCGTTTGGCACGTGACTGCGAACTCGAAGGTGTGAGCTTCCACAAATTGCGCCACACCGCAGCCTGCAACATGTTGGCGGCCGGCGTGGAATTGCGTTACGTGCAAGAGATGCTGGGACACAGCCAAGTAAACACAACTCAGATCTACGTGCAAGTCGTGCGCGATAAACTCAAAGAACAGCTGACTGAAAAATTTACGGAATTTGTGCTTTAAATATGCAATTTGGTGATCCTGGTGGGAATCGAACCCACGTTACCGGGATGAAAGCCCGACCTCCTTTCCAATTTGGATGCACAGGATCATAAGACGTTGGTGGACGGGGGAGGAATTCGCACCTCCACAGCAAGCGCGGGGGATTTACAGTCCCTTGGGTTCACTCGTACCCAGCCCGTCCAGTTGTTTTGAGTCGATCGTTGTCTGTTTCTTTGTACCAGCTGCAGTCGAGAAACTTAAATCACGTTCGTTATTCATTAAGTCAAAGCCGGATGCCATGCATTTGTAACCGTGCTCTTTGAGTAGATCGATGAGATCATCGTCCAGCTTTTCATTGGGCGGACCGTCATAATAGATATTAAGATCTTTCGTTTTGTCTGCATGCTGCATATTGGGCAGTGTTCGACCAAATGCTCCTATCTCATAGTCGCAATCACATCCTATTGCCTGCATGTCGCATATTGGACAGCGCTCGACATCACATCCGGGATGATGTGGCATGCCGTGCTTGGCACCACAATCGTTGCACCGACCATTCGGCTCGTCGAAGTGATCCGTAGACCGCGGCACCCATTTTGAACGCTTGTTTTTTCTGGCATGCGTGTATAGACATCCGTCAGCTTTCAGCATGTCTTGTTTACAATACTGACAAATTGCTCCCATTGATTCTTACCTTTCATTTAGACGATTTCAATTATGCTGCCTTGCTAGACACAAATTTATCAATTGCAAAGCCTTTTTCCTCCAATTCGCAGGCGGTCAGTTCGAATGTCCGGTAGCTTTCCCCGCAAGTCTGGCAGCGCCGGGTGCGTCGAACCGCTTCGTTGAAGTTTGTGCCGATCATTTTGTGGTATCGCGAATCTGTAACAGTTGAGCTGCTGCTGCCGCAATGTGGACAGGTCAGTAGACACCGCAGACCGCCTTGGCTGCTCATGGAGTCTCCCTTTTAGTTAGTTTGGCAAACCTACACGGACGCCCCATTGCGCCTCGCCTTCGATAACCAATTTAGACGTCGAGCTTATGGTTATCACCCCTCAACCCCCTCAGCTTGCCATTTTGTGCATTGCTAATAAATCCATATCCTTATGATATTATTTAAAAAATCATCCAAATAAAAACATTGGCATTGCGGACAATAATAAATGTCGCCAGTATGCTGCCCAGGTTGTGCTCGTTTTGTGGTTGTGTTTGATTCTGTTCTATCAACAGGATCACCCATATTATACGAACATTTTTCGCAATCCATATTTTTTACCTTTGCCACAGGAGCAATTGTTTGCGCTCGGCAGGGATTTGCACCCTGCATGACTCTATTCTTTTGTCCGTGTAGGGGGTTAACCCGACTGTCAGCCACGGCGCTTCGTCTACCTATTCCGCCACGAGCGCAATTCTCAATTGGCACTTATTTTGCATGACCTACATTTTGGTAAAATCATGGCAAAATTTTTAGCTTTAGATTTGTAACAGTCTGATTTCATTTTAGTTTTAATTGACGTTCCGCTTAACTCTTAATCAGTAGGTTGATGGTTCGATTCCATCACGGCCCACCAGATTTGCCAATAATTTCAAGACCTATATTACTTGTTGTCAAAACTGCAACACGCTAAATTTGACTGTTTTTGACGTTGTTTTGGTAAAAAAACGGCAAAGTTGATTCTTAATCTGTCAATTCATCAATCAAATCGTTATACATATCCCATGTTTCAAGCGATGTTGGCAATCCTTTTTCTGTGATCAAATTTCCGTGGTAAGCTGCCATGAAAGCGTTAATCCCGTGTTTGCCGTAATGGTTTGGATTTTGCTCAGCTTGCTGAATGAATGCAATCGGATCATCGGTTTCAAGCAAAATTTCTCCACGAGGACCACAAGGAAGGCCGCTACTAGGTAATTCATAACAAGGATCACCGATTTTCCACCAGCATGTCTGAAGACCATAAACGAGGCGATTTGACCGCAACGCTAATTCTTTGACTGTTTCTAAACTGGTAAATTGAGTGAGTCTTAAAACCAATTAAATTTCCTTTCTTTATTGGTTTTTGAACAGGTATTTTGTTTCTCCTGTTATGGTTCAACAATTCTGAAGTGCTGATGAAAAATATGTTTGCTCATGGTAACGCCAGGTGTATCGTAGAATTGATCAGCTGGCATGGATTCACTTCTTGTAACGAAATAATCCCATAGTAATCCGAGCGATAGTTCCTTAAAATATGACCGTTTATAGCAATAATACATGCGAGGCTGGTCACATTCTAACTGTACGCTTTCTATTGCGCGAATACAAATGACTTTCATTTAAGCACCTTGAAAGACCTGTGGAATTCATCGTTTGTGAACCAAAGCGAGTTATCTTCATCATAGATAATGAAATAGAGCATATTGTCATTATTTGTACAATCGTATAAACCGTAATATTGCTTCAATAAAGTCGGTTTTAACCATGGTTCTGTCATTGCCATTGCATTGAAGCATATTACCTTGATTGGCTTGAGTATCGTACCTTGCTTTGCATAATTTCTGATAATTTGATTTTGATATTTTTGTTCAGGACTTAAAATTTTCATTACTCTACAATTTTGAAATGCTCTTTGAACAATGTTTCAGAGAGCAGCAGTCCTCTGTTTTGTATGATTTCGGTAAACGTCAATAACTCACTAACTTCGTGATCACATATAAAATACGCGAATACTGCACTGATGTGTTCTAATGTTGTTGCGTAATACATTTTGCAAAGCACGCATTTGAGAGCAGACGAACAGATGGATTTGATGCAGATGACTTTCATTGAAGTGTTTTAAAATGATACTTAAATTGTTCTTTATGAATCCAAAAACCGTATGTTGGGGATTCAAAGAAAAAATAATAATCTTGTGGAATTTTATCAAAATCCATACCATGACAGCATAAAATCCAATATTTTCGCAGTAAAGTGTATGGACTATCAGGCTTAATACAGATCACTTGTACAACTTCTGGTTTGTGCACGAGTATTGAATGAGAATATAAGTCTGATATTAGTTTTTTATAAATCGGATAGTCCTTGTATGGTTGATTCTCATTCATAATCTGAGCAGTCTTTGATCCATTGTTCCCAGATATTTTCTTCTTGTGGTATAATCTGAAAGCCCAACTCTTTAATTTTTGTCAGCATTCGTTTAGCTGCATTTGAATTATGGTCGTTGTAATGGATAACTTCGTATGGCGACATGTCGATCATAAAATCTGTTAAATCTGAAGCAAACTCAACAACTTGGTCAAAACTTTTTCCGGAAAGGTTGACTTCGTATTGTTTAACTTTGATGAATTCTTTTGCAGTCTTGATTCTTCCGGCATTGAATAACTCTCTGAGTCGATCAGTGTCCATTTGCCCATTAATATACCGCGACCTCCCGTAGTCTCGCTCATAGGCAATTGCGGCACCGTAAATTTTTCCGATACCGGCGTATCCTTGATATTCCAGAATGATATTTTTTTGCATGTCGATTACGATCAAGCCGTATTCAACTGGCGCCAGATACGGATGGCCGGCATAGACTGGTGTCATATTAAATTCGAACTGCCGATCGTGCTGGTGTTGTTGCCAATCTTGACGCATATCATACCAGCGTCCCAGGTATTCATTGAGATGCTCCAGATCTTTTTCGATTAACTTGATATTGTTGATAAACCATGGAATTGGATTGGTCCAGCGTGACATGCGGTGTTCCATCCCATTTTCTTCGCGAATAGTAACGCCGATATTTCCACCCATTATTTAACCTCCATTCATTTTATTGCGTTGTCTTAGGTAAAACATATTTTCCGTTTTCTTTTTTGATTACATTTTCTTTGACTAGAAACTCTAAGAACTCGATTATAATGGCTTCATCGCTTGAAGAATCCTTTGGATGTCTTTTGCGGAAGTCGTTAACAATGTTGCTAAGAATGAATTTCCAATGCAACGCCCATGCGACATAATCTATTTCTTGTTTTTTTTCATTCATATTTTCCACCTGTACGCTCATTGAGCTTCTCGACATATTGTTCCCGATTCCAACTGCTCGGCACTTGACTCGGCATTCGTGGATGCACAGCTTGTTCATCCGGAGTACGCGCCGGCCGGGTCAGAATTTTAAAGCTGCCATCGATGCCAACCAATCCTGCCAACCGGCTGGCACGAAATACATGCTCACGGCCGTCTTTATGCCTCTCGGTAAATCTGTCGGATTTGATAATGACCGGAGTCCATTTGGATGGCGGCCACTGCTGCGCCAGGGTTTTGCGACCGTCTCGAGATCCGTCCGTGCGCGCAAAGCCGTTCCATTCATATGATCCTTTACCGTAGGGATCTTGTCCTTCAAAATTACTGGCATGTACTTGGGCTCCGATTGAAACCCAGAAACCTAATCCTTCAAGTCTGAGTGATCCACACATTCTACCACCTCCAAAATTTTAAATCTTTTGTTAAAATCAGGTGCATTAAACCATTGATACTTTTCCGGATTATAGAGTAGTACAGCATATGGAACGCATTCGTCTCCGCTATCCTCTATACAATAATAAGTATGTATCATACTGAAATTCTGACACGATTTGACGCAGATAACACGCATAACTCTGAAGTGTCTGTGGCTTTTTTCGTCCATATCTCTAAAAAGTTTATATATTCGAGTGTTTTTGTAATCATGAGCATCTTGTTCATAGTTCATAATTATACCTTAAGAAAGAACAAGGAGCTTCTCTTTTTTGCTAAACAAAACGGGGGAGCCGGATGATTCCAACTCCCCCGAGTCTTACTTCAGGCGAGATAATTTGTCAAGTTTTTTTTGACATTATTAAATCTTGTTCATTTGCTTTAGCCCGATCAATGAAAGCTTGTGGACGCTGTTATACAGATCGTCTAAGCTCATTAATGTCAACGTTTTGTCCACCGATCCTTGCAGTTGAATATCATTTTCAAACACAAGGAAGTTGTTCGACAATATCAACAATGTCATACCGGCTTGCTTGTTGAACTCTGCAACTTTAAGTATGATAGCGCTTTGAAGATCCGACATACTGAGTCCGGCTTCCACGGTGCTTCGAATACGTACATACCATGCGTCGAATTCAGACAAATATTTTTCACCAGCCCAGATCATGGGTAATTGAGCCGCGGTAACGAAGGCTTTCTGGGCAACACACGGGTTTGCGATCTTAGCTGCAATGATGCTGTTCTCCGATGTGGCTCCAACCTGTTCGTAGACGTCACAGGGCTGGCTTGTAACCGGCGCGATCTGTAGCATAGAGCCGCAGCCGACAAGCATAAACAAACTCAATAGAGAAACAATAATTTTTTTCATTTTTTCATTCCTTTCTTCTTTTTCTTTTTGCTTTTACTTTTGCAAGCCATGCTGTACCTCCCGTGCTTTTCTGCGTAGATTTTTGCTTACATTATATTGATTGTCACATACGCGGCATAGATGGCTCAAACCATCGTACCGTGACTTATTTTTATTGAATTCCTTAATCGACAACGTGCGTCGGCAGCAGTAACAGAATTTTACCAGCTCCAACCCTGTGATGTCTCTTTCGTCTATCTCTATCGATCGACCAAGCGAGACACCATGGCAGCATGATATGTGCGTGCCTGATGACTCCAACCTTCTTCCTCGGTTTCACCGATGATTAAACGAATAACTCCAATATCGATGGATCCGTCACATTCCTCATCGCCATATTTGTCGCCGTATGCTTTCCAGCCTGGCAACGTCATGACAGAGCCCCAGCTATTTTGTGCAAACAGGTAATAGTGCACATGACCCCAGATTAACAAATCAGCCCACTTGGCACCGGTTTTTTCGTAATGCGCTTTGAGCGCTTTGTTGAGTACTTCCCACATCAGTGATCTTAGCGGGCCTGTCGCGCGCCCGTGTGGTATGATCGAGCGACTGACTTTGTGTCGACCTTGCATATGAAACCAGCCGTTGATTCTAGTGTTTAACTTGCGCAGGATTGTGACCTGTACATTTTCGTTCCATATTTCACGGTGTTTTTCCCGGATCATGGATGCTGCGAATTCTTCGAGCTGCTGTTCTTGGAGGTGCGTGTGGATGCGTGTGCCTGTAAGCAAAATATATTCACGTACGGCGCCCCACATGACAAGAGATGTTACAGATTTTTCATATTGGCTGACCAGGCGTGAATCGTCGATATCGAGCTTGATGTTGACCCCTTCGCTGATGTCTCCAAGATGCACGACAACATCTGGACGCTTTCCAAACCAACCAATACAATCAATCCAGGTTTCGAAGATTCTCTTTTGGATGGGATTTTGAGGATATGGTGTAAGACCAACCGGGCTTCCACAGTGTGTGTCGGAGATCAACGCCCAGGTCTGAGACATGTCATTGTCCCTTTTTGGCCATACCGCGCGAGATCGAATATCCGAAAGCGCTGGCCACCATGGCGACAACACCGCCGATTTGTGTTACAGCTCGTGTGACTGAATCGGCCTTTTCCGGCGTCAACACATCGGTTGTAGCCAGAATACCGATAATTTGAATGGCGACAGTTACCCAAAATTCAGTAGTACGATATCCGGGGCGCATAGCTAATCTTTCCTCATGTTATTCATGTGTTTGATTAGTTGAATTTGTTCTTGACGCAACGACTTGATTTCTTCAAGAATAGCAGTTGTGCGGGTTTCCTGCTTTTGTGATATTTGGACTGTAGTTGATACCTGCGTGAGCTCTTTACCGATGCCTTCCAGCTTGTCGGACATTTTACTCATGTAATGCCAATTAAAAATGACTAATCCGATTAGGATGGGTGCAATGACACTGACGAACCATGTGGCATTGCGAGTTGAAACAGAACGACTTTCGTTTTGAGTTTGCCGCTGTGAGAGATCCTTGACCGTGGATTCACAATCATCCAACCGCTTCTTGCATATTGGATGATAGTCGCAGTAGTCCTGTTGTGTGTGTTCCATGCCGATTCAAACCCCTTAACGCTCCCGATTGTGTTTGATGCAGTCACGCTCCCATGTCCAATATCTTACTCTCAGTAAGATTGTTTGTCAAATTAAAAGCTTACTGGCGCAATGCGGTAACTGGATTCGCATATGTCAGCGGAACTTCACGAAACGCATTCGAATCAATCCAGTTGAGATCAATCGATATGTTGCGGTTGCCTCTGGCTAAATATTCCGGACTGCGTATAAAGCCAAAATACACATCGCTTGGCCTGATGCCGGCTGTCAAATAATTGCTCCAGTGTTCCAACCCGCCGCTGTCGGGTTCCCGTCCAAGCAAGTAGCGGTACAATATAGTTGGGAAATCTGTAACAAATTTAAATCTGGCGGATCTTTGGGCGGTCAGATCGATGTAATAATTTCCATATTCGTAAGATCTGGCAATGTCACTGCCTTCATGCCATTCATTCCAAGTTTCTACCAGAACGATATTGCAGTTGCTGATCTTCGACCAGTTGCGTCGATACCATTCTCCGCCTTGTCGATTTACATACCCGCGTATTGGTCTTTGCGTTGCCCGATCATCATAACCTGGACTGACAGAACAGACATCATTGATATAATAACCAGGATTTGCAGTATCAAATCGATAATTCATATCTGCAGTAAACGGACTATTGTCGTCGGCTATAATCCAGGGACTGATTCCAAATTCATTTTGGAAGCATGTCTTGATATGTTGGATGAACGCATCATTTGCAGTCTGCATATGAGCAGGATGATAAAATATGATCAGTGGCTTGCCATCGATAAGCATCCAACACCGACGTGGAACATAGTTAAAAAATTCCTGGATTTCACGCCAGACGAGGTACCACTCCTTTTCATTGGATAAATCGCGACCTATCATGATCGATGTGTCATAAAACATTCCGACTTTAGGTGTTGGGCCTGTTCGTTCAATGAGTACCTGGCGTAGTTTAGCCATGCCTACATGAGACCAATCGAAATTATCCCAAGCCTTACCCCACCACACCGGCAGGATGAAATCAATATTGGCTAAGACGACCTGATCAAGCATGTCGTTCCACCATTCAGCGGATGCATATGAAAATTGTGGATAATCCAAATAATCCTGTCCGGTCCAGGTCCAATAGTGTGTGGTGCAAGCATCGGATCCGTCGCTGTTCCAGATGTGCTCATTCGAATCTTTATACCAGTAGAACAGATATGTCCCAACCGATCTGGTTTCTACGGCTGCAGCGTTAGTTAACAGAATGGAACTGATCAGTAGGATTGCTATCAGGCTTACTTTTTTCATGTTCGTCAACCTGCTTTCTTAGATCTTCGATTTGTTGTTGAAGCTGAACAATTTCGTTTTCTTTCTGTTGCAATTTTAATAGCTGCTCCTGGATGACCTCATTTAGGTAAGCGTAGCGCCCGATAATTTCAAACGCTTTTTTGATATCGAATTGTATTTGAGATTGTTCCATTACTTAATCCTTTCATTGAGTTCTAGCACTGCTGCCATCAACAGTGACACGGTTGCTCCAAGATCGCGGCCATACTCGGTTACTGTGCCTTCAGGCATGCTGTCATGATCAAGCTCAGCCCAATTTGAAAGTTCGGTTCCAGGTTTGATAGCGATCTTTGAGAGCTCGTTTAATGCCGATTCACCGATATAGACTTTGCAACGATCAGTGATTGACTCGCCTGACACGTCTCCCTTAACCCACAAATTAGCTGTTCCGGATCCGATATTATTTATAGTAACTGTGCCAGTGCTGTTACTTGATAGAAACATGCGTAAACCGCGCTGATAGCAGTCAAATGTCCAGGTCTCGTAGCTTCCGGCCCCGGCGAAGCGCATTTCACCACCTTCATTAGTGCCATCCATTGCCTGAAGTTGCAGGATCGCATTGTACAATCGAATATACCCGCCACTGCCATCAAATACGAAACGTGCGGAACTGCTGCCAAGACCGATATAAGCGTCTTCTTTCATTCTCAACATTGTAATTCCGCCTGTGTCGGCAAATAGCACAGTATATTCTGCAGAACCTGTCCACATACTTAATGTAAGATTTGTGCTGGCGATTACTTGGACATAATCCGCATAGTAAGCAGTTTCGCTTATATCATTATATCCAATATTAATTGATGATAACCAAGATGACGAATTTGGACCTAGCCTTAAACTGTGGATACCGCCGGATATTGATTTTTTAGAGAACTTGAAATAAACATTTGTAGGATCATCATTTTTTTCAAATCTGATTTCACTTGGTATAGTACCATCTCGTAAATGCAGGATAGACGGATTTCCGGCAGTGCCTTGCTGCATGGTTAAGTCACCGCCTGATTCAATTATAATATCGCCGCCAGATTTGATTGTGATAGCGTTTGCCTTAGCTGTGCTGATCGCGACGCCGTTAGCAACTGTATATGAGAAGTACTCATTGCTGCCGTCTCCAGCATACAATGTTCCGGCATTGCTCATATAGGTTCGCCAGGCAGAGCCATTATAATATCCAGAATAATCCGAGCCAAGATACAACCCAGCACCGCTTGGCGCAGCCACAGATGCTGGGATGACTTTAGTTTTCAGGTATCCAGTTGCGTCGAGCGCTGTGGATACTCGGCCGTCAGTGAGTTCAGTGGGACGGCTAGTGAGATTTGTACTCCAATTAGCACCTACTGTAGCCGCATTTTCCACTTTTGATATGTAAATATAGGATACGTACGCTTCTCCAGATGTCGCAGAGCTTTGCACATAAATTCCGAATGAACCCTGGACGACGTTGTTACCGCCGGTGATGGTAATTGTGGTGGTAACGGTTTTCCAGGTTGAGTCTCCAGTTGTTAGCTGCCCGGTTCCAGGATATCCAATTGGCGTTCCGTCTTTGTCTTTCGTGTTGAATTGTGCATATAGATAACCACCAGACAGGCTTGACCAGACTCGAGCTTCGACATAATATGTTTCACCGGACTTTAGCGGAAAATTTGAACCACGTGCGGGATATCCGCCTGGATAATTTCCAAAGTTAGCTGGCAATCGCAGAACTTTTTCAGTGCCTTCACCATAGCTGTCAGCAATTGCTGCTCCAGAGCTGGTTGTCCAGTAGCTGCTATTCATAAATCGTGGATCAGCAATGAGATTGCTGTCATTGCGTCCGGCATTATCAGACGGTTTGGTATTGCCGCCAACATCCGCAAAGTCACGTGTGCTGCTGGCAAACATTCGATTAGTAGCATCGCTCGCCAATTTACCAACTACAATGGAGTTTGCCTGAATTAAACTGGTGACCAGATACCCGCCAGAGATAACCGTAGTCCCAAGTTTGGCGGTTTCAACTAGATCCTCATAGGCCAGATCTCCGAACGACGGAATATTAGACAGGTTAGTATCCCAGTCGGCACCTACCGTAGCGTTGTTAGCAGGTTTTGTAGTACCTCCAATATCCGCAAAATCACGTGTTGAGTTTGTGAAAATACGATCGGTGACATTTGATGACATCGCTGACACAGTCAACGATCCGGTTTGTATTCTATTAGCATCCAGGTATCCTGCATTGATTTTACCTGCATCCAAATCACTGATTTTAGCGTTGCCGATGCAGGCATCCAGGATCCAGGCACTTCCGATCATTTGGTTTGCAATCGCATTCCAAGCTAATTGTCCTATGCCTGAATCATTGACCGCAATGATGAAGTCTTCCCCTGGCGCCCAGCCCGATATGCTCCCGGGATGCGTAGCTGAGCTAGCAAACGATGCTCCAAGATCTTTCCAGTAAATATATCGATTTCCGCCTGTTGTGTTGCCTGAACTAATTGAGTATGCCGTACCGTTATAATAGACTGTGCAGGCGCTCCAGGCCACATTACCGGCAGTTGGGGAGTCGTTGGTTAATGTCAATCCCTGAACAACTGGAATTTTAGTGTTGAACTTACTGGCCGTAATAGCGAAGTCATCAATATCAGTTTCGCCGATTGCAAAGTTTTCCGCATCGGCATTTGTGCTGCTGGCCGACGACTCACGGGCGAAAATATCCACTGTTTTGACTTCAATATAAATTGTGGCCGTGCCGCCGTATGTGCCTTTTTCGGTGTCTGTTAGATTGCGTTCGACCCGCGTGCCGGATGTGCGATACCAGCTTGACCAACTGCCAGTTTCAATTTTAAACCGATACAGGAAGTGACTGAAATCCAGGGCTGTATCCTGATCCCAGTTAAATACCACACCGCCTATCTTGGTTTCATAGGTCAGATTTTGTGGATTAGTTGGTACGGCGTTAGTGGCCGTTAGACTAACAACTGTGCTTGGCTGATCCCAAAGATTAACTGTATACACATTGAACTTAATCGACGGAATTGGCGTACCGCTGTTGTCCTGGCGGTTCATGGACAATGTATAGTTGTATTTGGCATCGGTTACATAGTCAATTCTCAGCTGCGTATCGTCAGTTTTGCAGACTTGAACTTTATAATGCTTAAGCCTGGATCCTGCAGTACCGCCCAATGCAGGTCCGGTCCACTCGATTTCGCAGTCACCTTGACTGAATGTCGAACCACCGCCTTTGACCTGCAAACTGCTGACAGCTGGTGGAGCTAGTGTGGCTAAACTAATTGTGATATCGCTTTCAGTGTCCCATGGTGAGAAACTGGATCTGCTGGCAAACGATCGCACTCTAAAATCATATGTGGAACCATTGGCAACTTCGAAATTAAACCTGAACGTATGGTCGTCCATAACCGGCAGTGATATCCAGGCACCGCCGCTTTCGCGATATTGAGCTTGGTACCCTTGGATAACGGCATCTGACATACTTCGTAATATACGACCAATTAATCCAAATCCTGTTGGTGCTGTCAATGTTGGTAACGTGAATGTTACCGTCATGATAACTTGATAGCTATCATCATCACGCCTGCTTACCCAGTGCGCGTCATATCGATAATCCACAATGACAGGCGTTGGAGGCACGCGATTAATAATCGGCGGCTTCGTAATATTGGTTACAAACTGTGGGATCAGCCCCTGATCCGCACTATGTACAGCAGACGCTGCATGTACGCATGTGATCTTAGCTGTCAGATCTGGACCGGGTTCAATGCGCGTGACAATGCATTCTATAGATTCCAATGACAGTACGCCGAACTGCATCAGATCTCCAACAGCTGGCGCCGTAGCGGCCGAAATGTCGGGATTAAATTCGATCCGAGTATTGTCTCCCGGGACGTTAACAACAGAGGCTGTAATACTGACTCCGTTTGATTTACGGATACGTACGCCATAGCTCGTCCCGCCAGCCATGGTGAACGTGTTGTCTATGCTGGCGGCTGACACATCCCCACCGCCGGTTGTCGTGATTTCGGTTATCCTGGCAGCGCCGTAGCCGATGGACAATACATCATGGGACAGTCGAATCAGATCGCCGCGGGTACAGACGATATGCTCAACATCGGTGTTAAACGTAAAGACTTCCGGTCTCAGACGTGCACAGGCGATCAGGTAGCGGGCGTCTTTCCAGACATGATCCGAATCAACATATCCCCAGAAGTCCATAGTCTCGAAGCGTGTGGCCTGGTCTTCACAGATCCACAGCACCGAGCCGTCCATTTCGAGCTCTCCGGCTTCCGCCGGCCATGTTGGCTGCGTGCCTCCGGTTGTGCCTGCAGTGGTTGCCCGGTAATAATACCCGTCGTCTGGTGTGGCTATGCAGTAATCATTGGTAGCGTATGCTGTAGAGGCTTGCCAGTAAGTCGTGCCGGATGGTATGATATTGTAATATCCATCGTCACAGACGACCAGTTCGTCTGGCTGGTAATCCTCATCTTCATTTTCGAAGCGACATTTGAGCGCGTGCGGCTGATCCGGAAATAATTTAGATCCGACGAAGCCCCAACTATTGCGTGGTGTGAAGTGTTGAATCGGTACTGTCTGCGCAATATCTTCGACAACCGTGAACAGGTTGTCTTTAATGCCAGGTGTGGCACGGCCGGTTGCAGCTATATTAGTTAACAGCTCAAACACAGTGAACTGAGAATCTACAACAGCATCGAATTTGCGTCCTGCGGTTTCGCAGCGTAGATCCCAGGCTCTAAGTGCTGCGATATCGATTTTGCTGTCAGATAACGCACGATGGTTGCCGGCGCCGCGTAATACGTCAGCATATGCCCATGCAGGACTGCGTGTTTTAACGACATGCCAATCGCTGCCATCGTGTGCAGGTAACAGGGCTTCAGCAACGCAGTTGTATTGATCGATAGCTCCCGAGAGTTGATCACTGGCCTTAATGCGCAATGCCACTAGACAACGCCCAGCCAGATTGACAGGATTTGCATATGACAGTGATCGTAGCGCTGTGATATATGACGAATCCGAGTAGCTGGACGAACTGTGATCGGCTGTCAGCCTGCGCCAGCGAATATCATATTGTCCGTTTGGAACTTTAATAGAATATCCGAGTCGATGCAGGTTGTCGTATTTGCCGGTAACATTTAGGGTTGGCGTGGTAGCCCTGTTAACTGTTGGCGTCGCTTTGCCGACAACTGTAATAGATCCGACACTAAATACACCGGTTGAAACTGAAACGTTGATTACGGCCGTATAGCGTTCTGTTTCATAGCGCAGGCGTCCGTCACCATCATAATACGTATTCCATGTTTTATGGCTTGCCTGTCCTGCGTACGTGATAGTACCGGAAGCGCCAGTAGATGCTTGAGTGACGGAATCTCCAACTGCGATAGTTGTTGTGGGATATCCTGAAAACGTTAAAGTTTGAAATGTATTGTCAATAAAATTAATCCAATTTTCGCTGTCTTTAACGGCATACTGGCATTCAAATTGTACGTTTGTGGTTTGCCGTTTATTATTGGCATCTGAATAAAACCACAAACCACCTGGGAACGTAATATCAAAACCAAGTTCATCAGTATTGGCTTGCGTAGTTCGCAGTTGCCATCCTGCAGCTTGAGTTAGTTCGATAGACAGCTGATCTTCATGAACATTATCCGGATAGATGCTGTAGTAATCGTCATCCGGACCGTCTCCTAAATAATCGTCGTTCTGGTAAGCTTCGTACTGGACTTCGTCGAATTCATCCAGCGCGGTTTCCCCAATTTTGTGATCAGACAACTCGAGAGGCGCATACCCCACATCAAATAAACACCGTAAATACTGATCCGAACCAACAAGTTCGGTGTATGGCATAGCTGCTAGACGTGGAAACACACGCCGTTTACCGAAGATTTTTAAACACGGTCCCCACGGATCGGCCTGGTTACGTGCACCGGTGATGCTGTATATTTGATTAGTATCGTAATTATTGACTTTAGATGTCTGTGGAGGAACTAACGCATTGACTGCCAGCATGCCACCGATTGCTACGCCAAATCCCGCTACGCCTCCCCAGCCAGCCAAGGCACCTTGAGCTCCGAAGACTCCCAAATGCGGGACTGCCAGGCTGAGTGCAATGACGGACAGAGTCAGAATGACTCGCATCGGATCTTTCCCGCCGCCGCCACCACCGCCTCCGGGCGCGACACGCACGGTTACGACGTTACCGCCTTCGGGAATAAATGCCGACCATTGTTCACGCGGAATTAGCAGATCATCAACATAAACATATGTCGTTAGACTGCGTGTAGCCGATAGTCCTATACCTGACTCTTCAAGAATTTGCAGGAGGTTGGAGCCCTGTGCAATTTTGCGTTCAATGCGTTGAGTTTTGAACGGATGCGGACAGGCGAAAAGCTGTATTTTATTTTGGGACATAACGGTAAAATTCCGTAATTCGATTTTTCCAGATTGGTGAGCTCATCCTTTCAATGACAGTGTTTTTATTGCGCTGTACATGCAGCATGAAATCCTTTGCTATAACGATTCCGGTGTGCTGTGTAACGCCATTTAACCGCATTAGCACTACATCGCCTGGCTGCGGAAGATCTACGGGATGCCATGCTTGTGCTTCCCGCTGGCATATGTCTGCAATTGTGAATTTGTCATGTGAGGATTCATATTCCTGCTCAAAACTGTCGACTTGAATATTAAACCGTTCCTTAAGTACCAGTCGTACAAGACCCCAGCAGTCACAACCATCATGGTTGCGGCCATGTTCAGAAAATGGAATGTTGATATATTCGATAGCCCAATTTGGTATGATATCAACATGACTCATAGTAAGAACTCAAGTCGTTAAAAAAGCGCTGGAAAATTTTGAGGAGAATACAAGTCTCCAGGATACGGCTCGTTAAGAATATTATCAGGCGATATGGTTGCCGTTACTGTCATGGCATCATACTGTGCACTGCGCACCGTAAGATCGACTGGACCATACTCAACGGTATTTGGCGAATCTGCTAGGATTACTGACAACGCTATAGTTGGTGGTCCTGTGCATGTACGAATAGCATCAACAATTTGACGATCGACATTATCAATTACCAGGCTGATCTCGGGAATATTTTCACCAGTGTCTTCCAGCAAAGCAATTTCAAACGGATAACCAGTATACGTATCACCATTGCTTGTGACGTTGCTATAATTATTAACTACGCGAATTGGAGACCCCAGATCGTCATGGTCTATTTCTAGTAGGATTAAAAATGTTTGATCTGTTTCCTGTGCGAATATGGCTTGCTTAAGCGTGCTGCTGACACTGCGGCTCATGGCGTTCTCCTAACTGGGCAGCATGATGACATCCATGTCAGCGTAATACGACAGTCCGCTGGCGGGTGTGTAGCGTGGCTGTCCGGTGAACTTGAATGTCTGTGAAGTCTCAAGCCGTGGATGATCTTTTGTAAAAGTCAGGCTCCCGCCTTCCAGCGTGGTGTTGAAGAACTCATCGAATACCTCGGTTTGAGATTTGGTCATGTATATGCGCCAATGCATTGGAGTCGGTGCGCTGGTAGCTCGACGCCGTGACTTCGGAGGTCCGACATCCATCTGAGTGTGGATGCTGTTTGTCGGCAGTTCTTCTTCGAATCCGTCCTGCAGAATGTAATCCGGCAGGCATCCCGGCCATGCGCTAGGCATTAGATATTTCTCCCTGTACGTCTAAGTCCGTAGACATTTTCCATGGATTGCGCCAGCGGTCCGCGCTTGTAGATGTCCTCAGCGATGCTAACCTGTATTTGCCGGCGGCCTCCGGGTTGTCTCTGTTCCTGGACTTTGACATTATCGTTACCGTAGTTATTAACCACAATATCAACTGGTGCAGCAGCCATAGCGCCGTTGCGCGGTATGACCGTCTCGCCGTGTTGCAGGATCGCTGGATATTCGTCTGCCGCCAGTCCACCATGCAGCCGTGGCGCTCCAGCAAATACGAATGGAGAGATCATGCGGCTGATGTAAGACTCCTGCCCGCCGGTATGCATGAGTCGATATGGCGAGGTTGACATAGGCCCGGAATATCCAGTAGTTGTTGTTGGGGTGAATAGACTGACCAACATTGGCAGCAGTCCGCTAGCCATTCCAGCACCTGCGCCGCCTTGCATTAGATTTCCGAAGAGAGACTGCATCAAATTCGCAGCCAGAGCTTTGGCAGCCATATTTTGGACGACTGACATAAAGTGGTTGCCAAGACTGCTGAGCATATCTTTAGCGTTAGTAATTTCACTTGAAAAGACTTGGCCGAACAGCGATTGGAATCCGTCTTCGGTTGCTGCCAGAATTTGGTTAAGCGTTTCCATGCCGCGCTGAGCTGCTGTGATTGGTTTGACCATCATCTGTAGACGCCTGGCTTCGATGGCATCATATGATTTGGAAGTAGACTTTGCGAGAATTCTTTCCGATTCTAGATCAGCCATTAAACGCTGAAATTTTGTCCAGGCACCAGCGATATCTTTGGTGGCTTCTATGGTTTCGTCTCTGTCGCGTATAATCAGTTTTTTGCGATGCTCGTAATACGCGTCAGTCATGTCACCGCCTTTTTGATACATGTCTTCCCACTTGGACACGGCGTATGCTGTGCTTTCATCGTCGAGTTTTTGCATGCGCTTAGCTTTAATTCTGTACGCTTGCGATGCTTTTTGTCCGCCTTTAATGGCTAGTTCTGTTTCGGTGTTGATCTGAGTAGCCCTGTCTTCGTAGTATTGCGTACTCATAATATTGGTTTCACTGAAGAACTTCTTTTGCAACTCCATGCGTTTAGCCATGACTTTTTGATCAACTTCGTACATCTCGAGTGCTTCGATATACTCAGCTTCCGGGCGTGCAGATTCACCAAGGCGTTCGATGGTCTCGTACTTTTTCATGCTGGCTCTGAGCCGTTCATATTTTTCGAGCCGCGGATCGTAGTACTTTGTGTCTGTGTACATGGACTCCATAGCTTTGACTTGCTTTTCGCTGAGATATCCAACGTCCTTGAACTCTTTTGAAAGAACGGCTTTTTGTTTCAGTGCGAACATTTGCTGGCGTTCAATGACTTTAGCGGCTTCACCAAAACCTAAACGACGCAGTACGTCTGCACCGTGTTTAATGCGTGCGGCTTCTTCGTTGTAGAAAATTTGAGTCAGCTGACCGCGTTCGTCGTAAACCGTTTTGGCTGCATCGTAGAACGGCTGCATTTGTTTGCGGGTTTGCTGATAGATCAGCTCTGCACGTACGCCGGCAATTGTGCCAATGCTTTCGCCAAATAGCTCCAAGGCTTCCGTAATTTCACGCAGATTTTCTTTAAAATCGTATATCAACGCTTCATTCATACGCCCGGAGACTTCATGCGCTGTTTTTAAAGCTGCATTGGAATTTTGAATAATACGTTGTGTACGTTCGCGTATTGCCTGCTCACCTCGAATATCGGCTTCACTACCGGGAAGTCCGATGTCGATCGGCATACGGATTGCATCTAAAATTTTTTCCGCATTTTGCATCAAGACGTCGCTTCTCTTATCGACAAATACGTCGAGGCCTCCACGTCTAAATCCCCATTTGCCTTTTGCAGGATAATTCCTTTCGAAGTATTCCGGGAACTCCCTTTCGATTCTTTCCTGGGCTGTTTCTTTACGAATGAAATCAAAAACTGTTTTCAGCTCATCGGATATAGTTGCGCCAAGACCGCGAAATAAATCTCGGATCCCGGCTTTAAACTTTTCCAGTGAACCGGTGACAGTATCTTCCATGGCGGTATCTAATTCGTAGATTTGTGACTTGAGTAATTCCATTGCTTCAGCAGAACTAAAACCCTGCTTTTTGAAATCAGCCATTTGTTGTGCTGCTTTGTCAGCATTCATAGCTCCGGAAAAATCTGCCCGTTCGACTGTCTTCAATAAACTTTTTAATTCAGAACCAGTTGCGCCAAATGACTGCCGTAAATTTATGGCTGCTTTTTCAAGATCGAGAAACGGCCGCATAATAGCGCCAATTACCTGCACCAGATTTTGAAACACAAATATCGTCGCTGCGATCCCAGACATGTAGACCGCCATCTTAGCGAAGCGTCCGTTAAACACGCTCATGCGCTTGTCAGCCTTGCGGGCGCCTTCATCGACTTCTTTGAAGAGCTGATTAGCTTCTCTTCCATAGCGTGACAACGCTTGAGCTCGCACTAATGGATCCTTAGAGCCTAGTTCTTGCTTAAATATTTGCATACGTGCCAGAATTTCAGACTGTCTGGCCCATTCTTTAGTGCCGACCTCCAATGCTCCAACCGTACGGCGCACACGCGTCATTCCAGCTTCGAGTTTGCCGATAGATGGTAGCGTGTCAGCACGAATGATTTTGGTCATTTCGTTTAGACCCATATCGGCAGTTTCACGTATAGCATCCCTGATATCAGTCCAATCTCTAGTAACGGATTGTAAGACACGATCGTATTCTTTTGTTCCTTGAGCTGAGAATACCTTACCTTGCAAACTTTTAATTGTATTTAGGTCATCTATTTGTGGGCCGTAGAACGGAGAAGCTGTACCAAGAGGACGCAAATTTGAATATAATTTATTTTGAAGAACCGACATCTCTGTCAATGCGTCATTTGTTTCAGCAGTTGAAAAGGCAACATCGGACATGGTTTGTGCAAATTGCTGTTGTGTGCGTGTCCAGCCAGTTCTGAATGCCGTTGCAGCTGCTGTTGCCTTCTGCATTCCGGCCGCTGTTTGCTGTGCCGTGCCGGTGACTCCAACTGCTGCGCCCATGAGTCCTGTAGCTCCCGGGGCACGTACCGCTGATACGGCAGCAAGCTTTTGTTTGGACGCGATCAGTTTGTTAACCACAGCAATTTCTTGCATGGTTTGCGTAATGGCTTGTTTCTGGGTCTGGACCTGCTGCTTGGTGGCGGCCTCGGTACCGGTAATGGACTTGAGGATTTGCTGATTCATGGTGGCGCGCTTGCTCATTTCGTCAGATGCGCCCTGCATGGCAGACTTTTTGATTTTTTCCATAGCCTGCATTTTTTGCATAGCCCGCTCAGCCGCGTTTTCGATTTGCTTCAAATCCCGGGTTGCCTGCTCTTTACCTTGAAGCTCGACCTTGATATAGATGTCAGCCATTATTTGGGAGCCTTGCCTTGGTTGGCAATTTGATTTTGTGCGTCAGAGGTTTTCATCTTTTCGTGGGCATGCTGTAGATACGCCTGGTCTAGTATCTGCATGCGGCGTAAGAATACCTGCCTTTCTTCGTAGTCGTTCATTTCAAGTATCTGCATATAGGCTACAATATCAGCAATTCTTAGCGCACATGGTCCCCAGCCGTTGGATTGCCGACTGGCATGCAGTTGCCCGAAGGCTTTGAAATCCTGTCGCAGATCGTCATAAATTTCCGGCTTCTTGTCGAGCGCTGTGATATGACCGCCATCCGCCTCGATCTGCAGGTACCAGTCGACTTTTTCGCCATGATCCAGCATCCAGCGCAGGACTTCGGTTAGTTTTTTTCCGTGTCCTCTTCAGGTGTGGTTTCATCTTCCACAACCGCAAAATTGGACGGATCCCCGGCTTCCTGCATGACTTCTAGAAACAACTTGCGGTACTTGGTTAATGCAGTGATCTTGTTTTCCAGTGTGGCTTCGATAGGTTGACCCAGATCGTCGAGTACGCCTTCCCAATCAATCAAGATTGACTCGGCCACAATCTTAACTAGCAGCTGCTGCTGCAGATCCTCTTTTTTACGATACCGTTCTAGCTGCCTGGAATACCGGCGCTGGACTTTTTCGTGGTTCGGATTGCCAATCTCGGCAATATAAAACACCACGTCGTTATCATACTGGTTTGTGCCCACAATGATTGGCACGCCTTTGACCGCTTTGTTCTCATCGGATTTGAACAGACTTTCCAGTGTGTTCATACGACTTCCTTTCTATGATTCGTTTTTTAACTTGCTCAACACCATATTCAAGACCCGCGGGTTATCGCATCCATTATCCAAGTCTTCTCGAAAATATATGCAACGATTCTGGTTACTTTCGGGTTTTTGACATTGACGACAATCCACATGTTCGGCCCAACAGCTGCCGGTGCATTTCACCATTCCTTTGAAGGTGGCGATATGGTCTTTCATCTCATAGGTCACCTTCCACTATGGGATGACAGATTGTGAGAGCCGGGTGCAAGAACCGTCAGGCGACGGGGTGGCACCTGCCGGGGAGAAGCACCCGGCTCCCATAAACCAGGCAGCAGACTATCACTGCCCAGCGGCCGTCATATGGCTGTTTCATCATTTCTGGTGCTATACCATGTAATGTATGGCCTATTTGGATATGACGGATACAAAGGCACATAGTACGGCGTTACTGGATTGATCGCAATTTCCGACTGATCAGACCATTCTTTTCCGCACTGTTTGCAATAGACCTTGCCACACAATGAACAATACTGCACATCTGTATGCAGGCAGTTGTGGTTGCAGTTGTGCATAGATTACTCCGCAGCGAATTTGTCAATTTGAATCATGCATGCATACGTGGCATGCCGCAGGGCACGCCATGTGAAGTTTTGCATGACATCGGTATTGATACCGGTTGCGTTGATGTTATTGCTTTCGAACTTGAACCGGTGGAATGTGAATATGTACGTATTACCAGCGATCACACCACCTTCAGATACCCGGAAACTGATCGAAGACTCCGTACCGGCTGCAAACTTGGTGTACAGATCTTTGTTGGATAAATACAGGTTCATAGACCCGGTTACTTCCAACGCGCCTGCACCGAGATCAGCATTACCAAGTACACCAATAGCTTTGAGTCCGCGGATATTGTTATTCAGGGTGAAATCCATACCCTGGATGTATACTCCGGACATCAGACTGCCACCTTCGCGTACCTGGGCTACGTTAGACACGGAGTTCATGACGTCATTGTTTGTAGCAGTATTGACGGATCCTGAACTCATGGCGCCAGTAGCTACGCTGGTGTCTTTTCCGATAAATGTCATGTTGCCGGTCAGGATGCTATTGGCTTGTACATTGAACGTCATCTGGTTGACTTTCATGCCGGTAAACTGAAAATACAGCGCTGGGCTTAAGTCACCGTGATAACGTTCAATCGAGAAAGACCGCTCGGTCGTTCCATTTCGCATCATGCAGGCATTGATTGTAGCGGTGTTATCAGCTGTCGTTACGCTGACAGCCGGTGCCGGAGACACCGTGATGTTCTGTGCGGAGGTTTTGGTGGTGATTAGATAATACCCATCATTCAGCGAGTTGGTTGAATTTGCTACTTTAATCCACTGGCCAACTGAGAGTGCTGTGAATGGAGAAGTTTCGGATGATGTGATTGTACTGGCGCTGTTGTTGAAGATCAAATCGGCAGTAGCAATACTGATTGAAGACCCCCATGTGGAGAACAGCGCTGCTTGCAGAAAATCATCGAAAGCTGCGTATGACAGCTCGAAGTCAAGACCGCCGCCGCACTCAGCTCCAGTCTGAACTAAGTCAGATACCATGCGGTCGGAACGAATTTCGTTTGATTGGATGTACTCAATGCCATAGTTTAGAGACTCGGCAGTCAACCGAATCTCCGTCATATCGGCAGTCGACGGGGTCGTCCCCCAAGTAGCTTCTTCGATATATCGAAGTTGTGTTCTGTTGGCATCAGCTGTGGCCATGGCTTGTTATCTCCTTTCCGGCAGTATGACTGCCGGAAATCAGCCCTTGTCATGCTGCAGACATGACAAAGACAAAAAAACGGCAAATGCGTTGGTTAGGACATTGTGCCCGCACGCACTGCCGTTAGCTGTTGATTAAGTTGTCAGGCCGGTGTGAAGATTAGCTGCTTTGAGATGCAACGACTGGCCGAGTCGGCTGCAATCCCAACCTGCTCATGTTCTGAAACACGTTAGCTGCCAGATTCTGTGCGAATTGTTTGTCCGCACATTGCTGCAAGGCTTGTTGCAGACCCGTTAATGCAATAACGCCCTTCTCGAGCTGAGTCATGGCCAGATAGTACGCGCACTCACACATAAACTCGGGTCTGAAGTTAAATGTGAAATACCCGTAGCCTTCTTTTTTCTGAGCCATTTCCGTATATCTCTGGACGAATTTGGATGCTCCCTCCACGGCGAGTGTATGGTCCTTAGTCGACCGACCCAGATCGAATGCCGCATACATCAGATCCAGACTGGTGGGTTCCAGGACCGAGCCGCGATCCAGCCATTCTCTGGCTTTGTCCAGCTTGTTAACTTTCATGTAACGCTTAATCAGCGTGTAATATACAGAACGCTGAAATTCGTTTTCAGGGATTATGTCGCGATGCTTTGCGTAGATTTCGGCATACTCCAGACATTTGTCTTCATCGTTAAGCCATCCATGATATTGGCTTAGATAAAACATCGCTTCGTAATCGTTTGGATTATCTTCCAATCGTTTATTGAGCAGACCCACCGAGCGCTTAAATTTCTTTTTACGCTCTTCAGGACTAACGTCGTATCCGTAATGATTGAGTACTAGTTCGACCAGATGCCTGCGTTCACCTTCAACGATTGCTTTGTTATGCACGATGTTAATATAGTGCACGCAGCCTTTGCGGAATAACCGTGTAGGCGTAAGCGTCGCCATCATTTTTCCGCCTTGGTAATCTCGCAACGCCGGACATATTCCGTTAGCCGTGGTCTCTTTCAGAAACTTACGGATTTCGTTTGGTGCAGCTCCATCGAGAACCAACTCTTCGTCTGCATCGATCTGAAACAGCCAATTACCAGTACAATATTCCATGCATTTATTACGTGCCTTGGAAAAATTGATCTGTGGTCCGAACTCAGTTTCCACGAAATATTCTTTTAAGTTGTCCGGTTGATAAACCCTGGCGCCGAAGTTGCGACAGATTTCCATGCTGTTATCGGTTGAACCTGTGTCAAGCACCACCAATTCATCAGCTAATGGCACAATCGACTGCAAACAGCGCGGCAAATTCTTAGCTTCATTACGCACGATCATCATGAAGCTGATTTTCACGCCTTTGTGATTGGATTTTTTAACCAGCTTAGCTTCTTTATCGAACAGATCTTTGATCTGGTGCAGATGATACATGTACAAACCGGGCATGATATAAAGCTCATAGCCCGCACTGACTAAGCGTTTGTGATAGTCGTTATCGACTCCCATAAATACGTTTTCTGTAAAGCCATTAACTTTTTCCCAAGCCTCTTTATGCGTTAGAATAAAGAAGCCTGACATTGGCTTGTCTGACTGCGGCTTAATTAACTGTGAACCGTACTGCCGATATAACTCATTGGAATATTTAATATGACCGCGGATGTCATCATGAGCACTTTGCGGTGTGAATTTCTGATCATCGCACCAAGTTCGATTCGTTACGCCTGAGATCCAGCCGGCTTTGTGCCCGACTTGCTCGATGGCGTCCAGGCACATCTCGTACCACTGTGGACGCAGCAGCAAGATATCCGAATCCAGAAACAGCACCCAGTCGTCGACTTTGGCCATGGCCTGATTGTACGCCTTGCCGATATTGCCGGGCTCGTACGGAACGATCACATCAATTTTGTGGTCTCTGGCTTTATGCGAATCAATTTTCCAGGCCATGTAATACCTTTCTTCAATTGTTTGATATAAATTTCTTACTTTAGGTAAGATATTACACAAAAATATGCAATGAATCAAGACATTTTACGTAGCGATGATTTCTGCACGCGTTTTAGCGATCAGCATTTCTGTGGCTTGTTTCAGTCCGACTTGGTCAACCAGTATATCAAACAGCCGCCGGTTCTCATCCAGTAGCTGTTGATAGGCTACATTGATACCATTCGGACCGAGCTCTTTACAGTAGTCTCGCATGGCTTAAGACCTCATAATAAAAAATCCGTTGCCACGGTGGTATTCTTTCCAGTTGTCCTTGAACCCGGGGATGTGATAATGCATCTCAATGTTGTAATACCCGCTATCTTCGAATCGCTTCAACCACCAGCCCTCTGACTCGGCAATGATGTGCGTGACGTCCTGGTGATACTGCGCAATGCGGTACTTGCCCTGATCTCCGAACGGGACGATAAACATAGCCTGCTGTGCTTTGTTGCTGAGTTGTCTAAGCACGTCGCATAGAGACTGATATGGAATATGCTCCAGAGTGTCCTTGGCGAACACTATACTAGCTGGTGGACAGTATTCAATGTTTTCAAATAAAAATGGCTTGGCATCTGATGGTGCTTTGGAAAGAGCATAACGCGATATATCGATTCCCCAGGCATCGACTGAAAGACAGCGCAGCGCACGTACCAGGAAACCCTTAGCGCATCCGAAATCAATGACTGATTTGCCGGGGAACATAGCTTTGAGCTGGCGAGCCATTGGCATGGTGCGCTGCGGCATCCAACGATAGTTTTCGTACAGACTGACTCCGGCTTTAATACCATGCTCGAAATACGTCTGATCAAATCTGCTTCTGTAATTTTTCAGATCGTTATGCAAATTCATTGAATTCAGTTTCCATCAGTAAGTCTTCCAGCAGATCCTGTTGCTTGGAATACTTGCAGTAACTGCAATTATATTGCAGAGCTGTTGGACGAAGATTACTATAGTATTGAAATATCTCGCTGCTGTGACACAGGCGCGCCTGCGTATTAATTTGCTTATTGTTTTCTACCGCCAACTCCGCACTTGGACAGGGATATACCCAACCATCGGTGTATAGCGCAGGCTTAATTAGATGAATATAGCAGTTGTTATTGCGGCGTGTCAGTGTGGTATTAAAATCTGATAGGAATAAATTTGTTGAGTTAACTTGCTGCAGTTTGCGCTTGATGTGCGCCATCTGACGTTTAATTAACTTAGTGTCCATGATGCAGTCGGGTGCTACACGGCAAGTAATTTGATGTTCATCAGCAAACTGCGCGATTTTTTCAATATTGTCATCCGACAGATCATTCCAGATATAACAAAAGCTGGCTCGGCTGCGATTTTGCACAGCTTGCACAGCAGATCGTAGATCTTTGGCAGGTCTGTAGTCCAATGTGTTCAAGGATATTCTTACCCAGCTAATGTCATCGAGAAATTCTGCAATGTGGCTGATTGCGAGCCCGTTAGTGATAAGCCCGATTTTCATTTCGAGCTTGTCAATGAAATAATCTAAACATTTAGCAATATGCGGATACAGAGTTGGTTCTCCGCCTCCGGTGAGTTCTATGGCACGCACACCTATGTCATGGAACTGTTTCACACCTTCCATATAAACGCTAGGACTGATATCCGTAACTAGATCGCTGCGGTTTTTGAAACAACAGTGTAAGCAGTTTAGTTGACAGCGATGTGTAGGCATGGTGTGCACCATAATCGGAGACACGCAGCCAGATTGCAGATCTTTGAGCTTATCCAGATGTTTGAGCAGCTTGGCTGTGTTGGATGTAATGGAATAAGACTGGTTCATGAATAGTATCTTTCAATAGCTTTGCGCTCTGCTCTAAGTAGTTTATTGCGGAGCGGCTGGGTTAAACCAGTATCGATATCACGTTCCGTGTCATTGACCAAGACTTCTGGGGCCATGACATCGTATCCCCAAATTCGCAGTAATTTGTTTAACTGCGGTGTCAGGTTTTCTTGACGCAAAATATAGTCACAATGTGGTGCGTAATTATCGTATAATTCAGTCACATATCCAGGCCACTTTTTAATGACATTTTTAATAAATCCTTGGAATGTATCTGACACGCATAGCACATCTAATGGAAAATCATTACGCCAGCTGGTTTTAATACGATAACGATAGTGCGATCGATACCATTCAATTGGATGTCTGATCGTGCAGAATGTCTCACATTGTTTAAGAATATCTGGCTCGACTTCAAACGGCCGGCAATGAGTTTGTCTTTGCCATGAGTCTATTACTATTCCGACTTCTTCTGATTTTACTGGCAATCGTTTACGAATTACGTAACGAACATATGAGCCGCCGGTTTTTGGAATGTGAAAGAACAGTTTATTATCGAATTTAAGCGCCATAATATTCTGACAAGAATTTAATCAGCCGGCTGTTGTATGTATTTGCAATTGCCACACCGCGTTTAATGGACATGCTGGGCCGCATGCGCTGCAGGCTTTTAGCGACTTCATATGGATTGCGAAATATTGATATGATATGCAAATTTTGGAGATGCGGCAGGTACAACCGGATAGTTAGTGTAGTACGCGGTTCTTTCCAACCCCAGATAGGTTCTCGGGTATTTCTGGCGATAGTGTCAATGATTTCCTGCTTAAACTTTGGATACTGTTGCAGGATTTTTTCCTCGGCGGGTGGTTGGAATATATTGCCGCCAGCTGCAAACAGGATCCTTTCATTTAGATCTTTAAACTCCAGATTTTCGTAATAACCCAGAGGATTGGCGATATCACCGGCAAGCAGATGTTCGCCGATATGCACACCAGCTCGCTGCAAACCCAGTCCAACCAAAGACGTCGCGCTTCGGGGCATACCAAGCACAACGATAGATTTGACAACGGTTGGTATGTTCTGTGCATCTTCCCCTGGCACCCTGCGTCCCCTTCTTGTTTGTTGTAAAACTACAAACTTGAATCAATCATCGTACAACCCGTCCATGTAATTATGGATTTTCTTGATCATATATTCCACCAAACCAAGACAGAACAGTGTTGAGTTTTCGCCGAACCAGTAGTCAAATATATAATTGAATGCCTCATCCTCATTTTCCGGTTCGGCTTCCACAGTGTAAACCATGACGAGATTTTTGACTTTACCTGCATCATAATGATGTATCAATAGATCAACTGCGTCATGTACGACTTCGCTGGGCTTCGGTCTCAATTGAATGACGTTGTTCGACTTCTGCTCTGGTTCCTCGCAGCCATTGGACGAATTCACGGTATTCTCTGTCATAGTTTGTCTCCGTCATACTGCCTGAACGATCTGGATTATTCTTGGCCATTGCTCTTTTTTAGTACCTCGAGTGGATCGATAAGTTCGAATTGAATTGGATCCTGTTCCGATGTATCATTCAAACTTCCGTCTTTGCTGGCTTTTTTGTTGCCTTTTTTATTTGACATAACTTCAATCCAACTACCGCCTACTTTTTTTTGCAGCTTTTGCAAATCTAAAAGCTTTTTATGCAGTTCTCGATCATATGGCAACTTGAATGCACGTGGCTCCATCTTTCCGGAATACGTATAACGTTTAAATAAATTAAAAACATTGCGTGCCTGCTGTTGATTATCTGGTTTAATATCGCACCAGAAATAAAACGCACCTGGATTTTGGTTGTCTGGTTCGCTGATTGTCAAAGATATGATACGACTTTTCTCCGGGATCGCTTGCTCTGCCGGCCATCCTTTTAAGTCAGGCAGTGAATAGAAAAATGAAATTGAAAACCATAGTGCTATGGCTATACCGACACATTTATAAACAATGCGTCCTTTAGAATAAATGACTGACCAGCATAGAAAAAACATTACTAGCAGATAGACAAACATGATTGCAGCGGTTGATATCATGGGCTTGCAGTTTCCTTGATTATCACCAATGGTTTAAAAGTCGGATCAAACATCATAATATCACCATTGGCGTTCATGGTGAACCGTGTTGCTGTTTCTTCTTGCCACTGTGAAGTTAATGTAATGTCTTTGTAGAAAACTGTCGAAAACGACGGATTGATTTTATCGATCGTTGCGATAACATGAGTGGGCTCTTTTTCGCGTTTGGTATATGCGTGCACATTTAGAGTCCATTCCCCGGGAATAAATCCTCTGATCGTGGTTAATTCCTGGTTGCGGGGACATTTTACAACCAAACCGTCCGGCATGATGATAGTATCATTGATATATCCAAGATCGTCTCTGTCGATGTGCGCAAAATTTTTTTCTAGACGACGAAACCATACAACTCCTCCAAGCGGATCTTCGAGCCAAGTGTCGATATCGTCTGTATTGTCATTTGGCCAAGTTACCGTAATGATATACTCAGCCTTGTTTTTCATGTTTGCTTTTTGAGTTTGCGGCCGGATTAACATGAAAGATATGCAAAACAAAATTGTTATGCCAAGCAACATGTTAAATAAGAGATCTAGAAATCCTGTATTCCGCATGACAGCCCCATCTCCAGGTTATAAATTTGAAGCTTGAGCATGAATGAACAGATAAGTCCAGCTGCTGTTGTGTATAGTGCTGTTCCCATACCATGCGCCATATTTGCAATTGCCGCCTGCATACTATTAATGTTTGCAGCATCGATCTTGCAGAATACGGTGTCCAATGTGAACAAGAAACCAAACACGGTCCCGATCATACCAAGAGTCACGAACTTTTCAGCAAACCATTTGGCTGTATTGAGTTGACTTGCAGCAGTTGTTTTAATTTGATATGTTAAGATACCGAGCTGTATAGAGAATATGATAAACAAGGTGAGGATCACGAAGCTGAGCTTTGTTAGATCTGCCTGGTTGACTTTTTCGAATAGGCTGTAATAGTACATCAAAAAAAGTCCGACACCTATCATGCACATACAGAGCCACCATTTCAGAAAATATCTTTTCATGGTTCACCTTCATACGGGACAATGCCAATCTCAATAGCACGTTGCATATTGATCCACTCAGTTTTGCGTTCCCATACTTCCCATTGCTCCTTGTCTTTAAGATTGGTTCTGTCCATCAGGATGTTGAAATACTGATCACGCAACAAATCAAACAACGCAGTCTGGCTTCTGAACTCAGAGCTTGATCCTTGAAGAGACGAACTTGCTTCGTGTATCATAAATACCGTGTTTGCAACCGCTGTGCGATTATCGAACGCTAGGAACACAGGAACCGCGGCACTGGCAATAAGACCGTTGGCGATAGCATGAAATTTAAAACCGTCCTTTTGGGCTTGTTGAATCAAACCGTACAACGCGAAGCCGACAAAGGCACTGCCTCCATACGAGTTGATAAACACTTCTGCTTCCGTAATGCCTTTAAGTTTTAAAATCGAAATATCGTTCCAGAAATCTTTATCTTCGAAGTCTAAATTATCGTAGATTTTCATGAACGCTTTGTCATTTGCAATGAATGTCATGCTCGAGAGCTTTGCTTCAAGCGGATCTTTTTTGCATTCGCATTGCTCCGATGTCGCATCTTTGTCGGAAGTTTCAGTTTCGTAAACTGTGAATAAGCCTCGATTCGCAGCATCAGCATGACCGTCGTGAACAGTCATCAAACATATAACGATCGATAATGCCAACAATGTCGTTTTCATTCAACTTCCTTTCATATGATTACTCGATTTCATCACGTTGAAATTCCACACTTACATTGTGCACACGCCACCCGCTATGTTCCCCAAGATCTGTTACACTCGGATCGCGGCAGACAAGTCCGTTGAAGCTAGCGCTTCTGAATATGGCGGATGCCGTGTCAATATACCCGCGTGCCGTGCGCGTACCGGTGTTGACCGGCACATAGATATTGATAGAAATCAGACCGATATAACGGCGTAAATTGGTCGAACCGCCGAGCGATATTTTGCGTGAGAGACCAGATACCACCTGCAGTTCAACCCAGGCGCTATCGGCTGGTGGATCGAAATCAACGTTGGCATATTTGATAGCTGTCGTGGATCCCCAATTGGTGGCGAACCGTTGTTCAATATATTTGGCTTCGTTTGAATAGCTCATAGCATTTCAGTCACTGCAGCAGCCGCTGCCAGACGCAAGATCTCCGGCAAGCGTTGTTTGATTTCTAGGTATGTAAGACCGTAGACATGATATGCCGGTGTCACCGGCCAACCGATGTATTCCACATCAATTGCATGCTCGATGGCGTTGGACACAATAATTGACTGCACATGTTGCGCAGTCTTAATGATTGACATGGCCATCATGGCTTGTTGACGGAGCAGGTGCTTGACGGCTTCGTCTTGGATGCAAATATTTTGTAATTCTTGATTGACGCGTGTTGGTGGTGAGCTGTTCTCAAAGTTTATGCCGATACGATGGCTGAGAACATATGATCCAGTGCAGATAGGTGATTTTTTGACTATGCTTTCATAGACTTCCGTTGCAGCGGTTTTGACAATAGCTTCAGCAGTTTGCGTTATTTCTTTTTTGGCTTGTTCGAACTGTATGCTTAACTGTTGTAAGGTTGTTGCAGCCATGTCCAAGGCGCCTTGTCTATTTCACATCGACCGCTGTCCAAAAAATCTTTGACGTATTGCGGCAGTTTGTAATCTTCCCGCCAGCATTCTTTTAGATAACGCTTGAAATCTTTTTGGATGACCGGATACATGAATCCATAGTGTTCACCGGCAATGTAGAAGAACTCCAGTGTGCTTTTACCGGTAATGTACGTTAGTTTGTACAACCGATCCAGATCATCCATTAACACTTATGTCCGCTTTGACCTGACATCCAAGAATTTTGGACACAAGATTAAGCAGTTTGCGCGCTACCCACATGCGCAGTTTAAATTCCCGGGTCAATCGAATACATACGTCAACTGTTAAGTTTGCGTTCAATTTTCGTAGCTTGTAGTCGATTTGTTTCATAACGTTTTTGTATCAGCTTTGGTAGACTGTAGCCTAAATTTCGCATCTTCAGCGCGATCTCAGCTGTTTCATGCAGCAGCTGCAGACGTCGTGCCGGACTCGCGACCAGCACTTTCAGCTCGATTTCTTTGTATCGATCTGCAAGTTGCATGGCGCGTGCCCGCGGGCTGATATCGATCACAGTCACTACGGCAACCTGATTTGAATTATATACATTGCAGCTGCCGGATCTTTGCTGAAATTCATTACCTGCCAATTTACCGAGCCGATAACGACAACATCGTTAAGTTTTGGTACAACCGCCAAGTCCAGTGCTGGGACCAGCAGTTTCTGATCGGTTGGCTGAATTACGACATTGTCGATTTCCTGGGACTGATACCGGACCAGCAAACCTGCAACACTATAGCTTGTATAGGATTCGCTAACCGCGCCGGTTGTAGTATTGTATGTTGCTGATCCGGAAGATTTGCTGCGATATGTAACCGTGGTCAACATATCGTCCAAAATATCGAAAGCTGCCTGCACGGCTGTTTGTACTGTCGTGCCGATACCCATTAAGAATAGTCTCCATATAAATCACGATAGATAGCTGAATCAGTTGCACTAAGCCCGCCACCGCCTGCACCGATTCGCTTGAGTGTGCGCGCAGCGCTGGTGGCTTTAACAGCATAGTAATTAATTATTGCCCACACGGATGCCGGAATGGTTTCCGTACGATCATGTTTGTCAAATTCGATTTCAATGACATCAGCTTTGAGCCGATGTATACCGGCGCTGTCAGGATCATCGGTACGATCGGACAGGATCAGGTATCCGGCAAATTCCGCCGTACCGTTCTTAAGCCAGATTGGTATGCTGTCCTGTGAAAATAAATAACCATCTCGATCAGTTACGCCGATTCTTGGAAATCGTAGCGCTTGGCTTTCGGAGGTTTTAACGCCTGTCCAATCAACACGTTCATCAAACAGGCGTGTGGCCCAGACGATTGCAGCATTCTTTGTCGCCGGCAGAGCATTGGTGATTGAGCTGGAGACGTTGACTTTGCTGTCCCAGTATGTATTGAATTCTGCCAGTGTGCAGTACGCATTGGCGTCAGATGCACCGGCAGTTGCAATTAATGTAATGGCCATAATTCAGTACCTCAAACGTCTTGGACTGTTAACCTAACGATGAACTCTCCATAACTTCCTTCAGCAGTTGTGACATGGCATATAATAAAATATGTTATGCCATCCGTACCGCCTTGGACATACGGCCGTATCGTGCTTCCAGAATATGTACACTTGACCGCATCAAGCAATGTTTCAGTCACAGTCGTTCCATTTTCATCTTTAGCCACGAAAGCAACAGCTGATATGGTTTCAGTCGATAACCAACTCGAGATGTCAATATCGATAAACCATTTTTCCCATGAGCCTTTATTTTGTGACAGCGTAAAAGTCTCGCTCATATGCGGACCTCGTAATCAGATCGCGTCAAAAGCGTGCGTCCGGTTGAGAACACCCACAATCGATAGCGATTTGTCATGCAACAATTAATGTATTCGCGCAATTTAATGCCGTCAGATCCTTGGCGTATAATTCCACGTCCGAACCGTTTCACGAACCTCTCGCCATTGGCATGATCGATCAGCACGTCGTGCCGAGGCAGGATGTTGATCGACGGGACAAATGAAAAGCGAACAATCGCATCCGCATTCACAGATTTCCATGTGTTTTCTTTGCCGTCTTCGTCATACTGTTTTATGACGACGCCGTCTGCAGTCTCGAGCTCCCATGCATAGACTGTGTTAGGCTTCAACATACCAGAAATCTCCGAACGTTTTGATAGTCTTATCAGCGAAATATTCGTCGACTGCTTGCTTGACGCCAGGCCATGAATAGTCATGGCCGATAATTAATTGCTTCGTGATAGGTCCCCACATTTGCAAGTCCGCCTTGCAGCCTTCGTAACTATGGTCACCATCTATGAAGACCATATCGATTTCGCTGTTCGCAAAAATTTTAAACGCATCTTGGCTGTCCATCTCAAGCAACCGCAGATTATTGAACATGCCGACATTATCGAGAAACGCCTGCTTGATTTTATCCGGATGCTTGGCTTCGATATGTGCAGCCTGACGTTCGTCAAGCGACCCCATGAAATGATCGACAGCATACACAGTGCCTTGCCTGCATCCAGACAGCAGCGCGTGCGTGGAGCGGCCTTTCCAGACACCGATTTCGACGATTATCTTCATCTGCTTGGCTTTTTTGTACAGCCAATCTAATTCCGGTCCGGTCATCCAGCCCGGAATATCATTGCAATAATGCGTGTCACGCGCAATTTCATTCAAATGCGTTGACAAACTGACAATATGACTGCCGACATGCCCAAGCTCGATTGTCGGATCTGCCCATATTTCTATGCCAGCCAAATTACAACGATGACAAAAACTCAAGTCTTCACCGAGTTGCTCGTGATTAGGCATGGTCCAGTGATTAAACGGATATCCGTATTGCTCTACCATGCTTAAACTCAATACTTGACTGATCAAATCTTTGCGCAGCAGCATGTATCCGGTAGCCAGGCCTGCCACTTGGAACGGATGATCTGGAATATCATGTGACTTGATACCGGCAAAGGCATTATGCGCCATATTGTCAGACAGATCTTCCGAGAATACCAATGGCCGGTATTGGGTATCTGATCTGGCATAGTAAATCCCACCGGCTACAGGCTTGTCCAGTGCGATCAATTTCATGATGCCGTTTTCTGGCGATACGATATCGGCATCGATAAACATCAGATAATCACACTGTTGTTCTTTGGCCTGCTGTATAATGTAATTTCGCTGGCTTGACAGCAGCGCCCCGCGCCGATAGAACGTATTGACCTGGTACCCATTTTCAGCCATGTGGATGCATGCTGTTGATAGCGATGTCACGAACTGGCTGTCGACCTGACTGTAATGTGGAATACCCACCAAGAGCTTCTTGTTCATACGTTCCATTCTTACCGAGAGTAAGAATTTTGTCAATAATTATTGATCAAGTTTCGTCATAACTGAAGGTCAATGTCTCGGCTGACAATGTTCCCGGGTTAGCCGTGCTGGCTACACCCATCTGCAAGCGCAGGAAGTCGCCTTTATACCCGGTCCCGGTATATGGTCCGGCGTTGTAGGTAGCCAGATTAATAGAACTTCCAGCCGTAGCTCCAAACACATCAGCGCCGGATATATCCGCATCTGTCTGAGTCTGGAAACTTGTGTGAGTATCGTAATCAACGGATACGCCAGTACCGAATCCACTGGATCCGTCTGTATACGCCGCCAAATTTTGGATATCCACACTGGGGGCGGAGTTAAAGTAAAACCGAAGCTGCTTGGTATAACTCCAGTCCTCGCCTCCTGCAGGGATCTGCAGCCGGTTGCTGGTGTCCACCGTGGTTTCATTGGCTGACTTGAAGCGCACGGTACCGGAGGTCTTGTCGACTCCGGTGTTAGTGTCTGTGACTTCATGAATCTGTACATCTGCGGCCATGAGTATAATCTCCCACTTAATTTGGATGAATCACGGCAGCGCAGCATTGCAATCTAACCGCATTCAATTTGAATTATATGACGACAGCAAACTGTGCATGCCTGCTGTCATTTAAGTTGACGTTGCCGTCAAGCCAGGTCGTGTTATTGTTGCCGTAAAACCAGGCAATTCTATAGCTGCTGTGGCACTTGGCCTGCTAATGGACGCTGTCAGACTTTCTTTGGCTTTTGTCCATGCCAGGCTTAAGACAGTAATTGCGTCAAGCAAGGTCGTAATTCTGGATGTGACCTGTGCCGTAATAGCATCGAGTCCAATGAATTTGCTGAGTGTGCCGTACGCTATGGCATCCAATGCCGTGGTCTTAATTCGGCCATTATAAAGGCTAGCATCGATTGCCACGGTCTTGGTTAGACCTGTTTTATTAAGCAGGCTGTCTATGCCTGTTACAACTGTCATGGCTTTTCTCAGCGCAGCGTCGATCATGGTGTTGATGGTGTTAACCACATACAGGTGCGCATCCAACTGCATGGTGTTGATGATTTGAGACTGCTGCAGCATGGCATCGAATGCCAAATCTTTGGTGACCTGCCCGATTAACAGCGCTTCGATCAGAGCCGAAATTGTTTTCGAGCCTGTATCAGACAGGATTGCGTCCAGAGAAGCCGTGATGGTTAGGCTTTTGTTGAGCAGCGCGTTCAGATCAACTGTGGCAATGACATTATTGGCGTTTAGCAGCGTATCGAGACTGACTGTGCGTGCATTCATTTTAAATAACACCGCATCGATGTCGGATGTCACGGTTAATCCAACTGCATGTAGCAGTGCGTCGATGTTGGACTCCGCAGTTAACCCGAGTTTATTCAACAGCGCGTCTAAGCTGGCGGTTGTTGCCATGCCGGCTTTGTTCAGCAGCGCGTCTATACTGGACTCTACGGTTAGACCGCTATTTTGCAGGATCGCATCGATTGCAGCAGTTTTGGTTAAGCCTAGTTTGTTAAGCAGTGCGTCGATTGAGCTTTGCACGTAACCGGCTGCCACTTCGTATAGCACGGCATCAAGGCTGTTGGTGATAGTCATACCGGCTTGATTGAGCAGTGCGTCGATTGACAGGCTGGTGGTAATGCCGACTTTGTTTAGCAGTGCATCGATGCTGTTGGTAATCGTCGTGCCGGACTTGTTTAACAGTGCGTCCACATCGGTTGTAGTTGTGATCAGCTGCTTGAGCAGCGCGTCCAGAGACAGTGTGATCGGGATCGAGCCTTGCAGGTAAGCATCGAATGACAGTGTCGATGTAAGTGTCTTCTTGAGCAGTGCATTCAGGTCAACTGTCTGAGTATATGCAGCTGCTGATATCAGTATTGCATCTAAATCGACAGTTTTGGTTGACCCGACTTTATTAAGCAGCGCGTCCAGATCTGGTGTTTTGCTGTAAAGTTTGGACAGGATCGCATCGGCATCTGGCGTTTTGAGATTGCCGGCTTTGTTAAGCAACCCATCGATATAAGACGTCTTGAGATTGCCAGTCTTATTAAGCAGCGCATCGATATCCGGTGTCTTGAGGCTGCCGACTTTGTTAAGCAGCGCATCCAGATCCGGTGTCTTGCTGTAAGTCTTAGACAGGATTGCATCGGCATCTGTCGTCTTCAGATTGCCAGTCTTGTTGAGCAGCCCGTCGACATCTGGTGTTTTTAGGTTGCCGGTTTTGTTAAGCAGCCCGTCAATCTTCGGTGTTAGCGTGTATGTTGTAGCCTGAGTAGCCGTGAAAACTTGCGGGTATGTGTTGGCGCCGTAGGTCGCAGATGGCGGTGCCAGGACTGTAGCGGCATAGATCCGAAAGTAGTATGTTGTAGCTTGTGTGACATTCGCCGAGACCGGCACGATAGCGAAGTCTTCTTCATTGACATCGTTTTTGCCAAACTGTGTTGCGTATGTACCGCTTTCACGATACACACCGCCGTCCAAGGCAGCATCTGCGACTTTAGCGCCGGCTACTGTATTGCCTTCCGTGGCTTGTCCATTGGCATAATTAAAATGCGCTGACGGTCCCAATGAGAACCAGTCGGATTGGTTTAGTGAATACTCCAGATACCAGACCGCAGCTGTGCTGTTGGCTCCACCGGTTTCGACCAGCTCAACACGCAGCCTGATAATACTGGTGTTGTCTGCCAATATTGGCTTGGCGTTTTCGCCGGTCAGCGGAGTCGTGGGCTCAACAGCGTCGTTAGCGTACCAGCGCCAATCGCCTTGTACGGGTATGTAAGATGATGGCATTTAGATATCTTCGTAATGAAAACCGCAGCCATCCGGCTGCTCATCTTCCGGCATGGGCCATAACGCGCATGCCAACGGCCGTTGTGAATAGATTGCGCAGCGGTATGCTACGACGTTGTCAATGGTTTCATAGACCAGATGCTTGCAGTTCGATCTTTGGCAACATTGTCCGCAACGGTGACAAGATCCTGTGCGCCGTTTGCTGTCGACATACCGGACACTAATGTTAAACACGCCGTCGTATTCGCATATGAGCTGTTTCATGAATCGCTTTCTTCAAGCATGATAATGATGTCGGCAGCCAGGTAGTTGATTGCTCCCAACAACTCGCGGATTGCAGCTGGATTATTCATTCTGGCCGACTCTTTGATTTTTTTGGAGGCCTGCCCGCGGGTAAATCCATGCCCGAATATACGTACGTACTCGCAGATATCCTGTTGTTCAAACGGCTGGTCTTCCACGAATACATGCCGTTCTTTGCCTTTACCGTTAGCAGCTTGGTCGAGCGCCATGTCAAGGACTTTTTTCAGTGATGCATATGGATCCTGATTGAAGTCCGGATTAAAGTCCGGTAGAGCACTTGGAATGATCATGATAAGCTTTCTATGTAAGTAAGATATTATTCAATTACGTCAACTAGTCCCCAAACTCTGGCTTGATCCGCATCGAACCAAGTTGTTTTGGTTTCCAGTGCTTCCCACTGGTCTTTCGACAATTTGGAATTTTGTACCAATTTGCCGATATAGCGGTCGCGTAGCAGTCCCATCAGCTCGTTCTGCGACCGGATATCCGAGGCGGTTTCACGTCCCGGCCATTTCCACAGAGCAGCTTCGTGCACCATGAAAATCGTTCCGGGTGCGGCCAGGCGATTGTTGCATACAGCAAATACCGGAACTGCTGCGCTGGCGATAATGCCGGACGCATGGGCCGTGACACGAAATCCCTTACGCTGTGCACGTTCTATTTCGTCGGCTAATGCCAACCCTGAAAACGCATCGCCTCCAGATGAATTGATAAATAAATTGATATCCCGAATGTCAGTCATGTGATACAGATAGCATAAATCGTTCCATAGACGCGTTACGTCAGCAACCGACAACCCGGAAAAAATCTTGACAAAGGCTTGATCCTTGGCGATGAAAGACAGTTGAGACAAAGACCCTTCCGGATTGGGAACCTCCATTGATTTGTTGATTTTTTGACTTCCGCTATCAGTGGAACTGACTTCAACATTGGCAGGTTCGCTGGCTTGGACCTTGACGATGACTTCTTGCGGTTGACGTTTTTGAATCGGAACAGTTGCCGCACATCCCACAAATAGACACAATGCACCGATAAAGATAATGAGTTGTTTCATGACGCCTTGCCTTTCATAGTTTGATGTTATTTTATAGTTACTCCGTTAAATAGTACACCCGAGCTTGCTGAGTCCCACCACTCGCATGCTCCAGTATCGATAGTGTGCCATGGTTCTTTACCGTAATAATCGGTTTGCCCCGAGATTCCGGTTGGGGTTCCAGCGTCAACGCTTGGATCGGTGGATGAATCGGAGCAGTAGTTCGAGTCAAGAGAAGGATTGGCGGATGCCTCGTCTGATACTATAATTTCAGCGGCACTTTCTCCGTTCCACGCGCTTATGGAAGTATAGTCCACAGAATTTGATGTCCATTTGGGGCTGGCCATTCCATAATACAAATTGTGGTTGAACGTATTCGCCCCTCCGTCGCCAGCATCAGCATCCACAAAGACGTAGTAATCCATCTTGTCGCCCCAGATGATATTATTTATGATGGTATTACTATCGGTCCCCGCGTCTGCGACCCTGATGCCATAGTCATCGTATCCAACACGTCTATCAACTGTATAGATGATTGTATTATTTGCAATTATATTCGATGCATCCCGCAAATGAATTCCTGATACAGACGGGTTTTTAATTATATTTCCGTATACATTAAAATTCTGCGAATTAATGGTCAAACCATATCCATTGCCGACATGATCTACTACAGCACCTGGATTTTCAACATAATTCCTTGCAACCTCTCCTGACGTGGCATAAATCACAGATATTCCGCCTTCGCCGGAATTCACGACGCTGTTATCGGTTATATTTACCGTCCCGCCTTCTGTTTCTGATGCAGTCACAACTATTCCAAGATCACCGTAGCCTCCACTGCAAATATTTATTGTGTTATTTGTTACGGACACTGTCGGTGCTACGGTATTGGGACTAAGATCAAGATCGATGCAATCAGTACTATATGCAGGACAACTGCTGCCTTCCGTTGATATAGTGTTATTATTAACAGATATGGAAGTTATATTGCCTACTGACCATCCTTTAATAACGTAATTGTTTCCCCAATCTCCAACAAAAGTATTGTTGTCTATTACTGCTGTGCCAGAATAGACAATAGCCATATTTCCATTATTGGTGAATGTGCTGTTCTTTAATTGATGCCCAGTTCCATAAAACATTACTCCGTTATTTGTGTTTCCGGAAAATTCACACCCATCTATCACTACGTTTTCATGGGCAGCGTTCGAAAGGGAGACGGCGTAGTTTGTAGAATTCTTTATTGCACAGTCATTTAGTTCAAAATCATTTACCGGATCGACTGAAGCCGCGAACACCAGTGCCTGAGTGTTTGTCTTATTATTCGCATCGAACTCAATACCTTCGATATGCCAATAATCGCAACTGTTGAACGTAATAAAAGTTGTTCGGTCTGTGCTTAGTTTCAGAATGGGACGTGCGCCAGATCCATATGTAGTAACAGTAATGGGATTTAGTGCTGTCCCGTCTTTATCCACATAAGCGTCGTAATCTTCAGTGAAGGTATCTCCCTTGTTGACATGAAGTTTATCCCCAGCACTTAATGCGTCAAATGCGTTGTGGAAATTGTTCCAGGCATATCCGGCACCTTCTCCGCAGAGCTGTCCTGTGCCGTCACCATTGCTAGCGCAATATCGGAGATAATAAAGTGCCTGCCATTCGCAAGCACCAATATCAATAGTGTTTACAATCGGATTTTCATAGTAATCTGTCTGTCCACTGATTCCCGTTGGAGTGCCAGCATCAACACCGGGATCGGTGGGGGAGTCTGGGCAATAACCGGAAAGGGATGGATTGCTTAGAAATGAGTTGGTGGTATCTTGGCTGCTTGCAGATTGCCACTCTGACAAATCGTCTATGTCAGTAGTCGCGCCCCAGGTCCAGTTATCGTCTCCATCTCCTCCGTAATAACCATTGGCATTGATGTTTCCTGCAGATGGCTGATGATTTGCGGAAGCTGCCGAAACGTATTGAGCATCTAAATCGCTGTCGTCTAAATAGACGATATTGTTTTTCGCAACCGTACTTGAACTTCCGTAAGATTCAAATTTAATTCCAACTTCGTATATGTTGATTAGAAGATTATTATATATCGACACCGCTCCAACATAGTAAGTTCCATTTTGTCCATATAAATCAAAGCCATTCGGTGCGCCATCCACTACGTTATTATGGAAGACGTTACCACTCATAATATCGCGGCCATTATCTAAATCATAACAATACAGAACAAACCCTGCTTTCCGTGACGAAGCGGCTGCTTCAATCACGCTGGCTTTGTTTCTTCTCCAGATTCCATTTGTCCCACCAACTATCCAGAATCCACTTTTGCGAGCGTTAATAACCGTGTTGTCTTCTACAACCACTCCGGTTTGTGCAGCATCCAGGTCCGTAACGATCCCCGTATCACCACAATTTCCCGTAATGTTCACAGTGTTATTTTTGACGGTAAAACTTGTTGACGGCGTCTGCGAGACATTAAAAGATACTTCAATACCGTCGCAGTTCCCGTTAGGGCTTGACAGGTCGTTATCATCTAAGACAATTCCATTCCCGTATACCTGCGTCAGGTGGATGCCGTACCCACTGCAATCATAGCATGAATCATCTTGCGGATCAGTTGTTGTCGCACTTCCGGTTATTGGGTCCGTAATTGTTTCAGCGTTATCGAATTCACCAGATTGACTTTTTAGATATAACGTCCCCGATGTTCCGTTATCTACCTGCGCTACTATCGTAGCACTTGCTCCGGAAGAACTTCCGGTTACGGTTTGACCAACCGTAAAGTTTCCATTAGGTTCTTCCGCTTGCAATTCAAAAGCTAAAGACGAATACCAGCCCCATCCCGTAATTGTGTTTCCAATGACTGTGGTATTCGGGACGTTGCCACTTAATACAATGCCTTTGCCGCAATCCGTGGCAATATTGTTGCTGACTGTGGCACTGCTTGCCATATTTTGAAGACGCGCACCCTGCAAGCAATTCGTGAACTGGTTATCGTCTATCAGGTTTGTGCCGCCCCCTGTGGCTGTAATTGCCAGAGCGTAGGCATACCCGACATAGAAATTCTGAAACGTACAACTCTGGACCGTAACATTGCTGGTCGTTCCAGTTATAATCAGGCCCTGTCCATTTCCGCCGGTTATACCCGATCCATCAAACGTGACATTATCCCAAATCGTGGTGGTTCTGTTTGTAACTTGAGCCGTATAATTAATGCTTCCAACTCCACTGATCTGCCCATTTTGCCATTTTTGATTATTAGCCTGGACGGTCAAGATAGAATCGGCATCAAGTTCTACTCCAGAATAGGTACAATCACATAGATCAAAAACATTATCTGCCCCGAGTGTTGAGGATACTGCTTCTAAATCGGTCGCTCCAGTCCACGAACCTTCGTAAGAGCATGACGTGCTGTTATACTCAACGTTGCTTGCGCCGTCGCGGATATAGTATGTCGCTCCCCACCCATTAGCGGCAAATAGCAGGATACCTAATATGTAGATATATTTTCTCAATTACTCGTAACTCCTGTTCGATATATACCGGTCATGGTTGCAGGAATTGGAGGTTCACCGTCTCCTGGGTTTCCTTCAATGACTCCTTCTATCGCAGCATTGAGCAAGTCTATATCTGCGCCCAAGTCCTCGCTATCCGTTCCAGCGTTCAGATAGGGACTACCACTGTCTAAATGGTAATCACCACTGCCATCCGCCTGATAATTCACAAATTGAATTGCAGCGACATTTTCTGGTGTTGTAACTCCTTGTGATGGATAACCCGATGCAGGCCATCCAACAGCGGCATTTTTTGTGCATGACCAACCAGAATCCTGGCCACCGGGATAGGCAGCGTTCAGTGAAGCAGTCCCAGCAACCGAACCGTCTGCTTTGATCCCGTACGTACCCATATCTACGGTAATGTTATTAATAAAATCAAAACCATCAGCGCTGCTCTCATAAAGATACACCAAACGATTGCCGACATCATTGATGACCGTATTATGGTTTACGATTGTATCATTCACAGTCAGATTTTGTAAAAATATTCCGTTGCCGAGTGAGGTATTAATCATAAAAAGATTGTCGTGAAAATTAACACGTTCCATCGCTACCGACGTATACGCGCCGGCCTTTGGTGTTATGTTAATTCCAAAACTCACATTAAGAATCTTGTTATATCGTATTGTCCAATCAGCAGATTCGGCCCAGTTATTGTTTCCTCCTTGATTTTCGCTTTTAAGGCGTATCGCATTATCCTGCACGTCAGCCCAGCAATTCTGGATGACGTTTCCTTCCACCAAGACCCTCTTGGCCATTTTGCTTTCAATGACATTTACGCAATTCCAGTGCGCTCCATCCCACGACAGACGCTTGAATAAATAATTTTTTGTTATCGTAATATCAGATGGAATCAAGTCTGAGGCTTGGTTATCGGCTCCACCAAAAAAGATATTCATGCCACAAGCCTCAATAAAATTATTATAGATCAAAATCGGTCCGGATGTATTATATGCCCACACGCCCTGATTATCCACATCCGCTTTGATATTATCTATATAGCAGTTTATAACCGCTCCATAGGACACATCGAAACCCAAAGCTCGGGTTGTATAATACTCCTCATCAAGAGCGTGAAAATAGCATCTATCTATTGTTATATAGGTAGATTGGTTCGAAGAAGTTGTATTATTAAAACCCATCCACACCAGACTTGAATGGGATGAACTTCCTGGGGGCATAAAAGCGATACCTACTAATCGGTAGTGGTGTGAATTTAGGGCAGAAGTCATGCATTTATACCCAGAGCTTCCGGAAGTTGGTTTTATGGTTGGCATATTAGACACATCGGAAGGGGAAACCCGTACTCCTTCTCCCGGCAAACTCGCAAGAGCGCTCGATATTATGTAGATCCATCCTGAACCAGAACTTTTGTTTGGCAGAACATAGCCATTGTCAGATGCTGGCGCTGTATAGCTCGATCCGGCTGTCAGAATTATAACATCATTTAATTCCGAATTTGTCAGAGCATATAAAAAACTGCACCCCGTTCTATTGCCTTCTCCGGTGCCAGGCACACTACTACTTGACGTATTAGAGGCTGTCCAGGTGTTTCCAGTGGGCAATGAATATGTTGTATTCACTTCCAATTGCGGAAGTGTTGCAGAAGTCGCTGTTGCAGCACTGGATATACTTGGAAAGACTAATACAATTATAAAAAGTAATGTATAGATATATTTTCTCAATTACTCGTAACTCCTGTTCGATATATACCGGTCATGGTTGCAGGAGTTGGAGGTTCACCACTTGTATATTCGTATGCTCCGATATCTGGATTGGAACCCACGAGTAATATTGTGTCGTAATCATTGAACGAGGCATAGAGGGTCACTGCCGCACCGTTGGACCACGCGCTGAGGGAAGTATCTAATGACAGGGTTCCGGCCGGTTCGGTGCCGTAGCTTATTCCGGTGATCTTCGCTGTTTCTATTCCACTATTTGTTATCACCGCAATTTTGTCACCGACCCCATAAGAGGTGCCGAACTTAGAGTTCCACTCAGTCGCCCAATATGAATACCAGAAAAATCGAGCATCAGCTACCGCAATGCTCGATCCGGATGATGCACTCGTCGCGGTCGTTAGCCATCTTCCGGCATTTATCAAACAAGAGGAAGATTGTAGCGTAAAATCTGGAGCATCGGGGTCAGTATCAGGATCTACAAATTTAGGATCGAGTCCCGAACATCCAGTTGAATTGTGAATGTTCTGGCTCCATGCTGATGGATAACTACTTTCTACTGATGCCACCGTGACCATTTCATTCGCATTTATAATTGCTCCGCCGTCCTGCCATCCACTACTATACCCCATAAAGAAATTATTTTTAAACTCGCTCTCTCCGAGACTATCGGGATAATGCAATGTAACCTCTCCAGCATCCCAATCGTCTCCATAGTGTTGTGAGTTTTTGGCCCATACGTTATTATAAAATTTGTGGTAAATAGTTATATTGTTATTCCAAAAATGTAGGCCTGCTTGGTCATTGTACCAAAATATGTTATTATACCACCTGTTGGATTCTCCTGTGTATTGATCACAGCCATAAGATCCGTTATCACTTCCCCCATAAAAATCCTGTGAGCAGTGATGGCCGACATTGTAGCGAATAACATCATGAGACGATCCATAAATTAATATTGGAGATTTTTGATGGTTTACCGGACCCTGGTTCATTCCAGTACCGATATTTCGTTCAACCAGAGTTTCATCGGCTTCTATGCTACTCAGATAGCCAATGCCATAACTCACATTATTGGCTATCACCTCATTATTAATTCCCGCGCTGCCACTCCCATATATACTGATATTGTCGTGACAGCCTTTTGATAAAGTGTTATTTGATATGCGCGAATATCTGCCAAACACTGATATGCCATAGCCAGTGTATCCATCTACGTCGCAGATCCCAACACCTTCCACTTCGTTGTCGTGAACATATGAATAGTCCCCAAAGATGCAGATGGCAGATTGTACCCATGTAAATGACCAACTATCATTTACACCAATAACCGCACAGTTTTTTATCTCTATATAATCTCCATTGCCATTGGCGTAAATTCCATAACCAGTTTTGTTTGTACCAGTAGGTCTAAGTTCAATTCCGTCTATTACCCAATATGCGTTCTGGATATTAAATACTCCATCATATGTCCCGCCAGTACTCATGGTCCTAAATATAGGAGGGCCATAGGTTTCGGTTTGCCATGCTTGGATCGTTATTCTATTGACGGCGGTTCCGCTTGCAGCCGAAGTAAATTTATCAGTAGTATCGGTATATACCCCACCCCTTACATGCAGCGTTTCCCCTGCACTGAGAAGCGAATCCACATAACCGAGCGTCAGACACGGATTCGCAGAATTTTGGCAATCGTTTTCAGTATCCGTGCCGATCGGAGACATGTATATGTCATTCTGCGCGAAAACGCGTAGTGACAATAGTAGAAAAATTAGAAAGATAAAAATTATGATTTTTTTCATTGCAAGGTATACAAGGTAAATTGAGCATCACGATCTTGGTCTACACCACCGTAAAATGCGTCGTACGCTGTGGTAGCATAGCAAGTCGTGGTTAGCGTTGAGTTCCAAAGCAATTCGGCTGGGCTTGCAAATGCCGTTACTAAATGGATGAAATAATTTCCGCTTGGGTCCGGATATTCGTGTCCCGTTGTATTATCCCAAGTAAAGACTTTTTCTGTGCAAGGACTTCCGTTGCTTACATCTATATCATTGCTATTTCCTCCATATTTAGTCCCTGTCGCGTTAATATCGGACCATATTTCTATGTGAGTAGTTATCGTTGATTCGTAGTAGCTTGCGAGCCAATAAGTAATTTTACAAATTTGTATGGCACTTGCGTTGTTTATTGCCTGTCCCTTTGGTAATGCACCGCCTCGTTCTCCGCTTGATCCACAACCCGACGCATCGATGAGTAGGGTACAGGTTAGCTCTGGTTCTCCGCCAGGGGGAGGACCTGTTATCAGAATAAACGCAGCAGCGTTCGGGGTTAATGCTGGCAGCTTGTCGGGTGGAGGACTGTAGCCAAGCGCAAACCCGGTTATCGCACAGACAAAATAGAATATTAAGATTTTCTTTAGCATTACGGCACCTCAATCGTAATGACGGTCGGTTTGGTAGGTCGGATATACATAACCGATGGCAAGGTGTCAGCTGGAGGGCTATACGGTGTGCCATCTCGCGTCCACAGCAAACGATTTGATCTTTCGCTTTCACCGTAACTGTTATAGGCGGTCATTTCAAAAGAGTATTCAACGCCCTGCGCAAAGTACTGCTCTGCCATTGCCATTGTTCTTTCCGTTCCGACGTTTATCGTCTTGTTGTAAACCGTTGTCGGCTGATTTGTCTGCCAGAAGTATAGCGTGAAACCGGCTACGTTTTGGCCATCGTGGTCCCAAGTAAAGGTTACGTCCGCTGCCTGCGCCGTAAATGTGCAAGCGATGATTGCCAATGTAATAAGTAGTTTTTTCATGTTTAATCATCCTCATCCATGTCGTCAATCTTATACATAATTTTGATGCCTGTGACTTCTACATCGTTGGTGTCTGTATCTGTATCAGCATTCCTGTTTACGTAGACAAGCAAAGTATCACCGCCTGCTCCGCTAAGTGCTTCATCGATTGTGATTTCTGTGTAATATGTATCATATTGCGACTCTGATGCTCCGAAGGTAGTAGTCGCTGAGTCGGCAGTTGTCCATGTATTGTCTACTTGATCCCCATTCCCACGGGCTTGAAGCTTGGCCTGGAAAATAACGGTTTGCGTATTCGTTCCAGCTGTTGTTGCAATCCAATGGACACCTACCTTCATTGCACTAGCTGTCCCGCCTTCCCAGTTTTCGGGCATCGGGATGGCGATTTCCATCGTTCCATCAGTAGCTCCGTCACATGTGCATGCGTAGAGATTGGGTCCGCTATTGATTTGATGTGCTGCCGGATCTTCGCAATTCGTGCCGTCTGCAATCAAAGCACCGGCTGAAACGGCAATTGACCTCCAAGATTTTTGGGTTGCAAGCACACTATCTATGGCAGTCGTCAGCAGCGTTGGGTTATAGTTGGTGTCGTCCGCATAAAGAATATATCCGGCAGTGTTTGTATTCATATACAAATCATCGCCAGATATTCTAAAATCATTGTTTAGGGTTAGTATATTTTCTCCGTTGTTTACTTGGAGTATGGAAGTAGTATCGTCCGCAGAATCTGAAATACTTAAGGTTGCGCCGTTATGAAGCGCAAGATCGATTGCCAAGCTTGCGCTGCCAAGATGGATATCATTCAAATCTCCAAGAGCCGTCATTGTCATGTATGCTTGATAAGTCGGCGTGTCTGCAGATCTGAGGTAGAATGTTAACGTACCTTCATCACTATCGTTATTCCCAATAAGATAAGCTCCGATATCGTTTCCTTGATCACTGTCTTTGAAGTTAACTGTCGGTGTTGCTCCGATAATATCAATATCCATCGTAAAATCCGGAGACGTCCCGAAGACCAATGCTCCCGTTCCAGTTTCTCCGGTAACAGCGGAAGCCAGATTAGCGCTGGACGGAGTACCCAGCCAAGTAGCGACACCACTTCCAAGCGACGTTAGACCCGTACCGCCTTTGGTATCTGGGAGCGCTGAAGTCAAGGCCGAAGCGAGATTTGCGCCAGATGGCGTACCAAGCCAGGTGGCAACACCAGTACCCAACGCTGCAAGCCCGGTTCCACCTTGGGCAGCTGTCAGTGGAGTCGTTAGTCCACTTAGTGCTCCCCCAGTTAACGTTGCCGTACCGTCCGATATGCTGGCTACCACCATGGCTTTGCTGCTTTCCCAGCGATCATCGCTTTCATCGAATCGCAGTACTTCGGTATTTTCAGATCCGTTTTGAATGACCTCAAATATCAAGTCGCCGTTCTCTTCTGTTTCAATTCCATCTATATATGCACCACGAATCCAGGCTACACTTTTATCGGTTCCGGGACAATTCGAATCTTTGAACTCAATATTCGGATCTGTGGATGCTGCCTGATCCATTGAACCTGCAGCATATGTGTTGCCGTCATCATCTACATAGAATTTTGAAGCGCTTGTTTTTTGCAAATCCATCAGATACGACGTTCCCGGGCTGGCTGTATCGGTTTTGTTGATGAGCAAACCCGTGTCGTTACCAGAGGTGGCTTTGTTGACAGTATACGCAAATGAGAACGCAGTTTCGTCACCCGTTGCTGCGTTTAGGGTTTTACTGAATGATTTACTGTCAAGTGTTTGCGTTGTAACCAGGTCAACTATCTGACCATTAGCCGAGATATCTGCGAGTTGTGCGTAGTGACTTCCGTTGGTATCGTAAAGCCGATCGATATGTCCGCTGGAGTTGACATCAGCTGCTGCAACTTTTTCAAAACTCGAGCCGTTGGGAATTTTGTCCAACGACATCACAACTTTTTTCTTGGCGTTGGATGCCGCGGCATCGTCGATAACCAGCCAGTCGGATGTGGTTGGTGTAGCTTTTTCGGTGAGTCCGGATATAGACGCAGTAATCCCAGTTACATCTGCGGCAACCAGGGCTCTAAATGTTGGAACTGCAGCACCGCCAGATACGGGTCCTGCGAATACGTAATTAGCAGTTTGGGTGTCCAGACCGAGTTCCTGGGTAGTTATAGATAACAGGGTTTCCGCATTGGAATCCAGCGTGGCAGCCGCGTGTCCGCCAGCTGCTTCGACGGCGGTTTCCAATTCTTGCAAAGCTGATTTAATTGTTGCTGAACCATCTGTAATAGTATCGCCGGTAAATGTTCCAAGATGTGTTGATCCCTCTGCTACACCGGACAAAGTGATCAGATCATCTATGCTGAGCAGCGCCTGCGATTCAACAACGCTCATAGCGGCAATACCGCCCGAGGCTTTGCGGCCGACGAAGGTGGATGCTCCGACAGTCAGAGGCGCTGGTGTGTCATCGGTATCGGCGTACAAGATGGTGTAAGCATTATAATCAGTTTCCATGACTGCACCGGCTGCATTGACGTTGGTTGAATTGGTGGCATCAGCGCCGTCAGCAACGTTGAGCAGTGTACGTACCTCTGTAGCGGTCAGTGCCGTGATATTGCCGGACGTGATGCGTCCGACCAGAGTCTGCTCAGCGACTGCCACGGCTGCCGGTGTGTCGTCTGCCGTAGCGGCTAGAATGGTATTGGCATCATAGGTAGATAGATTGAGCTTGAATGCCAGCTGATCAAAGACTTTATCAGCACTCCAGTATTTGGTCGTATCGTTATCTCCGGCCGTATCATCCAAAGCGCCCCAGTGCTGATCGCCGTCGACATCTAATGTAACTGTGCGGCTACCGCTGAAATCAAACGCGTATGTAAAGCTGCCGGTCCCGTCGCCATCAGCCCAAGTGATGCCTTCAGCGATTGACCCAGTTGTAAGTTTACCGGCATCGTCTACCGCGAATTTACTGACGGTGGCTGCCTGCAGATCCATAAGCAAAGACGTGCCTGGCGCACCGCTGCCGGACTCAGTCTTGTTGACTACCAGACCAGTATCGTTTCCGGAGGTGGCTTTGTTGACATCGTAATTGATGACCACGGCAACTTCATCTCCGGTACCATTATTGATGACAATAGCTGCTGTGGTTGAAACTTTGCCGTCGCCGTCTTCGGCAAGATTGGCTGTGCTGATCACACCGGCTGCTGTGGTTTTAACGAGACCCGCCGTGGATAGATCGAGTTTGTCCGGGAGTTTGTCTTCATCTGTATCGAATACGTTGAAGATGTCATGGAAATCATCTCGTGATAAGGTATGGGTCGTGTCATTATCGTATGTTCCAGGATAATCTTCATCGACGACTTCTACGGTAGCACCGGTTGGCCAGTTGGTGTTGATGGCTGCGAACAGTTTGTTGATCGTATCGTCTGACGCATTGTTTGAAAAATTTGGATAGCTGGATCCATTTGTAATACCGATATCAGTGGCTGCTCCCACAGCGACTAACTTGTCGCGTACAGCGTTCTTGGACGGTGCGATAGTAGTTACGGTGTCCCAACTTGTGGCATTCCAAGCCGTATCACTAACTTTAGCATCTACAGCACTGGTGCTGTAAAAATCGGTTCCAGCTTCCAGATCGAGTAAACCGCGAATGGCAGCGTAGTCCGCTGCACCCAACAGTGATTGGACGTTAGCTGACGGCGTGATCCCGGCAAATGTCTGCAAGTCTGCGTCGAGATCAGACGTAGCCGTGTAATATCCCATCAGTGTTTTCATGGCAGCGTAGTCCGCTGCACCCAACAGTGATTGGACATTGGCAGATGGTGTGATCCCGGCAAATGTCTGCAGGTCTGCGTCGAGATCAGACGTGGCCGTGTAATATCCCATCAGAGTTTTCATGGCAGCGTATTAGCTGACGGTGTGATCCCGGCAAATGTCTGCAGATCTGTATCGAGCAGGGCATTGTCGATTAAGTTGTCATCAACAGTATCACCATTCAGTCTGTCTGGGTCGATATTGTCAGAAGTTGCAGATTCATATACACCACTGTGATTATGATCGTCGATAGTATCTAGTGCTGATTGCACGGTAGTATTGGATCCAGACAGAATTCCGTTGAAACTTCCGGTTGACGTTGCTACTTCAGTTGCAGTTTGATCGTCTGTTGACCCGGGAAGGTTTCCAATTTGGACCCGTTTTTTACCATACGATGCAGCTGAGTCTTCAACAATTAATTCGTCAGTATTAACAGGACTTGCTTTTTCTGTAACGGCATGAATTTCACCGGATACATTGTCGTGTATAGCAGCTGCATCGGTACCTGTGCCGGCAGGAAGATTACCCAGTTGAGCTTTCTTTTTAGCACCGGAAGATTCGCTGTCTTCAATTAATACCCAGTCTCCGGATACTGGTGAAGCTTTTTCACTGGTTCCCGACAATTCGTTTGAAGTGCTGATATGCCAAGCTGCTGTGTCAGTATGCACCAAATCAGTGATATCTGACTGTGCAATTGCAAGCAGTGTTTTCATGGCAGCGTAGTCCGCTGCACCCAACAGTGATTGGACATTGGCAGATGGTGTGATCCCGGCAAATGTCTGCAGGTCTGCGTCGAGATCAGACGTGGCCGTGTAATATCCCATCAGAGTTTTCATGGCAGCGTACTGCACCCAACAGTGATTGGACGTTAGCTGACGGTGTGATCCCGGCAAATGTCTGCAGATCTGTATCGAGCAGGGCATTGTCGATTAAGTTGTCATCAACAGTATCACCATTCA